TGTAGTCTTTCTATTGTTCTAGCAAAAGGTTTAGAATATAATGGTATTGAAGATGTGGCTTATTTTAGAGAAAAGTTATTTGCGGCTCTTAAGATTCCTAAGGCTTTCATGGGATATGAAAAAGATTTAACTGGTAAAGCTACACTTGCAGCTGAAGATATACGATTTGCTAGAACAATAGAAAGACTACAAAGAATTCTTATATCTGAACTAACTAAAATTGGTTTAGTACATTTGTATGCTCATGGATACACTAATGAAAGTGCTGCTAACTTTACTCTTTCACTAACTAATCCATCAATTATTTATGATCAAGAAAGGATTGCTCTATTTAAAGAGAAAATAGATCTTGCTAAACAAGCAATGGAAGGATCTCTTTTACCAAGAGACTTTATTTATGATAAAATATTCCACTTCTCAGAAGATCAATTTGGTGAATTAGAAGATCAAATAGTTGAAGATAAGAAAAGAGACTTTAGATATAAACAAATTGCTGAGGAAGGAAATGATCCTTCAGAATCAGGCCAAGCATACGGAACTCCTCATCAGATAGCAAGTCTATATGGAGGAAAAGAAGATCAAGTTCTTAATGCTCCTTATGGATATGATGAAAATAAACCAGGACGTCCTAAAAGTTTTAGTTCAATTAAAGATACAGATAAGTCTGCTTTTGGTCGTGATCCTATTGGTAGTGCTGATAGAATGGATTCTAATGAAACAGGTGAAGATACTATGAAACCAAATTTTAAAGGCGGGTCTGCTTTAGCGCTTGAAAATACAATGACCGAATATTTAAAAAATAGGAGCATGTTCTCTAAAATGAATAAAGTTTCAAGAAAAGTAAAACTCTTTGAAGAGTCAAATCTTTTAAGTGACGAGAATATAATCGAGGGTTTAGATTAATATATAGATATTTATTACTAGAGTATTCAAAAAACTATGGCTATAAAACATTCAAAATATCGCAATACCGGTATTTTATTCGAATTACTAGTTAGACAGACTACATCTGATCTAATTAATAATCAAGATTCAAAGGCTGTTAAAATATTAAAAAAATATTTCACTAATACAGAATTAGGAAAGGAATATAGCCTATATGGAACATTTTCATCCAGCCCAAAATTAACAGAAGCTAAATCAGAGATTCTTATTTCTACTATTATAGAACAATATAATAAGTTAGATCACGATAAGATAAATAAGTTAAAGTATAATTTAATTAAAGAAATTAAAGCAAATTACGATTTAGATAATTTTTTTAAAGCCAAAATAGAAAATTATAAGCCTTTTGCTTCAATTTATACTATATTTGAATCTCAAAATAGTGAATCTGTTGATACAAAACAACTAATTCTAAATAAAATTAATCTTTTAGAACATCTATCAGTAAAATCTTTAGATGATACTAAAGCTCCAAAGTCACTGATCCAGGAGTTTATGAAAGAAGATAAAGAAATTAGACTAATGGCTTATAAAATACTTGTAGAAAAATTCAATAACAAGTATCAAAACATGTCTGAAAAGCAAAAAGATGTATTAAAAGAATATATTACAAACATTTCTGATACAAAAAATTTAAGAGTTTATCTAAATGGACAATTAAAGACCATAAAATCAGAATTAGTATCACTAAAAGAATCTACACAAGATCAAGTTGTAAAAATTAAATTAGAAGAAGTACTTAAGTTTGTTACTCCTATTAAAGAGAATCAAACTATTAAAGACGAGATAATTACTGGTATTCTTCAGTATCTAGATTTAATTGATGAGCTAAAAAGATCTGCATAATGAAAGAATTTAATCAACAATTTTCAACACTACGTCTTAGAGAAGAGTTTGAAGGTCAGTATGACAAAGTATTATTTTCTACAAATGATCCTAAAGTAGACAATCTATTAAATACAGAATTTTACGATAAATTAGATAAAGATGGAGACTACTATTCTCTAGATGCCGATACATTTGATAAATTCGAAGACAAGGCTTTTAGTATGGGACTTAATATGACTGATATTGTAAAAAAAGAAAATGTAGATGAAGAAGGATCTGTAACTGGTGGAGGCGAAGCTTTTTTACCAGGTCTTGATGTACCTGAGAAGGTATATAAAGCAGGATACACTAAAAAAGTAAAAGAAGCTAAAGATGTTGAGCCAAAACTAGCTGCTGGTAAAAGTAAAAATATAATGAAAGGTTGGGAAGAAGCTCCATCAATACCTAATCGCCCTTCAAAAGGAGGATTTATCTATAAGCAATTATTTGAGTATTTAAAAGAACCTTTACAAGAAGGAATTAAAACAGAAATAACTAAGCGTAATAAATCTCAACAATTTAATGAAGCTGCTAAGTTAGCAAATAAAAAATTAAAAGAAGTAAATGCTATATTAGAATATGCTTCTAAATTAAAATTAGAATTACATGAGACAGGAAATGCTCCGACAAACCGTCTTATGGAAAAAATAAAATTATCAGTTGTAGAAGCTTATAAAAAGATAAAAGAGCTATAATGAAGAACGAAAAATACCAATTACAAAAATTAGCTGGTCTTCTTAAAGAAAATATTAATGAAGCCAGTTCCAAATCAGCAGCCGAAAAATTAGAGGCTATACTTATCAATTTAAGTCGTAATATATCAACAGATTCTAATATACCAACAGCTTCAAAACAAGGACTATTAGGTGCTTTCAATGAAATGATGGATATAGTTAATGATATCTTAGATGCTGAAGAAGCTGATTCATTCTATGATGATGACGACTACGGCTCAGACGACCCAGAAGACGGTCATGGCCCTATGGAAGAAGACGAAATAAGTGAAGCTTATGTACCAAGTAATATAAAAAAGTTTGCAAAAGACAAAGGTGTAACCTCTTTGGTAAATAAAGTTGCCGCATGGGCAGAAAAAGCAGGTAAAGGAATCAGAGGCGGTACAGCAGTAGGTAAAAACTATAATACACTCGTATTAGATTTAGGAAATCAAGACGGATCAATTAGTATAGATATTCCTGAAGACGATGACAAAAAGCCTATTATAAAATTATATCATAAAGTTGTATTTGATGCTAAATCATTTGCAGCCGTATTAAATGCACAATCTGATGATAAAAATATATCAGAGTTAGATGCTAATGATCCTATTTTAATGAAAGTAAGAGCTGCAGCATATCAAAAATCTCAACCAAAATCTGAACCTGTAAAAACAATTAATCCTGATTATAAGGCTATTAAAAATTCTGAAAAGATTAAAGTACTTTTAAGGCACAGAGCTGAATTAATGAGTGATATGGAGCAAGAAGCAGAACCAGAAGGCGGGCCAATTGCTGATAGATATGGACGTGATTTAAATAGAATTGATAAAGCCCTTGCAAAGTTAAGAGGACAAGATTCTGAAACTAATTCATATATGGATAAAGCAGAAATAGAAAGAAGAGCCGCAACAATAATGCGACTACCATAAAAAATTTAAATAAAAAATAAATAGCCATGGCAAAAGCTGCAAGTAGTTTAATTAAAATTAGTTTTGGTAAAAAGAAAAAAGGAGTTGCAAAAAAATCATTTAATAAACATGATAGAAAAGAAAGAAACTATCGTGGACAAAGAAAAGCCTAATATTTATAGAATATGACAACACTAGAATTATATAAGAAACATAAATCCGGAACAGTAAGCCGTGATAAATTTCTATACGAAGTTCGTAGAGATAATAATTTACCTTGGGTAACTAACATTACATCTTATGATGATGCAGTAAAAATCCTTAAAAACAAAGGCATTATTCGTGAAATGGATGCTAATGTTGCAGTAGATCCAGCTGTTGATCTTGTAAATCCTTATTTCCTTAAAAAAGGAGTTCAATCTATTCTTGCAAAAGAGAAAGAATTAACTAATGATTCTTATGTAAATGCTCTTAATAAAGCAGCTAAAAATTTAATAAAAGATCCAAACTTCTACGAAGTAGACATGCTAGCTAATGCGGATGAGATTGAAAAAGCTGATGCTAAACTTCAAATGGAGCCTGTTAAAAAAGACAACTTTAATAATGAAGATCGTGAGATGAAGAAGATTAAAGGTAAAAATGATGCTAAAGCTAATACTAAAGTTAGTACTAAAGAAAATAAAAAAGGAAAACCAAAAGGTGTAGAGATCATGAAAGAAGCAGTTCTTGATGAACTTCTTTCTTCCCTTAAAAAAAAAGATTTAGTTAATGAAGATATACATCCTACTTATAATGTAGGTGCCGAAGTATATACTCATAATGGTAAGGGTAAAATAAAAGAAATTATTGGTAGTACTTTTACTATTGAAATGGAAGATGGCTCTTTAGAAGATGTTCAAATAAATACTGTAGATCATCATACAGAAAAAGCTAAAGAGGCAGAAAATGAAACCCAACTTAATAAGCATGAATTAGATGCTGCTTGGGCACAAAGAGATAAAGAAAATCCCAAAGTATTTGGTGGAATGCTTGGTGATCCTGAATATTGGCAAACACCTTTAGATCCTGAGACTATCAAAAAATATATTGACAAGTATAAGGATGATAAAGAAAAAATAAAACGTCTTTATACTAAGCTAAAAGAATTAACTATTATAAAAAAGAAAGGCGGTTCTGCAATACCTGGCGCTGTTTTTGGAAGTCCAGGAACAGCAACGCAATATATAAATTCTTTAGAGCCATCTGCAAAAAGTCAAGTAATACAACAAAATTTATAATGAACAAACAACTTCTAATAGAATATAATGCATTTAGCCCGCTTCCTCATTCATTAACTGAAGGTAGAAGATTAGCTAATGGTAATATGGTAGTATCTGGTTTAGTTCAGGCTTGTGACAAGCCTAATGCAAATCATAGAATATATCCATATGGAATTCTATTTCAACAAGTTGAAAAATATATTGCAGGTCCTATTGCTGAAAATAGAGCTTTAGGAGAATTAGATCATCCAGAATCTAGTGTTATTAATCTTAAAAATGTTAGTCATAATATAATTAAGATGTGGTGGGATGGAAAAGATCTTTATGGAGATATTGAAATACTTCCAACTCCTTCTGGTAATATATTAAAGGAATTATTTAGAAATAATATTACTGTGGGAATTTCATCTAGAGCTATGGGTTCTGTTTCTCCTATTGGTGAAGGTCTAGTACAAGTTGAAGACGATCTTGATCTTATTTGTTGGGATTTTGTTTCAACACCATCAACATATGGTGCATACATGAAACCTGTTTCTGGATTAAGAGAATCTGTTGATAGAAATATTCAACAAAATACAAATACCTCTAAGATTAACAGAATGATTTCTGATATTATTTGTTCTCAGTCAGGCATCTGTTGCCTTCACTAGTAAAAATATTTTTGTAAATATTTATTTTTGCAGTAAATCTACATATTTATTGCATATGTACTAATTCTAATATAGTACTACTAGATTACAATCCTATATTGCTTCCTAATCTAATAAGCAATTACAATCAACATTTTTACAAATGAGTAACCTTTACCAGGATGCAATCCTCGATGCTAAAGCTTTACGCGCTAGTGCAATGGCCAACGCAAAAGCCGCTTTAGAAGAAGCATTTGAGCCTAAGATCCAAGAAATGATGCGTCTTAAACTCTCTGAAGAGTTTGATTCGTTAGAAGAAGATGACAATGGCATAGCTGCCGATGATGTCTCAACTGATGCTATAAATGACATGGAAGAAGAATCTGTATCTCCAGTAGGTATGGAAGAAAACATGGACATTAATGAAGCTGAACTTGAAGAAATTCTTGCTCAACTAGAAGAATTATCAAAAGAAGAAGATCAATCACCACTTCAAGAAGCTGAAGAAGCTGATGAGGCTGAAGAAGCTGAAGAAGATGATGAAGATTCTAAAGAAATTGGAGATGAAACAAAAATCATCGATATTACTTTAGGAGATCTTAAACAAGTACTTCAATCTGTAATGGCAGGAGCTGAAACAATGGATCTAGGAATGGATCAAGATGTTTCTGATGCAGAAGCCAATGACGCAGAAGCTGAATCTGAAATCTCTCTTGATGAAATTCTAGCTGAACTTGAAATGGAAGAAGGTAATGAAAAAGCGGGACAGTATGAAGCTGAACTAACTTCAGAAACTGATAACCAATCTTCTAAAAAAGACATGTTTGAAAAGAAGCACAAAAAAGAAGAAGATGACGGTGAACTTGAAGAAGCTAAAGCTACTATTGAAACACTTCGTCAAAATCTTCAAGAAGTTAATCTTCTTAATGCTAAGTATCTTTACATGAATAAGTTGTTTAAATCTAAGTCTTTAACTGAATCTCAAAAAGTAAAAGTTATCAACGCTCTTGATCGTGCTAGTAATGTAGCAGAAGTTAAGAACACTTATGAAACTTTGAAAGAGTCTTTTAGTGAAACTAAGAAAACTCAACTTAAAGAATCAATTGGTTTTGCTTCACAAGCCGCAGGTATGGCTCCAAAAGGTAATATAGTGGATGCAGATCCATTTATTAACAGATGGCAGACACTTGCTGGTATTTCAAAAAGAAAATAAAATAAATAAAACAATGGCAAACTTAGTACAATCTTTACTAACCGAATCTGCCCAAACAGCATTCTCTGATCAACATGGTGTTGCTCAGAAATTATGCAAGAAATGGGTAAAATCAGGTCTTTTAGAAGGCCTTCAAGATTACGACAAAAATAACATGTCGTTAATGCTTGAGAATCAAGCTAAACAATTAGTAATCGAATCTTCTCAAACAGGTGGAACTGGCACACAAGCAACTTTCACAGCTGGTAACGGCGAACAATGGGCTGGTGTAGCTTTACCTTTAGTTCGTAAGATCTTTGGTCAAATCGCATCTAAAGAGTTCGTTTCAGTTCAACCAATGAACTTACCTGCAGGTTTGGTGTTCTATCTTGATTTCCAATACGGAAATACAAAATCACCTTTTACTGCTGATACTTCTATTTATGGTACTGCAACTGCAAACTTTGGTAACGCGGCTGCTGGCGGTCTTTATGGAGCTGGTCGTTTTGGTTATTCTTTAAACCAATTCTCTGCTTCTATTGTAGGCCCAACCTCAGCTTCTGCAACTCAGTTTGAAGTAGATTACGATGCTGCTTATACAGCTTCTACTCCAAATGGTATTGTTAAATTAACTGTACCAACTTCATCATTAAGTGGATCTTTAAATTTTGATGGTGTTCGTGCTTTCACTATTGCTACTGGTTCTGGTACTTTTGCTGTTACTGATGTTCTTCAGCAATTTACAGCCGTATCTTCAAGTGCTGCTGGTGTATTTATCAACTTCTTTATTAACAAAGGATTTTCTGGTAGTACAACTGCGCCTTATATCGTTAGCTATAATAAAGCTACTGATTTTAACTCACGTGGTGATTTCGAAGATCGTTCAGGACTTCCTGCAGTTCCTAATAATCAGTCTGCGACTTCAATTGTTATCCCTGATATCAATGTACAAATGAAGAGCCAAACCATTTCTGCTAAAACTCGTAAGTTAAAAGCACAATGGACTCCAGAATTTGCACAAGACCTTAACGCTTATCATTCACTTGATGCTGAAGCTGAATTGACTGGTCTTCTTTCTGAACATATCTCTCTTGAGATTGATCTTGAAATATTAGACATGTTAATTCAAAATGCTCCAACTATTGAGTACTGGTCTGCAAAGGTTGGTAATCAAATTAACCAAAATGCGTCTACTGGATTTACTGCAAACACTGCTGGTGTTTATTATACTCAAATGAGTTGGTTCCAAACTCTTGGAATTAAACTTCAAAAAGTATCTAACATCATTCACCAACGTACATTACGTGGTGGTGCTAACTTCCTAGTTGTTTCTCCAACTATCGCTACTATCCTTGAATCAATCCCTGGATTTGCAGCTGATACCGATGGTGCAGCAGATACTATGAAATATGCATTTGGTGTTCAGAAAATTGGCCAATTAAATAGTCGTTATAAAGTATACAAAAACCCTTACATGGTTGAGAACGCTATCCTTTTAGGATTCCGTGGTAATCAATTCCTTGAGTGTGGTGCTGTTTACTCTCCATACGTTCCATTGATTATGACTCCACTTGTGTACGATCCAAATACCTTCACTCCAAGAAAAGGTATTATGACTCGTTACGCAATGACTATGGTACGTCCTGAATACTATGGTTTAGTATTGGTAGCTGATACCAACGTTATCTAATAATAACAATTAGATATATAATAAAGCCCAACCCCGTAAGGTTGGGTTTTTTATTTACTATAACTCAATATTTATTTGAAAAGGTATCTGATGGACAATCCAAAAAAAACTGCAAAGAGGTCTTTAAAAAATCCAATTAAGTTCGGAGTAAATTTAAATGAAGAACAAAAACAAGCAAAAGCGGTTATATTAAGTAATAAAATAACTGTTTTAAGAGGTCAAGCAGGTTCTGGTAAATCTTTAGTTGCGGCTCAAGTTGCTTTAGATCTTTTATTTCATCGTGAAGTTGAAAAAATAATCCTAACAAGGCCCGCAGTAACATCAGGTGAAGAGATAGGATATCTTCCAGGAGATAAAGATGCTAAATTAGCTCCTTATACAGCAGCTATATATGATAATATGTATAGGCTTTATAATAAAGAGAAAATAGATAAAGCAATACTAGAGGGAGAAATAGAAGTTATACCTTTAGCATTTATGAGAGGTAGAAATTTATCAAATTGTTGTATTGTAGTAGATGAAGGGCAAAATATTACACATAGACAAATGGAATTAATGTTAGGTCGTATTTGTAATGGTAGTAGAATGATTATATGCGGTGATGGCGCACAGATTGATTTAAAAGATAAAAAAATGAGTGGTTTTAATTTCATATGTACTAATTTTAAAGAGGTACCAGGTTTTAGTATAGTCACTTTGAAAACAAATCATCGTGATCCAATAGTAGAAAAAATTCTTGAAATATATAAAGCACACGATTAATGGCAACAACACAGATATATGATGGTACTCCTATAGCAATTTCTGGATCAACTCCGTTTGGTTTCTATGATAATGATAGTCAATACCAATCAGACGGACCTAAAGTAGCAAACTATGTTGCAAGAAAATTAGGATACCCTGTAATGGAAGTTGAACTTCAAGATATAAACATATATGCGTGTTTTGAAGAAGCTGTATCTGTCTATTCAGAAGAATTATATCTATCTAAAATTAAAGATAACTATTTAAGTTTAGAAGGAGGATCAACTGGATCTGTATTAAATAATACAGTAGTTGTTCCAAATCTTAATGCAATAGTAACTATAGCTGAAAACTATGGAGCACAAATTGGCATTGGTGGTTATTCTGAGGTATATAAAGCTCCTTTATATTTAACTGCTGGTAAACAAATATATGATTTACAAGCCTGGGCTCTTAGCGGAAGTCTAATAGAGCCAGGTGATAGTGTTGTAATAAACAAAATATATTATGAAGCTCAACCAGCTATTAATCAATACTATGATCCATATATTGGAGGATCAATAAACTATCAAGGTGCAACAGAAAATTTTGGTTGGGCTTCTTATTCTCCTGGATTAAATTTTGTATTATTCCCTGTATATTGGGATATTCAAAGAATTCAAGAAATTGAAATGTCTAACACTGTTAGAAGATCTGCATATTCTTTTGGAATAGCAAATAATAAATTAACTATATTTCCTTTTCCTGAAATAGACGGTATTGTAGTTTGGGTTGACTATTGGAAAAAAAGTGAATTAGCTAGTATAAGTGGTAATAGTCCTTATGGAAGTGGAACGAGTAGTACTAGCGGTCCATCTTATGGAGGTGGATTAATAACAAATCCATCAAATGTGCCATATACAAATGTTACATATAATCAAATAAACCAACCAGGAAGACAGTGGATCTATGAATTTACATTAGCTCTTGCATCTGAACTTTTAGGTTTAGTAAGAGGTAAGTATACTCAAATACCTGCTCCTGGTTCAGAAGTTACTCTTAATGGCGCTGATTTAATTTCTAAAGGAAAAGATACTCAAGCCGCATTAAGAGAAAGATTAAGAGGCGATTTAGTAGATCTAAGCAGACAAGCTCAATTAGAAAGAAAACAATCAGAGAATCAATCTATTTCAAGTACTTTAAATGAAGTACCCATGTTTATTTATATCGGATAAATTTATACTATGGCTTTATTTGGAACTATAAATGACATTAATACCTTTAAAATATTTTCTAGAGAATTAATAGAAGACATTATTTCCCAAGAAATAGGTTATTATAAATATAAATTAGGCGATACTCAATCCAATATATATGGAGAGAGTATGTCTAAATATTTTATAGGTCCTGTATTAATACCGTGTTTAATAGTAAGAGGAGATTTTAATCAAGAAAGAACAGAATATGGCCCGGATACTATAAGATCTAATACCTTTAGATTTCTTACAGATCATTTAAAAGACGCTAACGTATTTCCTGAAGTTGGAGATGTTATTATGTATAATGAAGGTTACTATGAAGTAGATAATGTTAATGAGAATCAGTATATTTTAGGAAAAGACCCTCAATATTCTTATAGTCCTGATTTAGTTAATTTTGGTGACTCTTACTCTATTATATTAGAAACACATTATTCAAGTCCTGATAAACTTGGTATAGTTAAAGAAAGATTATAATGGCAATACAAATAGTTAGACCTACTAATAGGCGAGAATTCATGGATAAGTTAGTTGAGCCGTATGATCCAAAATCTGGAAATCCAAATGCGGTTTTTTCTGAGCCAACTAAATTAGGTCAGCCTGAAGAAAATAGAGCCTACGAAATAAGCAATAAATCAGAGCCTGAAAAAGAATTCAATATTGGAATAAAAGATATTGATGAAGCTGTTTATTATTATTTTAATAATATATTAAAATTAAGTGTTGTTCAAAATAATACAAAATTAACCCTCCCAGTTATTTACGGAACTCCTGAAAATTGGAAAAGTGTTCAAGAAGACGGTTATTACAGAGATCAAAATGGAAAATTAATGGCGCCTCTTTTAATGTTTAAAAGGGGTAGCGTAACACAAAATAGAGGTCTAGGTAATAAGTTAGATGGAAATATGGCGCATAATATGCAGCTATTTAAAAAAAAGTACACAAAAAGAAATTTTTATAGTAACTTTAATATATTAAATAATAGAGCACCTGAAAGTAAGTACGTAGTATCAGCAACACCTGATTATATTACTGTTGAGTATGAGTGTATTTTATGGACACATTATGTAGAACAAATGGATAAACTTATCGAGGATGTTAATTTCGCTTCCAGATCATATTGGGGTGATCCTAACCGCTTCCAATTCTATAGTTCAATAGAATCATTTACTGATAATACAACCTATAATTTAGGTGAGAATCGAGCTTCTAGAACTAATTTTACACTTAGTTTAAATGGATACTTAATTCCAGAGTCACTAAATAAAAGTATGGCTTCCATGACAACTGCTTATGGAGCTGCGCAAATAGTTTTTGGTTTAGAGTTGGCCTCAGGAACTGAGGAATTTTCAGTTAAAACAAATAAAGGAAAATCATCTAATATTAAACCGGTGTTATTATCTGATTCTGTTAATATAGTTAACAATATTACTCAAGGTGGAGCTTCCGATGCTGTAGTTACATATCTTAATATAAATAAAACAGTTGTTGCAACATTTGTATCAGCAAATACTGTAAGTTTTTCTTCAGGTTGGTTAACAGCACCATCACCACTTCCAGCAACTAGTTTAACTAATTTTAATTTTTTTGTAAATGGTATGTATGTTGAACCATCAAGTATAACTAGTTTTATAAATTATGGTAGCCTTTCAATTTTAACTATTGATCCGGTATTATTACAATATAGTTTTGAATCCACAGATGTAATAATTGGTATAGGAAAATTTAATTAATATATGGCAAGGCTAAATCTTAAACAAGTACTTTCTAATTTACAATACAATAATACTAATTCTCAATTAGTACTAAGCGGTAGTAATGCTAATAGGCCTGACTTTGTTATATCTGGTTCTACATTTATAACATCGACTGGAAGCAAAACAGGTTCATTAACTATTCAAAATATAGATTCTTTTGGAGATTCTGGAAGCTTCTTTACTATGGATTTAGGAGACTACTAATATTTATAATCTGACTACATAGTCAAATATTAGTACATACTAAAACCAACAAAGACATATGTCTAACCAGTATCTTAAACTGCGCCGCTCATCGGTGCCAGGAAAAATTCCTGATACAGCTTCTTTAGATTTTGGAGAAATAGCTCTCAATACATATGATGGCTTAGCTTTCATGAAGAAGTCTGGTTCGGCTGGTACACAAATTGTCACAATTGGATCAACTTCTGGTTCATTTACAGGCTCATTACAAGGAAGTGCTTCATATGCACTTACAGCTTCCTATGCTTTAAATGCTAATTTTAATACAGGATCATTTGCAACTACAGGTTCAAATACATTTATAGGAAATCAAACAATAACAGGATCTATTATATTTAATAGTGGATCTCGAATAACATCGACTTATTACGGTAATAATTATCCTGGATATATTGATATTGTAGCAGGAGCGCCGGATGGATTTGTAGAATTACTATCATACAATCAATCATCCTCTGTTAATGTTGATGATTATAGTGTGTATATAACAACAAACTCAAGCTCACAATTTAATTTATGGGAATTTAAAAGGGATGGTAGATTACTAGCTCCTAGAGGAATAGAAGCACTTTCATTTACTGGATCATTACTTGGAACCGCATCTTTAGCACTTCAAGTATCTACTAGTATATCTACACAAAATCAACAACACAATGTCTTGTTTATTGATACATCAGGACCAGGATACATTCAAGTAGATGGAGGTTTAAGATATAATCCTAATCAAGATTTATTAACAACTACCGCATCATTTGCTCTAACAGCATCATCAGCAGACAACTTTACAGTAAGAGGTACATTAACAGCACAAACGATTGTAGCTCAAACCATTACTGCATCAACTGAATTTATTACTGGTTCTAGTAGATTTGGTAGTTTACTTACTAATACGCATCAATTTACAGGATCAGTTAGTATAACATCAAGTCTATTAGTAACCGGTCAAGTTAATGCATCAGGAATTACCGGTTCGCTATTTGGAACAGCAAGTTGGGCTCAAAACGCTATAACAGCATCTTATGTTGCTGCCGCAAATGTTGCTGGTCTATCCTTATTTCAAATAACAACAGGCAGTATAACAGCTAGTGTAGGAATAGGTCCAAGTAATTTATTTTTAATAAATTCTGCAAGTACAGAATATTTTAATATTTCTAGTAGTGGTAATACAACTATTAATAGTAATTTATTTATAATAAAAAATTTTACAACCCAAAAACCTGTATTAACAATAAGTCAAAGTATAGTACAATTCGCAACACAATCTTATGAACCAACAGGATTAATAGAAAATGGAAGTATTTGGTTTACTTCTACAAATTTATATATAGGACTAGATTAAAATACTTTAAATTTACTAAAATAGTGATATTTATTAATGAATAAAATTAAATATAATGGCAACTTGGAAAAAAGTCGTAGTTTCTGGCAGTAGTGCCGAACTAGCTGCTTTAAAAGTAGATAATCTAACATCAGGACAGGTAGTAATTGGTGGTGGATCCGCAGGTAACTTGTCTACAACAGCTATAAATGGTACAGGAAATATAGTAGCAACAACTGGAGCTACTAATTTAGTCCATTCTGGTTCATTTAGTGGATCTTTTAAAGGAGACGGTTCTGCATTAAGTGGAGTTGCCGCTAGTTTTCCTGTAATTGAAAAAACCAACATAGTAACTGCTGATAAATTCTTCATTCAGAATAGTGTAGGAGCTTCAAGTGAATTTATTACTTATGGTAACTTATTAACTGATTTAGCTGGTACTAATTTAGTAACTGAATCTAATGATAGTTTAACTTTAGCATCTACTATTACTGGTCTTACCTCGGTAAGTGCTACTGGCTTTACTGGTAGCTTTACTGGTTCTCTTATTGGAGCTTTAACAGGTACTGCATCTTTTGCAAATAATGCAACAAGTGCTTCGTTTGCCTCTCAAGCAGCTAATGCAACTACAGCATCATATGTTGTAACTGCTCAAACAGCTTCTTTTGTCACAACTGCCCAAACTGCTTCGTTTATCACATCCTCTAATGTATTTGGTCCTAATGGTGCTAATACAATATTGAGTTCATCATTTGCTTTAACAGCATCATTTGCTCAAAATGGAGGCACTGTTGCTAATGCCTTAACATTTGGATCTGGTTTATCAGGTAGCTCTGCAACATTTAACGGCGGAACTGCAGTTACAGTATCTGTATCTGGAGCGGTTTCTTTAACTACTAATAATCTCCCTAAATGGACGGGTACTGGATTTGCAAATAGTAATATCTCAGATACAGGTACCGCAATTTCTGTTAGCTCAAATATTCCTGTAACAGTCAATAGTAATTTAACAGTAACAGGTGACTTAACAGTTGCTGGTACTGCTAGCTTTCAAAATACACAAAATTTATTAATTGGCGATAGATTTGCTGCACTTGCTTCTGGATCTACAACATTAACTGACGGCGGTATTATTGTTGTATCTTCAACTACAGCTAATGGAATGTCAGGTTCTGCATTCTTTCTAGAGTCACTTTCATCAGGATTATATGGTCGTTGGGCAGTAGCTGCTAATGTAAATGTTTCATCATCAACAGTATCAGCCGATGAATATGCAGTAACAGCAAAAATATCACAGGCATCAAATCCAGTAGATGCAACACCTCCAACATGGGGTAGTTCAACAAATGGTATGGGTAATATGTGGATTACAAATGCTGGTGACATTTATATTTATTCGTAATAAAATATATAAAATAAATAGTTGTGGCATTTTATTCTAATCAAGTTTTATCAACAGAATTGACTAATACGCCTCAAAAATTTGTTGATGAAACAGATGAACTTAATAAGTTAGAATTAGAATATATGTTGGAGCTATTAAAAAATGCAGATTTAAAAGGATATCAAATTGAAATGTTTTATAATCTAGCATTTAAACTGCAAAATCAATATTTAAAAAAAAATAAATAATAATCGTTATGGACATTTTTTCAATCGACGTAACTCCTCAAGAGATTGCGTTTATTCGTCAATCCTTAGACTTAGTACAAATTTCAGGTAAAGACGCTAAATTCTTAGCAAATCTACAAGTAAAATTAGAGAACGAGTACTCTCAGATCCAAGCAATAAAAGCAGAAGAAGAAGAAAAGAAACAAGCAGAGCTTCAAGCTATTAAGACTAAGGAAAAAAAGTCTTAAAAAATCGTATATTTATAGGAGAAGCAACTCTGTTGGCCCTCACGGGAAGTAGGCATATACATGGCATAAATGTATGTATCTAACCACAGAATAAATTATAAAATAACATGCCAAATTGGAGAAAAGTTGTCGTATCTGGCTCAGATGCGAGTTTAAATTCATTATATGTACTAACTAGTGTAACTGCTAGTGTATTCTCAGGTTCACATACAGGTTCTTTATTTGGAACTGCGAGTTGGGCTCAAAATGCTGTAACAGCATCATACATTTTAAACGCGGTAAGTTCATCATTTGCAACTAGAGCTATATCTGCATCTTATGCAGATGACTTTACAGTAAGAAACTTATTAAACGTTGATTCTGCGTCATTAGATTATCAACAAAATTTAGCTGTAGCAACAGGATCATTTCAAACAATAGTTAGTGTAGCTACAGGTTCTTATAGATGTGCTTTCTTCGATTATGTAACATTTAGTAGTTCAATAGTCAGAGCAGGAACCGTCGTTTCAACTTGGAGTGGTTCAGCAACAGAATATTATGAAAACTTTACAGCTGATTTGGGTGGTAGCACATCTATTGTTATATTACAAACAGCAATAAGTGCAAGCAATATAGTATTACAAGCAGGAATTTCAGGTTCCGCTTGGTCAGTTCGTTCATTAGTAAGATTATTATAATATGGCATTTTTTAGAGGCCCAAATATGGTTACAAATGGTTTAGTATTAGCACTAGATGCTGCCAATACAAAAAGCTATCCGGGCAGTGGAACTGTATGGAGAGATTTAAGTGGAAGTAATATTAGTGGATCATTAATTAATGGACCAACATTTAGTAATACAAATAACGGTGTTATTGTATTTGATGGAACTAATGATTATGTAGATATTAACAATACTTATACTTTTACCTCAAGTTCAAATTTTTCAGTTCAATTATGGGTTTATTTTTTAAATCATTCTGATAGACCTACTGCTGCTGCTGATATATTTGGAAAGGGACACTTCTATGCTAATACATGGGACATATGGTTGTATAATACACATCAGATATCTTTTGAAACAAGAGGAAATACTACAGGTATAACTGATAATTTAGATACTAGTGCATTAGCAATAAATACTTGGCATAACTTTGCTGCTACTTATAATAATACAGCTAAAAGCATTTATGTAAATGGTAATAGAGTAGGTACTTCAACTTATCCCGGTCCGGGGGACTTTACTAATGGTTTTAATGTATATATTGGATCAAGACAAGGAGATCTTTCTAGAAGTTTAAGAGGTCGTGTTGCAATGACTTGTCTTTATAATCGATCTCTCACTGCATCAGAAGTCCTACAAAATTATAATGCAACAAAATCACGCTTCAATCTAACATAATATGGCATCATTAGGTGGACCAAATATAATAACAAATGGATTAGTGTTAGCGCTAGATGCTGCTAATACTAAAAGTTATCCTGGTAGTGGAACTACTTGGGGGGATTTAAGTGGTAATAATAATAGTGGTAGTTTAATTAATGGTCCTACATTTAGTAGTTCAAATAGTGGTATTTTAACATTTAATGGAACTAATCAATACATATCAACTCCTATACAAAACTTAAGTAGACCATGTACATTTTCAACATGGGTAAATTTTAATAATCTAACCGGATATCAAACACTTGTAGGTCAGGATACTTCAACAGCAATAGCAAGAGGCCGGTTTTATTTTCAAAAAGCAGGTGGTACTACGGAAGGGTTAATATTAAATGTAGTAAATTTTTCTATGGTTTTAAGTAATAATACAGTAGTGGTAGTAAATGCATTAAACCCAGTAGTAACTAATCAATGGTATAACTATAGTGTAGTATTAACTACTACAAGTTTAAGTTTATATGAAAATGGAATATTACAAAATACTGTAAGTGATAGTAACACTTTTTTAACGCCAAACACAACAATTACACTAAATGCAGGATATTATGCAGATGTTATCGTAGATTTTGTAAATGGTAAATCGTCTTCATTTTTAATATATAATAGAGCGCTCTTAACAACAGAAATCTCTCAAAACTACAACGCAACAAAAGCACGTTTTGGTCTATAATTAAACCCTTATTTGTTATATTTATATATGTCCCTTTGGAATATGAAAAAAGGATAAAATAAATGGCAAACGAATTTAAAGTAAAAAAAGGCCTAGTCGTAAATGGATCAGGCTCAGTAATATTAGATATACAAGGATCACAAGGTCAATTATTTTCAGTAACAGACCAACTATCCGGATCCTTATTTTCAGTAAACGATATCTCAGGTATTCCTATATTAGCGGTATCATCAGATGATTCTGTTAGATTAGGTACATTTAGTAGAGAAGCCATTAAAGTATCCGGTTCTAATGCAGTTATCACAGGTTCATTTACCGGTTCATTAAGCGGTTCATTGTTTGGCACTGCATCGTGGGCTAACAATGCATTAACAGCATCTTTTTTTGGAGGAAGCGTAACTAGTGCTTCATATGCCTCTAGTTCTACAAGTGCTTCGTTTGCCTCTACAGCATCTTTAGCATTAAATTTTATTACTAGTTCTGTAACATCTGCAAGTTTTGCTACAACTGCAAGTTCAGCAGATTCATTTAATGTCAGAACAAGTTTAACTGCCTCTAATTTACTAGTAAGTGGAACAATAACTGCTCAAACACTATTAGTACAAACTATTACTTCTTCTGTTGAATTTATTACTGGGTCAAGTAAATTTGGTAGTTTATTAACAGATACACATCAATTTACAGGGTCTGTTTCTATAAGTAGTAGTTTAAATATAACCGGACAATTAACAGCAACAGGAATTACTGGCTCTCATTTTGGAACAAGTTCTTGGGCAATTAATGCTGCCACTGCATCTTATTTTTTAACTAGTTCTGTAACTAATGCAACTAGTGCTAGTTATGCAGCTACTTCAAGTTGGGCATTAAATTTTTTAACATCTTCTGTAACTAGTGCCTCTCTAGCAGCAACAGCATCCTATTTTCTAACTAGTTCAGTAACTAATGCAACTAGTGCCTCTCTAGCAGCAACAGCATCCTATTTTCTAACTAGTTCAGTAACTAGTGCGTCATATGCTCAAACAGCGTCTTATCATTTTACCAGTTCGGTTACTAATGCAACTAGTGCCTCTCTAGCAGCAACAGCATCATACTTTATAACTAGTTCTGTTACTAGCGCATCATTTGCATCAACTGCATCTTATTTTATAACCAGCTCAGTAACTAATGCTACTAGTGCCTCTCTAGCAGCAACAGCATCATACTTTATAACTAGTTCAGTAACTAATGCTACTAGTGCATCATTTGCAGCAACAGCATCTTACTTTATTACTAGTTCAGTAACTTCTGCAAGTTATGCTGCAACAGCTTCTTACTTTATTACTAGTTCTGTTACTAGCGCATCATTTGCAGCAACATCATCATATGCAAATGCTACATCAACTGTAGGTTATACTATAGGTGGTTCACAAATATATTATGCGTCTGTTTTATCATCTACTAGTCCTGTAAATCAAAATATATTTACTAATAATACAGGATCATTTACTTCTGGATTTTATAACTATACTATATCTAGTGGTTCAAATGCTAGATCTGGTCAAATATCATCAGTATGGTCAGTAAATACTGTGTCATACAACGACTATTCAACAACTGATATTGGAGATACCTCTACAGTAACAGCATCAGTAGTAGTTGTAACAGGACAAGTACAATTTAATGTTCAAGTTCCTTCCTCAACAACAGGTTGGAGAATTAAAGCAACAGCAACTTATTTATAAAAATTTAAAATAATAATTTATGTATCAATATCAAGTACAGTGTCAGTTTATACCTGGCCTAGACACTATTTGGGTAGCTAGATTAACACTTGAAGATCCAATTTATGAATATGTTCATGAAGGTGAGGCAATTGCAAAAGCTGCTGAACTTCAAGCTGCTGATGAAACAGGAAGACAATATCGTGTAGTAGATATTTCTATTGTTCAAGAAGAATTACCAACAGAATAATATGGGATTTTTTGATGGACCTACTATTGTTACAAATGGATTAGTATTAGCATTAGATGCTGCTGATCAAAATTCTTATGCTGGTAGTGGAACTAACTGGTTTAGTTTAGTTAGTAATAATAGCGGGTCTTTAATAAATGGACCTACATTTAATTCTGATAATAATGGTAGTATTGTATTTGATGGTACTAATGATTTTGTAACTGCTAGTATGAGTTGTGATAAAACTAATTATTCTGTTGATTGGTGGATACGTCCTTCTACAACAACTAACTTTAACCAATTTATAGGTTTTAATCGTTATGGATGGAATGGTTTTGTTTGTCATACAACATCAACAGGACAAATTTATGTAGGGACAACAGCAGTAGATAATACAGGTAGAATTATTCCTTGGAGAACTGGGGTTTATGTAACAAATACCTGGCAAAATATTACATGGACGTTTGCTAATGGAGCCGGGAAATTCTATAAAAATTCAGTACTAGAAGCTTCAGCCACATTATCAGTGTCAGCAGATGCTTCTTTTACATCTATTTCTATTGGAGCAAATGCAACAGACACAATAAATGGAAGAATAGCCTGTATTAAAGTTTACAGTAATAAAATACTGTCAGCAGACGAAATCGCTCAAAACTACGACGCACAAAAATCACGCTTCGGTTTATAGTTATAATATATGTCAACACAATACGCTTTTGGACAAATAGTAACAAATGGATTAGTATTATCATTAGATGCTGCTGATAAGAATTCTTATCCTGGTAGTGGAACTGTGTGGAATGATTTGAGTGGGAATAATAATACCGGATCTTTAATTAATACTCCTACATTTAGTAATATTAATGGCGGATCTTTTTTATTTAATGGAACCAATCAATCAGTATCATTAGTATCTTTAAATTTACAACAAAATTTTACTCTTGAAGCTTGGATTAATCAAAACGTTTTAAATGGGTTTGCTATATTTGGTCAAGGTACTCAAGCTACTAATAATGGATTGCATGTTTGGTATACAGCTAATACTACAATAAGGTTCGGAATGTTTAGTAATGATACTGACTTTACAGTAGCAACTAGTACCGGCAACTGGTATCATCTAGTTGTCACTTACAATAATAGCTCCCCTTTTACAAAATCTATGTATCTTAATGGAGTAGCACTATCAGGTACTCCACAACAAACTCAAGCCGCATACACCGGAACCGGGACTTTTAGATTAGGAGCTATTTATAGCACTCCTACTAATTACGGCAATGGGTATTTTGCAGGTACAAAAACATATAGTCGCATATTATCAGCATCAGAAATCACCCAAAACTACAACGCACAAAAATCACGCTTCGGCTTATAACAAATGGGAATATCAGGTGGACCATATATAGTAAGAGATAGTAGCTTAATATTAGAGCTAGATGCTGCTGATAATAATTCTTATCCGGGTAGTGGAACTACATGTAATGATTTAGCTAGTATTGGTAATGTTGGTACTTTTACAAATTCACCAACATTTAATAGTTCTAATGGTGGAAATATTGTATTTAATGGTACTAATAGTTATATAGCATTTACAAATACTACCACTACTTTAGCAAATGATAACTTTACAATAGATATGTGGTGTAGACCCACTTCTACTATAGCTGATATAACTGAATCAACAGGAGGAACTGGCTGTCTTAGTGGACAAAGATTCATAACAGAGCCATTCTATACTGATCCTGGATCTGGAGCAGGCGTTTCTATAGGCACTAATGGAATCGTAGTAGCCGAACATTCAAATTCATATATCCCAGGGCTACTTGAATATACTGCTACTATATCAAATATAATCTTTTCTCACATAGTAATTACTTATACTAGTAAACAACCTAGAGCATATCTTAATGGTGTTTTAGTAAGAACCGGATTAACAAGTGCAAAAGCTTTTGTTAGTTTAAGAATAGCAGGTATAGGAGGAATGCAGTATGCTAATTATGGATATTTTGCCGGGGGATTAGCAAATATAAAATGGTATAATAGAACTTTATCCACAGACGAAATCCTACAAAATTATAACGCACAAAAATCACGCTTCGGCTTATAAAACAATACAATTATGAATAACACGTACATGATTTTTAACGTATCAGAATTAGAACAAATTGATTTTACTCAAGTAAAAGAAACATCAATTGACACTGTTCGCAAATCAATAGATCAAACTAAAACATTTGTTAAATGGGAAGGTGAAATACCACAATGTGTAGTTGATTTAACAACCAAAGAAGGCCCATACACTTATGATGAAATATTAGCAATATTAGCTACAGAAGAATGGACTAATCCTAATCCACTTCCATAATATTTATAATAAACCCCCGTTCTAGGGATAGGGATCTAGAACACAACATAAATGCCAAACGAATTTGTAGCCAGAAATGGTGTCATTGCTTTAAATAATAGCACTGTAACAGGATCATTAAATGTTACAAGTGGAATTACAGGATCTCTATTTGGAACGGCATCTTGGGCAGTATCATCTTCTTTTTCATTAACTGCATCTTTCGCTCTTAATGCAGGTGCATCAAGTCCAACTTCATTTACACTTAGTCAAACTACGCCTTCTACTACCTGGACTGTTAATCACAATTTAAATAATGCGTATCCTTCAATTACTATTTATGACAATAATGGATACGTAATAATCCCTAAAAATATATTAGCAAATAATGCAAATCAAACTACAGTAACTTTTTCTTATCCTGCTACAGGATATGCAACAGTAGTAGTTGCAGGAACCACAGTTACTACAGCATCTTATGCACTTACGGCGGCCACAGCATCATATGTAGTAAACTCAATTAGTGCATCATTTGCAGCAACTGCAAGTTCTGCTGATTTATTTAACGTACGAACAAGTTTAACTGCATCTAATTTATTAGTAAGCGGAACAATTACCGCACAAACCCTAGTAGTTCAAACAATTACATCTTCTGTAAGCTGGATTACTGGATCAACAAAATTTGGTAATTTATCAACAAATACGCATCAATTTACAGGTAGTATAACAATAACAGGATCACTAACAATAGGTAGTGGTAGTATAACAGGATCTAGGATAAATCCTAGAACCGCAACAACAGCTTCAGTAGGTATATATACACCAAATATAGATGTAGCTGATGTTTTTACTATTACTGGACAAACAGCATCTTTAGCATTTAATAATCCTTCAGGTAGTCCAGTCAATGGCCAAAGAATGATTATTAGAATTGAAGATGATGGAGTTGGTGCAAGAGCTTTAAACTTCACAGGATCTCAATACAGAGCATCAACAGAATTAGCATTCCCAGCATCATCATCTCTAAGCAAAACTTTATACTTAGGTTTTATATATAATTCAACAGATACTAAGTGGGATTTATTAGCTAAAATTGATAATTTTTAATAGTATATGGGAAGTGCAATTTTTAGAAATTATCTTACATCTAGTATCTGGATAGCTCCATCAGGATCAGCTATCACAGCTTCATGCTGGGGTGGTGGAGGTGGAGGTCAAGATACTGACATAGAAATACCAGCAAATGGTGTTGGTGGTGATGGTGGATCATACGCAAGAAAAATATTAACAGTTGTATCAGGAAGTTCTTATATAGTAAAAGTTGGTGCGGGTGGACCGGCAACAAGTAATGGATTTACGTCACCTGGAGGTGATAGTTGGTTTAGTGGATCAACTATAGTTCGTGCAAAAGGTGGTAATAGTGCCGCAACTAATATAGGAGATGTTACATATACAGGAGGGGCTGCAGGAATCGGTGGTGGTGGTGGAGCAGGATCAACAGGAAATGGAGGAGGCGGTGGTGGACTTACAGGAGGAACAGGAACCGCAGTAAGTGGAGGTAACGGAGGAACTACGCCAGGAACCAATGCAAATGGAAGAACAGGAAGTTTATATGGTGGTGGTGGATCAGGAGGAGCAACGACTGGAATTACAGACTATGGTGGAGCTGCAGGAGCAGAAGGACTAGTTATATTATCGTATCCTGGAAGTTCATCTCTAGAGCAGTTTATTTCAACTACTACTTGGGTTTGCCCACAAGGAGTATCTTTTGTTACAGCTTCTTGTTGGGGAGGCGGAGGTAGTGGAGGAGACGCTGATGTTAGGGCATCAGCAACAGATGGTCGTGCAGGAGGTGCGGGAGGTGGTGGAGCTTTCGCTAGAAAAGTAGTTCCAGTAATGCCAGGCACTTCATATACAGTTACAGTAGGTGGACCAAACCAAGATAGTTGGTTTGTTTCTACAACTACTGTTTTAGCTAGATCAGGAAGTAATGGACAGAGTGCAACTTGTGGACCAACTATATGTACAGGTGGAACAGGTCGTGCGGGTGGATCTGCAGCAGGATCAATAGGAGATATAACATATTCTGGAGGATCTGGAGGTAGTACCGGAGGTGGCGGCGGCGGCGCTGCAGGTCTTATAAATACAGGTTCAAATGGTGCTAGTGGAGGAGGAGGAGGAATAGGAGGAGGCCCTTATGCTGGAAAAGGTGGAGATGGAGATATAGGACTTGATCAAAATGGATTACCAGGAGGTTATTTTGGAGCAGGTGGAGGTGGAGGTCCATTATTTGATAATGGAGACGGAACTTTTTCAGCAAATTCTGGCGGCGCCGGGGCACAAGGTCTAGTAATATTAGAATACACACCAATAATACAATCAGCAGTAGCAGGAGCATTTTTTAGTATTTTATAAAATAAGTATAATTAATAATAATATCAAATGGTAATAGATAGCGGTACAGCAACAAGTTCATTTTATGTTAGTGGAACACTATCAGTAACTGATGGCATTACAGGTTCATTATTTGGAACCTCTTCATGGGCTACCTCAGCTTCTTTTGCAGTAACTGCATCTAATAGTATAACCGCTTCATTTGCACTTAACGCTGGAGGTGCTACAGGAGATAAAATTGTTACAGGTAGTATAACAGCTTCTGTTAACGTAACAGGCGCGGCATTTAGAATTGATAGTGGATCTACTTCATTTGTTTATGTAAATAATATTGGTAATTTAGGTATAGGTACAACAGTGCCTGCTGCAAAACTTCAAGTATCAGGAACTGCTAACCTTTTAAATATTAGAGGATCAGGAAGCTCTGCTACACAATCACTATTCACAGTTGATGGAGCCGCAGGACGTCTATTTAGTGTAAATGACTCTCTTTCCGGATCCTTATTCTCGGTTAATACAATAGCGGGTTTACCGGTTATAGAAGCGTTTTCAGATAATACTGTCAGAATAGGTCAGTATGGACAAAAAGCATTATTTGTTTCGCAATCTAGAGTTGGTATAGGAACTGAAATACCAACCGCTTTATTACATATTACGGGTTCTACAGGAAATATTTTTGAACTTGATGGATCTGGATCTATTAATGCGTTAATTGTTAGTTCATCAGGACGTATAGGTATAGGTACTGATACTCCTGCAGGTAGATTTGATATTTCATATCCTGGAAATCTTAATGATCCGACTATTCTTTTAGGAGCAGATGATACAGGAGGAACATCTAGAACAAATAATACAACAAAAGTAGCTAGAATAGGAGTGGCTCACTATAGTAGTAGTGCAACTGCGTCTGCTATATTAATAGCTGATTCAAATGCTACTGATAATAGAGTATTTATTGGAGGAGGATCGTCTTATCTAAATGCTGCTACTCAAATTTTATTTTATACAGGTCCAACAACAGCTTCTTTAACAGGAACAGAAAAATTAAGAATTAGTGGTAGTGGACAAATAATAGTAAGTAGTTCTGTTTCAATATCTGGATCACTAACGGTAACTACTGGATCAATTAAAGGAAACGTTGAAACTAGTAGATTAATCTTTGGAACAGTTAATTCAAATCCATCTGTAAATCAAAATGATTTTGCTCCTGTAGGATGGGATGACGCAGATCCAGCAAAATCAACAACTATAGATATTTCTGGAAGTGCATCTATAAAAATAACTGGATTAGGTGGAGGAGTACATGGCCGAATTGCAGTTTTAAGAAATGCGTCTCCTGATAGACTTATAATATTAGAAGATAATGCAACATCTTCTTTATCTGGAAATAGATTTGATTTTAGAAATCCTGTATTTTTAATACCAAATGGAACTATACAATTACAGTATGATTCAACATCTTCAAAATGGGAACCAATAGGATCTTCAGAAGGTATTGGATTCCAAGAATTTTTTGATCAGTATGAAGAATTTTTAGGATTCAATATAGTATCTTCTAGTAGTACTGATACAGCAGGTCTTTGGACAGGAGTAGCTTCCGGAGCTTTTAGTTCTATTGGTACTAGTAGCTATTTACAAAATACAACAGAAAGACCTCTAGGTATTTACGATATGAATGTAGGTAGTACAGCAGCGGGTCGTGCACATATAGGAACAAGAACATCAGCATCAATACAACCAGGTTATGGGCAAGGAATAATGCTAACAAGATTAGCTTTACAGCAACCCGCAACCGCTACAGAAAACTTTCAAGTTTTTACAGGTTGGCATGATTCAATAACTGGTGGCGGTACTACATTTGGGTTTCCTAGAACTGGAATTTATTGGATGTATAATAGTGGATCAGGTGCTGCTGGTAGTAACTGGCAGGCTGTTGCCGCATCAGCAAGTTTATCTTCATCAGCTACTGTAGGACCTACTGTTGATAGTAACTATGTATGGCTTGGCATTTATGTAAATTCTCAATGGAATAGAGGAACTTGGTTCTATTCAACAGATACTGTTACCTGGTTTATAGCTCAAGATACAGCACCAAGTGGAAACTCTATTACAGGTTCTCAAATTGGATTTGGTGTAACTGCAGTCAAAGCAATAGGAACAACAGGAAGATTAATTACAATAGATGCCCTAGCACATAGGTATGATATAAATAGAAACTAAAAATATTTTACTAAAAATATATTTTAGATTATTTTTATATATTTATAAATAAACAATAATTTATGACAACAGTATTAATTATCTTAGCAGTTATTGCGCTTGGTTTTATTGTTTACAAATTAGAGAAAAAACCAAAAGAACTAAATCTTCCAGAAGCTCCTGAAAAAATTGAGCCAATTGAAATCACAGCTGCTAAATCAAGCTTAACTACAAAAGTAGTAAAAAAATCAACAGCAGTAAAAAAAGCAGGAACTACTGCAGTTAGAAAAACTCCTAAAAAACTTTAATAAAAATATAATCATATAATTTAATAGCTCTCCTAATAAGAGAGCTTTTTACTTTATCAATTTACTTTATATATTTATTATAAAATATTGTTATGGGAAAAATTACAGATAATGAGTTGCAAAGAATTCAATTAGTAAAAAGAGATGCAATTGAAGTTGCTACCGCTTTAGGAGAATTAGAATTTCAAAGAATCACAATAGAACTTTTAATTGAGCAAGAAAAAGAAAAAATAAAAGATATAAAAAAGAGAGAGCAACAAATCTTTTTAGAATTAAAAGAAACTTACGGAACAATTAGCATAAATATTGAAACGGGAGAATTTAACTAAAGTGTTTTGAATAAAGTATTGATATTTATTACTAGATAAAAATAATATAAATGGCCGAAACACTTATTAGCCCAGGAGTTTTCTTAAATGAAAACGATTTATCCCAGATAACACAAGGACCAATAGCTGCAGGCGCAGCAATTGTAGGCCCTACTGTAACAGGTCCAGTAAATCTTCCTACATTAGTAACTACCTATTCACAATACAAAGCTCTATTTGGAGCTGCGTTTATTTCAGGAGGTGCTAACTACGAATATTTAACTAGTATTGCAGCTCTTAATTATTTTGAACAAGGAGGAAGTTCTCTTCTTGTTACGAGAGTGGCTTCAGGATCTTATACACCGGCAACTGCATCTATTCAAGCACAAGACGGAACTAGAACTTCTTTTGTGTTAGAAACACTTTCAGTTGGTGATGTAATGGATAACTTTAGTGCATCTATGTATAGCGTAACTGCATCTTCTGGATTATTATCTTCTGGTTCCTCTGCTAATATTCGTTGGGAAATTACTTCCGCAGATACAGGATCAGGATTATTTAGTCTTATTATACGTCGTGGTGATGATTATAACAATAGTAAAACTATTTTAGAAAGCTGGAATAATCTTTCTCTTGATCCTAATCAAAATAACTATATTTCTTATGTTATTGGTGATCAAGCAGTAACTGTAAAAACAGATGAATATGGTGAAAATTATATTCAATTAAGTGGATCATATCAAAATAAATCTAGATATGTAAGAGTTAAATCTGTAAATTTATCTACTCCTGGATACTTTGATCAAACAGGTCAACCAAGAGCCCAATATACAGCATCTTTACCAGAAACTAGTTTCCCTCTTATAAGTAGTTCTTTCCAAGCATCAGGTGGATACGGTGGATTTGGTAGCGCAATTGGAGCAATTTATGGATCTTTTGGAAAAGCTGCGGTTAATTTGTTTGAAGCAATTCCTAGTCAAAATTCAGTAGTTTCTAGTCCTGCTACAAATATTCAAGGATTGCACGCTAGTGATTATAATGTAGCTCTTAGTCTATTAGCTAATAAAGATGCTTATGATTTCAATGTGATCTATGCACCAGGATTAACTACACAAAATGCTTCTAGTACTGTATCTGATATTTTACTTCTTGCACAAGGTCGTGGAGACGCTATTGCAGTAGTAGATATGGTAGGATACGGACAAAATATATCAACAACTGTAAGTAATGCATCAACTTATGATAACTCATATGGTGCAACATATTGGCCGTGGGTTCAAATTAGAAGTCGTGAAACAGGAAAAATTAATTTCGTTCCAGCTTCTACATTAGTTCCTGCTGTATATGAATACAATGATAAAGTATCTGCTGAGTGGTTTGCACCTGCAGGTATGAATAGAGGTTCATTATCTACAGTGCTTCAACCAGAAAGAAAATTAACTGTTAATGATAGGAATACACTTTATCAAGGTAAAGTAAATCCAATAGCAACCTTCCCAGGTGTTGGAACAGTAATCTATGGACAAAAGACACTTCAACAAAAGCCATCTGCTCTTGATAGAGTAAATGTAAGACGCCTGTTAATTGCCCTTAAAAGTTATATTGGTCAAATTGGTGAGACAATTGTATTCGAGCCAAATACTCAAGTAACTCGTAATAAATTCTTAAACCAAGTTAATCCTTACTTAGAAACAGTACAACAAAGACAAGGTCTTTATGCTTTCCAAGTAGTTATGGATGAAACTAATAACACACCAGACGTAGTAGATCGTAATCAATTAGTTGGTACAATCTATTTACAACCAACAAAGACTGCGGAATTCATTCAACTTGATTTCAACATTCTTCCAACTGGTACTTCATTTGGCCAATAAAATAAATAAAATTTAAGATGAACGATAATACAATCCTAAGAATTAAAGTACCTGCTCACTTATATGAAAGTGTAAAAGAGCAATTAACATTAAAGGAAAATAAAAAGCAGCTTCAAGAAGAGATTACTGCAACTGATGAAGAACTTATGGCCTTCTATGAGAAAGTTAAGCAAGAAGTAGAAGCCGGAACAGATTTAGAATCAGCAATTCACTATGCAAAGTTTGATATGAATAATCCAGACGCTGCTAAAGAATTATCTTCTATGAATGAAGCCAAAAAACAAAATTATGGTGCTGGTTATTCTGTAGTAAAAGAAAAGAAAATGAAAACTCCTAAAGACGGAATGAAAAAAGTTGAAGAAGATAAAGGATACATGGGAACCGGATATGATTCTCCTGAAGAGATGGGAGTATCTATGATTAAAAAAGAAACAAAAGATAAAGAAATGGAAAAGAAAACTCGCACATTAGACGAATTAAAAGCTGCTAAAGCTAAACTTAATAAGAAGATTGAAGAAATGGAAGGTGGAAATGAAAAAGGAGAAAAAATTGAAGAAGGTGGTGTTTTTGCTGATCCTAATTTCTGGGCTGGTATTGGAGGTCTACTTCTTGGATCTGTTCCTTTCATCAAATTAAAATATGATCAATGGAAGTATGCTAAGACTCCTGAAGAAAAGAAGCAAATGGAAAAAGAGTTGGCTAATGCTATTCAAAGTAAGATGTCTGGTGGCATGTAATAAATAATTTTGTTATCGAATATTTATAAGTAGATTGCCAATAGTTTACAGACATATAAGAAAAGATAAAAATAAGCCGTTTTACATAGGAATAGGAGAGTCTGAAGATAGAGCTTACGAAACAAAAGGTAGAACAAGAGCTTGGAAAAATATATCAAAGAAAGGTTACGACGTAGAAGTTCTTTTTAATGATCTGAGTTGGGAAGAAGCCTGTGAGAAAGAAGTAGAGTTTATAGCTCTATATGGTAGAAGAGATAAAAAGGCTGGCACTTTAGTTAATATGACTGATGGAGGTGAAGGTACCGTTGGATATAGACACACAGATAAGACAAAAGAAAAGTGTAGATTAGTTACATCAGGAGAGAATCACCCTTTTTATAATAAAAAAAGGCCTGATCACGCTGATAAAATGAAAGGTGAGAATAACCCTTGTTTTGGTAGAATTGGAGATAAACATCCGTTTTTTGGAAAAGAGGGGTATTGGAAAGGAAAAACTACTTCGGTTGCTAAAAAAATAGTTTATGAAGGAATAGAATTTGAATCACAAAATAAACTAGCAAAATATTTAAATAAATCAAGGTCATACATCACAAAATTGATTAAACAAGATAAATTATAACAATATGCCTGTCCTCGATCCGAATGAGATAATGTTTACGGCGTTTGAACCTACAGTATCAAATCGCTTTGTCATGTACATAGATGGTATTCCATCTTATATGATTAAAAAAGCTGATGCTCCTGGTGTTACTTTAAACGAGATCAAAATAGATCATATTAATGTTTATCGTAAGATCAAAGGTAAAGCTGAGTGGAAAGACATGACTTTAGCACTTTATAACCCTATTTCTCCTTCTGGACAACAAGCTGTAATGGAATGGGTACGTCTTCACCATGAGTCAGTAACTGGTCGTGATGGTTACTCTGACTTTTATAAGAAAGACCTAAACCTTTCTATCATCGGTCCAGTAGGTGATATTGTAAGTGAGTGGATTATTAAAGGTGCTTTCATTAAAGAAGCCTCTTTCGGAAGCTATGACTGGTCAACATCTGATCCAACTGAATTAACTATCTCAATAGGAATGGATTATTGCGTTTTGAACTACTGATATAATATTAAGTGTTTAACTACTAATAGAAAAAAACAAATATTTAAAAAGAAGCTCCTTACTAGGGGCTTTTTTTATTTTAAAAAACTAAATATTAGTATATTTATATATAAATACATAGTTTATGTCAGAACAAAAGTTTACGATTCCAACAGAAATGATAGACCTACCTTCAAAAGGTCTAATTTACCCTAAAGAAAGTCCTCTATCATCAGGACAAATTGAAATGAAGTATATGACAGCAAGAGAAGAAGACATTCTTACGAATGTTAATCTACTTCGTCAAGGCCTTGCAATTGAAAAAATGCTTAAATCACTTATTAAGTCTCCTATTAATTATGATGATCTCACTTTAGGTGATAGAAATGGTCTTCTTATTGCAGCTAGAATACTAGCTTATGGTAAAGACTACTCCTTTAAGTACAAGAACTCGAATACAGACGAGGAAGAGACCGTGAATGTAGATCTTCAAGATCTTAAATATAAGGTCATGGATGAGTCCCTATTCAACAATAAGAATGAATTTGATTTTATCCTACCATATTCAAAAAATACAGTTACATTTAAAGTACTTTCAGTAGCAGAAGACAAAAAAATTGATGAAGAGATTAAAGGTATGAAAAAAATGGTTGGTCAAGAAGCCGGCTTAATTTCTACTAGATTAAAACATCAGATCCTTTCTGTTAATGGAGATTATTCTACAAAAACAGTTCGAGATTTTGTTGATCAAGGATATCTCCTATCCAGAGATGCAATAGAGCTTCGTAGACAGATTGAAAAGGTAACCCCTGATATTGATCTTAATATTACATTTCTTTTAAAGGATGGCACGGAGGTATCTTCAGGCCTTCCAATGACGGCTGAATTCTTTTTTCCCGGGGCATAGTTATAGATCTCAATTCATGACAGAAGTATTTGAACTCACCTACCATGGCGGTGGTGGCTTCACTTATTCTGAGGTCTGGAACATGGACATTCCTAAACGCCGATTTAATCTAAAGAAGATAAATGAATATCTTGAGAAGGTTGAAGAGATTCGTAATGAGTCCAGACAGAAGATAACAGAGAAGACAGATCCCAATAAATTAAAGATCCCAGATTTTGTAAAATCTAAATCTGAAGAAAGTACCTTTGTTTCTAAAGTAAAAACAAAAAAGTAAATATTTATTTGTAGGTAATACTAATAAATGGCAAACGACAATAAATCACAGCAGAATATTCAAGAGACGGCATCATCTTTATCGACTGCTCAATCTGCTGCTGCGTCTAGTGTAACTGGCGCATATATTGCTACTAATAAAGAATTCAAAGAATCTATCAATTTACTCAATAAAATGAATAAATTAATAGACGATTCTGTATCAAAAACTCAAAGTTTTGAAAAGTCTACTATTAATATAAAAAGAATTGAGCAAGAAAGAGAAAGAATTCAAAGAAAACAATTAAATTTAGAAGCCCAATTAAAAACCGTATCTGACGCTGATCAGCAAAAAGCATCGGAATATGTTAAAAAATTAGAAGATAGAAAAAAGTTAGAGGAAGAAATTATTAGAAAAAGATCATTAGGACAAAGAATAAGTACCGCGGCTTTACAAACTTTAGAAACAGAAATTACAGATATAGAAAAGATACTAACTGCTGAACAATTAACAGCAGTTGCAATTCAACAAAGTAATAAAGGATTAGAAGAAAGAATCAATCTTGTAAATGAAGAACTAAAAAAGGAAGAACAAATAAAAAAAGAGTTAGGTTTTATAGGCGGCGGTTTAAAACTGATGAATAAGTACTTACTATTCGGTAAAGACTTATACGGTAAAATGGTTGAAGAAGCGAGAGAGGGCGATAAAGCTACTAAGAATTGGGTAGCTACCGCAGCTTTATTAAGTGTTAGTTTATATGCTGCTGGAAAAGGAATACAAAAATTCGCAGAATATGGAAATAAAGGCATAGGAGCATTAACAGGTACTGGAGGTCCTATCTCTAAATTAGTTTCTCCATTTACTGAATTAATAAGTAAGATTCCTATTGTTGGAGGACTAATTGGAGGCGTAGTTGATATGTTAGCTAATGTTGCAGATTATGCAACAGAAGCAGGATCACAAGTGCAACTATTCGCTAGAAATCTTTCAATGTCTGTTACCGATGCTACAAATTTAAATAAGCAGTATAGTAATACAGCACAGGCTTCAGGAGATTTATTATTTAATGCAAAAAAGTTTAGAGAAACTCAATTAGAAATTGCAGAAGCTACAGGCAGAAACAATTTACTATCAGATAAAAGTTTACAAACTCAGATACAATTAAAAGAGCTTGCAGGAATAGATCTTGAAACAAGAAAACAACTTGTAGACACAGAAATTATTTCAGGCGTTCAACAAGATAAGATTGTTAAAGCTTCAATGGGGACTTCTAATTTTATACAAAAAACATTAGGAATTTCTATAAAATGGCAAACTATACTTAAAGAAGCTTCTAGTTTATCAGGAGTTTTAGGATTATCTTTTGCAAAATATCCAGAAAAATTAACTAGATCTTTAGCTACAGTTAAGTCAATGGGTCTAGAATTAAAACAATTAGATGGAATAGCAGATTCATTTTTAGATTTTGAATCGTCTATATCAAAAGAGTTTGAAGCTCAATTATTAACAGGTAAAGATATTAATCTAGCTAAAGCTCGTGAAGCATTTTTAAATAACGATTTAGTAACTGCAGGGAAAGAGTTAGTGTCGCAATTAGGAACATCGGGAGAGTTTTTAAGTTATAATAGAATACAACAAGAAGCTCTTGCTGGATCTGCTGGTATGACTAGAGATCAAGTTGCTGATATGTTAAAACAGCAAGAACTATTTTCTAGATTACAAGTTAATGATATTAAAGGATACCAACAAAAGGTATCTTTAATGACACAAACTATAGAAGGTCAAAAAGAGCTGGTTAGTTTATTAGGTGAAGAAGAATATAGTAAAGTAATGAGTCAAACGGCTACTGAAAAAATAGCTAACTTTATAGAAAAAATAAAACAATCCTTTGCAGACTTATTAAGTAGTTCTAGTTTTAAAGGATTCTTAGATAAGGTACTAAATTTTATATCTGATCCTAAAAATATAGAGGCTTTTATGTCTAAAATAACAGGTTTTGTTTCTACTATGATTAGTGCTATTGCTGGTGTAGTTAATGCTTTAGATTATATATCATTTGGATCTATAGACAATAAAATAATTGATAATTTAAATTCATACGCTAGTGAAATAGGAGGATTAAAAATAGGCGCTTTAGCACCTGCAGGAGGAGTATCAGTAGAACAGAATCAAACAAAATCTAGTATAGCGGCAACTGCGGCTCCCGCTGTAGCAGTTGATAATATGAGTATGAGATCAAATAATAATGCATCTAAAGTTTATAACGTTATTATAGTAGATCCTATAACAGGAAAATCAGTAGAAAAGGTTATAGATCAAGCAACTTATGAAAAGTTTGGCGGAACAATGGGAAAATAATAAATTAAATGGCACTAATAGATTTAAGAACAAATTTAAAAAGTTTAAAATATGGGTCTGATAGACCTGGTGGTGGATCATCTGGCCAACCCTATATACAAACTAATATACCACCTACCAATTTAGTAACTCTAAATCCAGATACTATTGGTGGAGCAGGAAATACAAATCCAATATACAGAATTAATTCTACTGGAGGTTTAGATTTTCCTATTAGAGGTGGAGCTATAAATTTTCAATTAGGAAATCAAACTTTTACACTATCTAGCCAAATAGATAAATCTAGAATAAAAAAATTTTTTGAAGATGCACCTAGAGGTAAAGCTTTTATAGATAAACAAGTAGGATTACAATTATCTAATCCTAAAATGGAAACAGGTAATACTCTAGTAGGATTTAATCAATCAAATCCTTTACCTGGATTATTAGAAAACACAAGGGTTTATAATTTAGGTAAAAATACACTTGCACAAGTAGGAGTTCAAGGTACTGGTGTTCATGCAATAAGACACGGTATAATTCCTTTTAATCCATTCCAAAAAAATTATTACGCTATAGTAGATGCACAAAATATAAATAATAGTGGAGCTACAAATAGATTACTAAATCTAACAGCATTAAAAATATCTACTGGTCCAACAGAATTCAATGATGTAAGAAATATCCCAGATATTAATTTAATTAATACTCTTGGAATATCTCTAAACAGAAATCTTATATTTCAATATCTTGGAGGACCTGGATCTACATATGGCGTTGGAGTAACAACTATTAAAAGAGCGGTAGATACAACTAGATTAAAATCTAGCAGAACTATGGTTTATGATCAATTAAGAATTCAAGATATTAATAATATAACAGATGGAGTTGCTACTACTAATATACAAGATTTTAGAACTCAATTACAAGAATACGATCCTGAAAAAAATTGGTTAAAGCAAGATAGCCTTGAATATAAATTCTTTATTGATAAAGAAGATAAGATGAATTTAATGGAGACTTTTTCATTTGAAAATAAAAAAGCTCCGTGGGATGATATAGATAATAAAACTAATTCAAAAGATATAATAAAATTTGTATTTGAAGCAATCAGCAATGATAATACTAATAGTTCACAAGCAATATTTTTTAGGGCATTTTTAACTGCTGGAATTACTGATAATAATTCAGCTCAATTAAATGCATTTAAATACATGGGTAGAGGAGAAAATTTTTATACATATCAAGGTTTTGATAGATCTATAAGTTTTTCATTTAGAATAGCTGTTGGATCTAAAAATGAATTAATGCCACTATACAGAAAATTAAATGCTTTAATGAATCAAGTTTATCCTGATTATAGTTCTAAACAAGGAATCATGAGAGCTCCTGTTGTTAGAATTACTATAGGAGATTATTTACATAGAGTTCCTGGATTTATAGAAAATGTAAATGTAACTATAGATAATAACACTACTTGGGAAATTAATCCACAAGATTTAGAATATATTGGATTAAATGGAAACATAGCGCAACTTCCACAAGTTGTAGATGTATCTATATCGTTTAAACCTATTATGGATATACTTCCTAACAGAGGACAATTTAATTCTTCTTTAATAGTTAATAGCCCATTAAAACAAACAAATACTGAACAAACTAGTATTCCTAGTCCTAATCCTGATGTTTCTGAAAATATGGATGCTATAGTATCTGGAACAGACACTGATGCAAATCAACAAGCGGCCAAAAAACTTAATATAAATACTGGACAAACACCTCAGCAAGCTAAAAAAGCAAAAGCAAAAACAAAACCTATTGAAAATATGCCTCCAAAATTACCACAAACAAGAAAAAATGGTTGGATGATTGCAGGTGGTGACGAATCATTAGCTGTGCCAGAAAAATATAATAAATTAAGTTTGATCTCAGGAGATTTATACTTTGAAAAATAAATAATAAAAATGGCATCAAGATATCAAAATATACAAATAACAAAATATCAAGATAAAGGAGATCAATATTACTTAAATAATATTTATCCAGAAATTCCGCTATCAGAAAATGATAATTATGTTATAGCAACATTAGGAGATAGATTAGATTTATTAGCATTTGATTTTTATGGCGATACTAGTTTTTGGTGGGTCATAGCGTCTGCAAATTCACTGCCAGGAGATTCTTTATATCTAGAGCCTGGAATACAATTGCGAATACCTAATGATATATCTGTAATATTAAATCAATATAAGTATACAAATTTAACTAGATAATATGGCAGGACTAGATAATAATATATCTAATATAATAGGAAAAAAACTGCCTCAATGGGTTTTAAATCAATTAGAAATAAGAGCAAATCAAAATTCTAAAGACTCAAGAGACAATGATAATATTTTATATCTAGCAAATAAAACTGCTTGGGTAAGATTAGTATCTTCTGTTAATCTAAGTGAATCAGATCAGAAATATTTTAAAGGAATAGTAGGAGAATCTAGTATAACTAGTCCAGAATCTTTAGCAAAAGAATTTGTTCTTTTTGCAGGAACTTCTAAATATTTAGGAAAAAATTCTTATGGAATAAGATCTGGATTAGGTAAAGGCGGAGCTTACGGAATGTTAGGAGAAAAAGAAATTCAAGATTATGGTTATAGACCAATGCCAGGCATTACTAGTGTTAATATAGAAACTCAAGGGCGTTTAGGATCTGTTAGAGCTGCTACAATTAATTTTAAATGCTGGGATAAAAATCAATTAGATATATTAGATGCATTGTATTTTAAGCTTGGGTTTACTATGTTTTTAGAATGGGGACATACATTTTATTATCCTAATAATTCTAATAAAATAGAGACAACGGAAATATATAGCATAGATCCTTTTGAAGAAAATTTAACAAAAGAAGAGATATCAATTCAGATAGCTAAAAATTCAAGAGATTCAGATGGTAATTATGATGCCATGCTTGGAATGGTTACTAATTTTAATTTTTCGTATAATCAAGAAGGGGGATTTGATTGTACTTTAAAACTTATGGCTTTAGGAGTTCTTGGAGACTCAATAAAAATTAATAATGCGGGAGTACTTCCTAATTTATTAAAAGAAGAAATATTATCGTATAATAATACGTTAAATACAATATCTCAAGATCTAGCAAAAAAAGCAGCTGCCGCAGCAAATATAGCTAATCTATCAAATCAGCCTCCAAAAATAGATAAATTAAAAGCTGATGACTTTTTTAATACATACATAAAACCTAATCCAAATCCAGAATCAAACACAACGGCGGTTCCAACAAATGCTCCAGGTGGTGGTTATACAATAGAAACTAAAACACGTTTAAATTCTAAATATATTGGAGGAAATATTAGTCTTAATGCTACAGATAATGAATCTTATAAAACAATAGATGCAACTTTTAATACTCCTGCATATGGTACTGTGTATTTTATAAGAAAGCAAAAAGGTTTTATTCCACTAAGAGAAGATTTAATTAAAAATGTAAAAGTTAGTTTAGATGCCCCTAGAATATTTAGTAAATTAGATAGCGTAGTTATAGGTGGTATAAAAGGATATCAAGATCCTAGAGTTTGGGATATTCCTACCCAATATTTAGAGAGCACAAAAGATATAATACAAAAACCAATAACTAGTATTCAAAAGTTTTTTAGCGCATTAACTATACCTAATTTAGCGGTTACTGCTATTGATCTTTTTAGCGATGTTCTTAAATCTGATATAAAAACTGGAACAAGTGAATTAGATAAAGCTAATGATATAGCAGTTTTAAAAGTGCCCTATAAAAGTACAAATGGATTTTCATATAATTTAAAAATACAAAGAAAATTATGGGCAATTTCTGATAGAACAGACATTGTAGGATCTTATGGAGCCGCAGCAGCCGGCAGGACATATACAAATAATGCATACTACTACATAACTACTGAAGAATTTGTAGAGCAACTTAAAGGAGTTTTAGAACTTGGAACAAATACTTTTGAAGTAAAAAATGCAGGTCAAAATACAACAGTAAAATTTACAATACCGTTTACTAGAGACTCAGCTATTGAGGTTGCTGGAAGTGAAAAAATAAACGGAGACGGAAGTGTTACAAAAATTCCACAGACTGTAAAAAAAGAAAGTGTAATGTATCAATTATATGTAGAAATATCTGTAGATGATAGTTCATTAATAAGTGGCATTATAGTTTCTGATCCTAATATTATAGAACCTTTAGATTTTATATCTCAAAAAAAGCTAGTAGATCAAGATCAAAAACAAGTTAATACAGAAGAAGAACAAAAGAAAGCGCAAGAAGCTATATCAACACAAATAACTCAAGCAATTAATTTACAATCTTCTTTAGAAATAACTCTAAGAACAATTCAAGTACATGCTTTAAATCAGGCTATTAATAAAGCCGGAAACGATTTAGAAATAGGTCGTAAAGTATATAAACTTGATATGTTAGAATCATCTCAAAGATCATTTACAAATCAAATATTTACAAACGGAATATTTAGTCCATTTTTAAATGAATTATTATCTGAGCCTTCAAAAATAGACGATTCTTTATATTCACAAAAAAATGGAAAAGAAAAAATAAATGTATTAGATAGACTTAAAATATATTCAAAATATGGTTTTGCTACAAGTTTATTAGGAAATAAAGCTACTATTGATACAATAGAACCTACTGATTTTAAACAGATATTAAATGCCTATGTAATACCGTATCAAATTAATCAAGAAATCATTAAAGGTGTTTCAACAAACCACCCAGTGTATATTCCTTTAAGTTTATTATTAATGATAGTAAATCACACATGCACTATTTATGATACAAAAAAATTAATTGATTTACAAACTCCTTTAGTTTATGTAGATTTTAATACAGAAATAAATTTCTTTTTAAGTAATAAAAAACAATTAACTACAAATCCTTGGGTTACGTTAATTCCATTTGAAGGAAGTAACTCTGATTTTGCTACATTGTTTGATCCAAATATATTACAAAACAAAGGTACTGAGATTAAACCAGTTTCAGGAAGTGTAGAAGTAATTAAATTATATAAACCAGAAACTGATGATCTACTTTCTGGAAATTTACCTTCTATTAAATTTGGAGATATTAAAATAAGTAATGTTTATAGAGGAAAAACTATGAATATATTACTTAATATAGACTACTTAGTTAAGTTAGTTGAAGAATACAGTTTAAAAGATGGTACAAATAGTGTTTATTTAAAAACATTTTTAGAGAAAATACTTTCAGATGTAAATAAGTACTTAGGTAATTTTAATGCTTTTAGATTAGCATATAATGATGCAGCAAATACTTTTCAAATAGTAGATGATCAATTTATACCTGCACTATCTGGAGAAGATCAAGTTACACCGGATAATAGACCTACATCAAATACAGATAATAGAACCGGACTTCCTTTATATGGTAAAAAATCTATAGCAAAATCATTAGAAATAAAAACAGAAATAAGTAGTAAATTAAGTAATTTAATTGCTATATCTGCTAATTCTAATGCAACTAATAAAGCAACACTATCAACTAATGGTGATAATGTAGGATTTATAAATACATCATATGTAGATAGATATGTGCAAGATAGATTAGAAGTAAATCCGCCTAAAATAAATAGCGATAGTGGTTTAGATACAATAAAAACATCCGCTGCTCAATTTAATCAAACAATTAATGATTTTTATAGTAAAATTAATCCTTCTGAAAATTCAGTAGGACACGCAACAAATTACTATATTGATAAAATGAGTAAAATAAAAAATAATGATTATGCTACTAGAGCATCTACTATGATACCTGTATCTGTTAATTTTAGTACTGATGGAATTTCTGGTTTAGGAATGGGGCAAGCATTTACTATTCCTGATCAATTACTACCATATACTTATAGTGCTAGAAATTCTAAGGAAAATTTAGATACTAAAAAAGATTTCATAAATAAAGTAGGTTTTGTAATGGTTGGTCTTACACATACTATTGAAAGTAATCAATGGAATACAGCAGTAAGAGCGAATATGATATTCTTAAAAGATAAAACAGACTTCTCAGGTTCTGTAGAAAAATTACCTCCTAAAGATGAAGTATTTGGAGTAGATCAAAATATTTTCAATACTATTAATACTACGCCGCAAACAAATTTTGTTGCAGAAAATAATGAAGCTAAAAAATCAGCAGATGCATATATAGGAAGAACTTTAACTGCTGATGAATGGAATCAATTAATTAGGGCAACATTTGCAGAAGCATCTGGTAATCAAACAGAAAGGGCGTATGTAATGGGAGTAATATTAAATAGAGCTAGAACAAATTTTAGAAATTATGGTAGAAATATTACAGATCAATTAACTGCGGTAAATCAATTTCAAGCCGTTACCGGTACTAAATATGAACCCGGACCCTCAGTTAATTATAGAACAGGACCTAATAAAACATCATCAGATAGTATATATGGTGCTGCTGTAAATATATTAGCAGAAGTTCCAAAAAATTATTTATCATTTACGTCGGCTCTTCCTAGTGCCTATGGAAAAGGTACAGACATAGGATACATACAAGTTCTTTTAAATAAAGGCGGAAAACGAATAGGAGACACAATATTCGCATAAATAAAAATATATGTTAAGATATTATCCAGCATTTAAAATTATAACTAATCTAAATACAAAAGGAGAGGAGTTTACTTTAAATAATAAACCCTATGCCGGAAAGTATTATGAAACATATGACAATAAAGCATTTACAGGATCTGATCCTGAATCAGGTCCTAGTGAACAGCTAAAAAGAATTCCTAGATATAAATCAGCTCCTGGTTTAAATAATTTAAATATAACAGATAAACAAAGAAGTGAATTAGCAAGTAAAACAGAAGTAAAACCAAATAGAATACAAGGAAAACCAAATTCTTTTTATCCAATACCAGACGAAGAAGATTATAGAAGGGGATATTTGATAAGATACTTTACTAAAAAAGAAAATGAAAAAGGTTTTATTATAGAAATATCTAGAGACGAATACAATTCTATTATAAATGGAACTGCAGATTATGATATTACTATATATCAAACAATTCAGATACTTTGGAAAATAACTGGTCCATTAAAAAGTACAAGACTATCTCAATATAATGTAATTGCCGGTATTATTAATACAAATGAAAGGCTAGTAGAATCTGCAAATAAAACTTTTTTAGGAATAAAAGAGTTTATAGGAGGCGACTATATAAAATTTGCAAAACCTACTATGTAAATAGTTTATATATGATCAAATAAGTTTGTTATATTTAGTTTAAATAAAAGGTTATGTATTTCATTATTGAAGATAAAGAACAATTGGATAAACTAGAAATGTCAGATCAGGCATTTATCCAAGTAGTTACTTCTAATGATTATTATCATCCTAAACTTACTAGAGTAAGTCTTATTTACTACAATAATTCAGAAAAAGGCTATATATTTGTTATTAATCATGAAGAAGGATTTTCACTAGATATTAAATTAGTAGAATCATTTCTTCAAAAGCATAATAAGATCTACTTACTAGATAGTAAATTACATTCTTATTTTTTAGATCTTTCAAATTCTATAGATGTTCAATTTATATGCTTAGATAAAAATAATGAATATAGTTCTTTTGAGTGTAATAGCAATGTACATAGAGACTTTTATATAAAGTATCCGGTTCTACCTACTATAAATGAAATTATTCCAATTTCTAAACATTATGAAAAATGTCAATGTCTATATCAATTAGTTAAAGACTATTTTGAATTAGAAATGGACATTGAATTGCAAAATAAATTAATTGATGCATATAAACATGTAGAAGAGACTGGAATAAAAATAGATCTTAATTGTTTTCATGATAAGTTTACATTCCAGCATAAGGAGTATTCTCTATTAGGAGATAAGATTTATTCTTATTATAACTTATATAATTTAACTGCAAGACCAACTAACTCATTTAATGGAGTTAATTTTTTAGCAATACCTAAAGATCAAGATTTTAGAAAGTGTTTTATACCTCAAAATGATTTTTTAGTTGAGTTTGATTTTGATGCGTATCATTTAAGACTTATTTCTGGATTAATTGGTTTTGAATGTCCCAAAGAGTCTATGCATGAATATCTAGGTAAATTATATTTTAATGTAGATAAATTAACTCCTGAGCAGTATAAAGAATCTAAGTCTATTACATTTAAGCAGCTTTATGGAGGTATAGAAAAACAATATCAAAATATTGACTTCTTTAAATCTCTTAATGAATTTATAGAACAGGAATGGAAAAAATATAATGCACATAAAGCACTCATTTTACCTACAGGAAGGATTCTAAGAAAGTTGCCTGATATGAATAAATTAAAGTTATTTAACTACATTGTTCAGAATCTAGAAACTAAAGAAAACATATTCAAGATATTAGAGATAAACAAACTACTAACTAAAAAGAAAACAAAGCTTATTTTAATCACGTATGACTCTTTTCTGTTTGATTTTTCACAAGAGGATGGTAAAACCCTACTAAAAAAGATCAAGACTATCTTAGAAGGGAAAAACATGCTTGTCAAGCACAAATACGGATCTAACTATGCTTTCTAGTAATATTCAATATTTATTAACAGTAAACAAAAGGTTATGGAGCAAATGATCGCAGCAGAAATTACATCAGACCAGCTTATGAATAAATTATTTTGTACTTTTTCGCCAAAAGATGGCTTAGAAGATACACTAAGAGAAATAAATAAAGAATACACAATTCTATATAAAAAGATATTTGTTTTATCCTCAATAGATTCAAATGAGTACTTATGTACTTATAATATTGAAATTGAAGGAGCACAAACTAAAATTCTTCCAAATACTATCTTAGTGCATAGAAAGAAAGAAACTAACACTTTATATACTATTAACGCCCTAAATACTTTAATTAAGAAATTAAATGGCGGCGTACTAGATACTTCTTTCCCAATCACTTGGGATGATTATAAAAACTCGGTTATCCTTACTCAAGGAGATGATCTTAAAAAGTTAAATACTGCTATTCATAAAATAGTTGCTATCTAACTTAAAAGAAAAACTGTTTTAGTTCAAGTTTTTTTGTTACATTTATAAAAATCAGTTACGTATGGACATTTCAGTGTTAAAATCAAGACTGTCGGCTCTACAAAATCCACGTGGAGGACAGAAGAAAGACCTCGCTCAAACCCTTTGGAGGCCTACCGTGGGCAAACATTCAGTAAGGATTGTACCTTCAATGTTTGACAAACAGAACCCATTTAAAGAGGTTCTAATGCATTACGGGATCAATAACAGATCCATGATTAGTTTATCAAATTTTGGCGAAAAAGATCCAATCGTTGAATTTGCACAAGGCTTAAGAAAGTCTAGTGAAAAAGACAATTGGCAAATGGCTAAAAAGCTCGAACCAAAAATGCGTATCTTTGTTCCTGTCATTGTGCGAGGAGAAGAAGATAAAGGCGTTAGGCTTTGGGAATTTGGTAAGCAAGTTTATATGGACTTGTTAAGTATCGCTGAAGATGAGGATGTAGGAGATTATACAGATCCTATTACAGGAAGAGATGTTACAGTTGAGACAGCTGGTAAAGAAACCACTGGATTAATGTATAATACTTCTACTGTTAGGGTACGTACTAAATCTACTCCGCTATCTGATGATGCAGCTAAAGTAAAACTATGGTTAGAAACACAACCAGATCCGCTAACTCAATTCAAAAGGTATAGCTATGAAGAAATGAAAACAGCTCTTCTAGCACATCTAAATCCTGAAGAAGAAATTAAGCAACAAGCAGATCAAGTAGTTACAAAACCAACAGGCGATCTGCCTTGGGAACAATCAGCGCCTAAACAAGGTTACAGTTTGAATACTACAAAAGCAAGTGTAGATTCAGAAATTGACAGCCTATTTGACATCTAACAAAAAAGCCCCTTCTTCGGAAGGGGTTTTTAAACTAAACAGTTTCGCATGGGAAAATCAACATTAAATAGCACTATATCTAGTGCAATCAAAGGCACTAATAGTTTAGAACAATTTAAGAAAGGTAAAAATTTATCTTCTGGTGTAATATTCAAGCAGCCTTCTTGGATTCCACTATCACAAGCATTTCAAGACACACTACAAATTCCTGGTATTCCTATCGGGCATATTACTCTACTTCGTGGACACTCTGATACAGGTAAAACAACAGCTTTATTAGAGGCCGCAGTTTCTGCACAAAAGATGGGAATACTTCCTGTTTTTATTATTACAGAAATGAAATGGGATTGGAGCCATTCAAGAGCTATGGGATTTCAATATGAAGAAATAGCAGATCCTGTAACAGGAGAAGTTGTGGATTATCAAGGATTCTTTTTATATATTGATAGAGAGAAACTTAATTGCGTAGAAGATGTATCAGCATTTATTGCAGATATTCTTGATGAACAAAAGAAAGGTACTTTACCTCATGATATTTGTTTCTTCTGGGATTCAGTAGGATCTATTCCTTGTAGAATGAGTATAGAAAAATCTACAAATAATAATGAGTGGAATGCAGGAGCAATGTCTCAACAATTTGGTAATTTCATTAATCAAAGAATTGTATTATCTCGTAAAGCAAGTCAACCATATACTAATACATTAGTAGCAGTAAATAAAATTTGGGTAGCTAAACCTGATAGTCCAATGTCGCAACCAACTATGAATAATAAAGGTGGCAATACGATGTATTTTGATTCATCACTTATTATTACATTTGGTAATATTGCTAAAGCAGGAACAAACAAAATCAAAGCTACTAAAAATGGCAAAGAGATTGAGTTTGCTAAAAGAACTAGAATTAGCTGTGATAAAAATCACATAACAGGAGTTACCGCAGTAAATAAAGTGCTTATGACTGTTCATGGCTTTATTAAAGATGATAAAAAAGATCTTGAAGAATATAAAAAGAAGTATAGCGATGAATGGACAAAAGTCTTAGGATCTGGAACATTTGACGTAGTAGAAGAGGAAACAGAATTGTCACCAGATATATTTGATCTACAAGATTAATAATGAATAAAGAATACCAAAAAATATTCGAATCTTTAAAAGAGGAGAAAGTGGATGATAGTGTAAATAGTAGAGTCTTAATCATAGACTCTCTAAACACTTTCTTAAGAGCTTTTACAGTAATAAGACACATTAATCCTCAAGGAAATCATATAGGAGGTCTAACAGGATTTTTACGATCCTTAGGATATGTTATTAATCTAGTTAGACCAACTAGAGTGATTTTAGTCTTTGATGGTCAAGGTGGATCTACAAATAAAAGATATATCTATCCTGAATATAAAGGAAATCGTGGAATTAATAGAGTAACAAATTGGGATGCATTTGAATCTCAAAAAGAAGAGTCAGAGTCTATTACAAATCAAATTGTAAGATTAATTTTTTATCTAAAACAACTTCCTGTAGATCTTATATCAATTGATAAAATTGAAGCCGATGATGTTATAGGATATATGGCAGGAAAATTAGATGGAGAAATTACAATCATGTCTTCTGATAGAGATTTTTTACAGTTAGTTAATAAAAAAATATCTGTATATTCTCCTATTAAGAAAAAATTCTATGATAAAGATATGGTATTAACTGAATATGGAGTTACTACAGATAATTTTTTAACACAAAAGATTTTATTAGGTGATTCTGGAGATAATGTACCTGGAGTAAGAGGACTAGGATCTAAAACAATGCTTAAGTTATTTCCAGAGCTAGGATCAGAAAATGAAATATCATTAGATCAAATATTAGAAAAGTGTAAAGCCGGAGATAAAAAATTACACGAGTCAATAGTTAATTACGAGTATCAACTAAGAATTAATAAAAGACTTATGGATTTAAGAGAACCTAATATCCCGGACGAAGCAAAAGAAGAGGTAGATTTTTTGATACTTCATCCTAATAAAGAGCTTAATTCACAAGAATTTATTAATTTGTATAACGAAGATAATCTAGGCAATTCAATTGCTAATTTGCCAAATTGGTTATTTAAGCACTTTAATCAAATCGCAAAATATAAATAAGTTATGAGTTCACTAAATCAGTTGCAGCAGTACGGAATGAGTTTCCAAGTTAAGGTTTTATCAAGTTTATTAAAGCATAAAGAATTTCTTCAAAACATTAATGATATATTAGATACAGAGATGTTTGATAACCCAGCACATAAATGGATTGTTGGAGAAATTATAAGATACTATTACAAATATAATACTACGCCGTCCCTAGATTCTCTTCAAGTTGAAGTAAGAAAAATTGAAAATGAAGTTTTAAAGATTAGTGTAGTTGATCAATTAAAAGAGGCTTATAAAGCCGCTAATGAAGATCGCGAATATGTAGAGCAAGAATTTTCAAATTTTTGTAGAAATCAACAACTTAAAAAAGCCATTCTTAATTCAGTAACTCTTTTAGAAAGAGGTCAATACGACGATATTAAGTATATGATGGATGCTGCTTTAAAAGCAGGCCAAGATAAGTCTATTGGGCATGAATATGAAAAAGATATTGAAACTAGATATCGTGAAGAAGAAAGAGCGGCAATACCAACAGCATGGCCAAACATTAATGAACTTTTAATGGGAGGACTTGGTAAAGGTGACCTAGGACTTATATTCGGTAATCCTGGAGGCGGTAAAAGTTGGATGTTAGTTAATCTAGGAGCTATGGCGGTACAGTCAGGATTTAATGTATGCCATTATACTTTAGAACTATCTGAGTACTACGTAGGCAAACGTTATGACGCGTTATTTACAGGTATAGATGTTCAACAAGTTCATAAACATCGAGGCTCTATTGAGGAATCTGTGGTTAAATTAAAAGGCAAACTAATCATTAAAGAATTCCCTATGGGTAAAGCAACTATCCATACTATCGAATCACATATACAGAAGTGTAAAGATTTAGGATATCCTCCAGATCTAGTTATTATTGATTATGTTGATCTACTAAAAAGTAAAACAAAATCTATTGATCCAAAAGATGCAATTGATGATGTATATACAGCAACTAAAGGAATGGCAAGAGAACTTAAAGTTCCAATTTGGACAGTTTCTCAGGTAAATAGGGCAGGTGCTAAAGATGATGTAATTGAAGGAGACAAAGCAGCTGGATCTTATAATAAAATGATGATTGCAGATTTTGCAATGTCTTTATCAAGAAAGAGACAAGATAAAGTAAATGGAACTGGCCGTATGCACATTATGAAAAATAGATATGGAATGGATGGAATGACATATGCCGCCAAAATTAGTACCAATAATGGTAGTATAGAGATCAATTCAGATACGATGAATGAAGATGAATTAAATATAGAAGGGCAAAATCAAAACTATAATCAGCCTAAAACGTTTAGTTCTTCATTAGACAGGGATGAAAAAGCATATTTGTCTAATAAATTTTTTGAGTTAGGACTATAAATTAGCAAAAAAGCTATATTTATAAGAGAAAAACAGATACCATGAATTTTATAATTGATTTATTCAAGAAGGCACCAAAAGGAGATAGCTATAGAGCATCTGATCCTCAATTTAAGTATGTTGATAATATTGCCCAACTTAATTCTGCGTCCCCAAACCAGTATAGTAAGTTGACTACGAATAGTATCAATAAAATTCAGAAGACTAAGGCTACTTTAACCCAGTCTACCAATGGTGGTTCGACTCTTCCTGGAAGCTAAGTAGTTAGCTTTAATCATTAAATATTAACAAAGGGTTTTGATCTGTGCTAGAAAGCTATATAGTTTTCTAGGATAAATTTTATTTTTTAAACTTTAATAAAAAAACAATTAAAAATGGACATTACACAACAAATTTTGTCTGAAATAACAGTCTACAACAAGTATGCAAAGTATTTACCAGGACCAAAAAGAAGAGAAACATGGGAAGAGATAGTTACCAGAAACAAAGAAATGCATTTACAAAAGTTTCCGAAATTACAAGACGAAATTGAAAGTGTATATAAACTAGTTTACGACAAAAAAATCCTGCCTTCTATGCGCTCTATGCAATTTGCAGGAAAGCCTATTGCTATTAATAATGCCAGAATATTTAATTGCTCATTTGCACCAGTCGATGATTGGCGCGTATTTTCAGAAGTAATGTTTTTACTTTTAGGAGGTTGCGGTGTAGGATATTCTGTTCAAAAACATCATGTAGATCAACTTCCTGAAATTGTTAAACCTAGTAAAGAAAAAAGATATCTTATTGGAGACTCTATTGAAGGTTGGGCAGATGCAATAAAACTACTAATGAAATCCTATTTAGTAGGAGGTCCAAGACCTAAATTTGATTTTAGAGATATTAGACCAAAAGGATCTATGCTTATTACCGCAGGAGGAAAAGCTCCTGGTCCTGAGCCATTAAAAGAGTGTTTATTTCAAATTCAAAAAATATTAGATCGTAAAGATACCGGAGATAAATTAACTCCAATTGAGTGCCATGATATGATTTGTTATATTGCGGATGCAGTATTATCAGGAGGTATTCGCCGTGCTGCTTTAATTAGTTTATTTTCTTTTGATGATGAGGATATGCTAACTTCTAAATTTGGTGCCTGGTGGGAAAATAATCCACAAAGAGGTAGAGCAAATAATTCTGCGACTATTCTTCGTGATCGTATCCAAAAAGAAGAGTTCATGGATTTATGGAAAAAAATTGAATTGTCTAATGCAGGTGAGCCAGGATTTTTCTTTACTAATGATAAAGATTGGGGAACTAATCCTTGTGCTGAAATTGCATTAAGACCTTTTCAATTCTGTAATCTTTGTGAAGTTAATGTATCTAATTTAGAATCTCAAGAAGATTTAAATCAAAGAGTTAAGGCAGCATCATTCATCGGAACTCTTCAAGCTTCATATACTGATTTTCATTATCTTCGTGATATCTGGAAAAGAACAACTGAAAAAGATGCACTAATCGGAGTTGGTATGACAGGTATTGCTTCTGGAGCCGTGTTAAAATTAAGTATGAAAGAAGCTGCAGGAATTGTAAAAGAAGAAAATGAAAGAGTTGCTAAAATTCTTGGAATTCATAAAGCTGCTAGGTGTACAACAGTAAAACCTTCAGGAACCACTTCATGTGTTCTTGGAACTTCATCTGGAGTCCATGCTTGGCACGATGAGTATTATTTCAGAAGAATCAGACTTGGTAAAAATGAATCTCTATATACTCATTTATTGATGAATTATCCAGAGTTAATTGAAGATGAATACTTTAAACCTCAATCTCAAGCGGTAGTTACAATTCCTCAAAAGGCACCAGAGGGAGCAATTACAAGAACTGAATCTGCAATGGATTTACTTCATAGAGTAGAAAAAATGCATAAAGAGTGGATTAAGCCAGGTCATAGAACTGGACGTAATACACATAATGTATCTGTAACTATTTCTCTTAAAACGGAAGAATGGCCTGAAGTTGGTGAGTGGGCATGGGCTAATAGAAATAATTATACAGCATTGTCTTGCCTACCTTATGATAATGGATCTTATGTACAAGCTCCTTTTGAGTCAATAACTAAAGAACAATTTGATAACTTCATTTCAACTTTACATAAAGTAGATCTTTCTAAAGTAATTGAATTTGAAGATTATACAGATCAAAAAGGAGAATTAGCCTGTGCAGGAGGTGCTTGCGAAATTGTCTAATATTTATTATTACAAAGTAAGAAATGGCCCTAATAAGCAAAACCAGTAAATACGGAGCGCCTGAACCCTTAAAATACTATAAAAGTAAAGAACAAATTAAGGCTAACGGAAGTATGGCTCTGGCCTCAGAGGGATCTTTTGATAGCCAAGTAAATCCAAATATTTTACCAGGAGAACTATTTGTACCACAAGATAATACCTCTTTTTTGGTTTCTGAATTAGATGAGTTTCTTATTACAGAAGATAATAATAATATAATACTATAACAATGGCAAATGTAAAAATTAGTCAATTACCAGCAGTATCATCTGTATTAACTACAGATGTAGTTGCTACGGTAGCTAGTTCTGCAACATCTCAAATAACAATACAAAATTTAGCTAACTCGCTACCTAATGTATCTTCTGCATCTTTTGCAAGTACTGCATCCTATTTTGTAACTAGTTCTGTAACCAATGCCAGTACAGCATCTTGTGTAAATAGATTAAATCAAAATTTAGTAGTTAGTGGATCTCTATTAATGTCCGGATCTATTATTCCAAATGTTGGAAACGGATCATACACTTCTAGTTTTGATTTAGGAAGCGCTACTGCTGCATGGAGGGATTTGTATATTTCTAACGGAACTATCTATTTTACAGATCCTGCAAATAATCAAAAATCTACACTATCTGTAACTTCTGGATCCCTAGTAAGTTCAGGATCAGGACAAATAAATTCTGGATCTATTATACATAGGACTTCAATTGGTACACTTACTTCAAGAACAGATCGGATGTCTGGATCTTATTTAGTGGGATCTCAAGTAGATGCAGTTATTCCAGAAGGATATCAACTATATAATTTATTTAATAACGTTCAGTATAATGGAGAATCTATAGTCTATTTGTATACAATACTTAGACCAGGTACTTCTCAATTAAAAAGTCCATTGAGTAGTTCACCTATAAGAATTGTTAATAGAAAAGCTGGTAATCCAATAATGAGTGTAAGAGTTAATCCGATTGATCAAATTAGATCTTTAAGCTTTACAGATGCTGGATCAACTAGAAGCTACGATCCTAGTGCATCTATTAATTTACCAACAGGTAGCTATGTAGATTTATATGTAGATACAGGCGCTTCAGGTTATTCAGGATTTTCTTGGGTAGTATTAGCAACTGGCTCCGCTTATGGGTCAATATAATTAGTTTAACCAGAATATGTGAAGAAAGAATTTATAAAAGAAACACATTATTATTTAGAAAATGGGAGAGTGGTTTTTACCGCTCTCTTTCATTTAGATAGAGGTGCATGCTGTGGAAATAAATGCAGACACTGTCCTTATGATCCAAAGTGGACTAAAGGGACTATAAAAATAAAAAAAGAAAAATCAAATTAATTTTGTATATTTGATTTATATAATAAAGTTATGGTATTAACAATCGGCGAAGGAATAGTATATTTAGTAGTCACTTTAATTTTAATGGGAATTCAAGTTTGGCAGGTAAGAAAATTTCATTTACAAAATAAAGAAATAGATCTTCTTTGGGAACAGATAGGAATACTAGCTATGACTACTAGTCTTAATATAGAAAAACTTCAAAAATCAATAGATGAAAAAGAATCAAAAAATAAAACAAGACTTAAATCAAAAGTCTAAAGGTCTTGGAGACACTATTGCTAAAGTAACTAATTTTTTTGGTATAGATATTTTAGCAGATAAAATAGCAAAATTCTTTGGTAAAGAAGACTGCGGCTGCACTAGAAGAAAAGACAAATTAAATAAACTTGTTCCTTATAAAAAAAATAAATAGTTATGAAATTAGAAAAATTTGAAAAACTTAAGGTACGATTAGAAATACTTAAGTTAGAAAAAAACTTTTTTACTTTAGATAAGGTTTTATATTATTTTTCTTTTTTAGGAAATATATTTCTTATTTATTTCGGATATTTCTTTATCAAATCAATTACAGATACCCTACCTAATTTATTTCCATATCAAAATACATTTTTAGCAATTTTTATTGCTCTATTTTTAACTGGTTATGAATTAACAAAAAGATTTGTAGTAGAACAATTCACTATTTTTGCTTTAAAAAGTAAATCATTTACAGCAGGATTAGTTTTTGGATTAGCAGTTTCTTTAATGTTGATAGCAGGATCTTTTTATTTATCAATTAATGGTGCTCATAGACTTGTAGATAATACTCAAATAATTGTAAGTAAGATAGATGAAACGGCATCAATAAAATTAGATTCAGTATCTAAATATTATGATAAAGAAATTCTATATTATAGGACTCAACCTGCAAAAACAAGACAAGATAGAAAATATAGGGATTCTATAGTCGCTGAATTACAAATCAGTAAAGATAAAAGACTTGCAGAAATAGAAACAAAAATTAAAGCAGGTTCTAAATTAGATATAGATAAAAATAAAGAGAATGACACAGCATTTATCTTTATGACTTTTTTCTTAGAGTTTATTATAGTTTTAGGAGTTGGATTTAATTCATTCTATACAGTTGGATCATATAATGAAACAAAAACTCTTTTACAAACTCCAAAATATAAACAAATACAACTTAATTTACAACTACTTAAATTATATTATCAAGCAGGAAAAAAGAATTCTGGAGACGCAGTATTATCTGCTAGTAAATTTCAATCTATAGTAAAAAATCAAAAAATAGGATGCACTCAGTCTGAAGTAAAAAACTTTATAGTACTTTGTTTTGAATTAGGTATAACTAAAGAGATTAGAAGCAGAAAAAAAGAGTATCAAGTATCTTATGAAGAGGCTAAAGCATTGATTCTCAAGGACGAAATACTGTAAGCCAATATTTTTTTATTGTAAAATTATTTTGTATATTTGATATATGAATAAAAGTTATGTAACCGTAGACACAGTAGACAAACTAAAAAGTGTAATAGAACACATTAAAGCAAACGAAGTAATAGCGTTTGATACTGAGACAAATAGTCTTAATCCACGTAAAGGCAAAATCATAGGCTTCTCAGTTTCAGGAGAAGAAGGTAAAGGCTATTATATGCCAACTATGATATTCAAAGATAATGAGCTTCAAGACGCTATGATTGAAGATAAACTTGCTCATGATCTTGCAAAGAAAACAATATCACTACTTATTGGAAAAAAATTAATTATGCATAACGCATCTTTTGATACAAGATTCGTTAAGTGTTTTTATGGTATTAATTTACTTCCTAGTCTTTATGCAGATACGCTTTTATTAGTTCATACAGTAAAAGAAGAAGGCGCAGGTTATATGGCAGGTTCTCCATTCGGTCTTAAGGATATTGCTAAAATGATTCAAGCACATATCGGTTTAGATATTGAAAAATCTGCTAATGAAGAACAAATAGCTCTTAAGACTTCTATTAAAGAAAATGGCGGATCAATTACAAGAGAGAGTTATGAAATATGGAAAGCTGATCTAGAACTACTTTCAGAATATGCTGCTGCAGATACTGACTTAACTTTAAGAGTTTATAATCATTTTATTAAGCAGCTTTACGCAGAAGGTCTAGAAAAGTTTTTCTTTGAAGATGAGGTTATGCCTTTATATAAAGAGGTTACAATTCCAATGGAGCAAGTAGGTGTTAAATTAGATCTTCCTTTAATTAATAAAGCAAAGACAGATATTGAAATACATTTAAAAGAATATTCTGATCTTGTAACGAAAGAGTTATTACAAAATTCAGATGTAAAAGCTTGGGTAGTTTATAAAGCTAAAGATGCATATCCAGCAAATAATAAAGGAACATTTGCTCAAGAGTTATGTAAAGAGTTTGATCTACCTTTAGAAAGGTCAGAAAAAACACAAAAATTTAATATAAATAAATCTGCACTAACAAGACTTCCTGAATCTCAAATAAAACACTTTTTAATACATGGAGATCCTGCAGTACTAGATAAAGACCTATGTATTAAAATTAGTCTTCGTTTATGGAAAGAAGATAATGATGGGGCATTCTTTAATATACAGTCTAAAGATCAAATGGGTGAAATTGCTTTTGGAGTTCTTGGTATTAAACCAATGTCAAAGACTGCAAAAGGTAAACCTCAATTTGATGATGATATGGTCCAATCAATAGCAGAGAAATATAGCTGGGCAAAAAACCTTAGAATATATAATAGACTACTTAAAATTAGATCTACTTACATAGAAAGATTTTTAACAGCTCAAGAAGATGGTAGATACTATTTCTATTATAAACAACATGGTACAGTATCTGGTAGATATGGTTCTGATGCTCAACAATTACCTAGACCTAAAGAGGAAGGCGATGATGATCCAATAGTTATTGAATATAATAATTTGATCCGAGCATTTTTTATACCTGATGTACATAATATTTTTATCGATTGTGACTATGAATCTCTTGAGCCTCATACATTTGCTCACGTATCTGGTGATGAAGGCTTAAAAGATATTTTTAGAAATGGTTGGGATTTTTATTCTACAATTGCTATAAAAACAGAAAAACTAAATCAATATTCTCCAGATAAAAAAGCACCAAACTATCTACGTAAGTTAGATCCTAAACTAAGAAATAAAGCTAAAGCTTATTCATTAGGTATTCCTTATGGAATGGGTGCTTATGCTCTAGGTATGAATTTAGGTATTCCTACTAAAGAAGCAAAAAAACTTGTTGAAGGTTATTTAAGTGGGTATCCGCAACTTAGAGAGTGGATGGATTCTTCTAAAGCTCAAGCAAAAGCTGTAGGATTTGTTAAGACTCAAGTTGGTCGTGTAAGACACTTACCTAAAGTAAAAGCGATCTATGATAAAATTGGAGACGATCTACTCGACTGGAATATCAAGAAAGAGATGGAGTATCAATATGGCGTAGATAAAGTAAAAAACCTCTCGAGAGACTATATAAATGGATTAAATAATAGTTGTAATGTTCAAATTCAAGGTCTTGCTGCATCTATTGTAAACAGAGCGGCATTAGCTATCAATAGAAAGTTTAAGGAACTAAATATACGTGGCTGGGTATGCGCACAGATCCATGACCAGTTAGTTATTGAAGTAGATCATGATATCGCAGAAGATGCGGCCAAAATAGTCCAGGATTGCATGGAGAATACAACTAAACTTAGTATTGCTTTGAAAGCACCACCATCCCTAGCTAAAAACCTTCGTGATGGTCACTAAAAAGAAAAATTATTTATCTCTACAAAAATTATATATATTTATAATAAAAGGTACGGTAGGCCTTTAGTTACGAAATAAACAATTATAAACCGTTCACCGGAAGGGAACACAAAACAAAAAAACATGGGAACATTAAGACCATTAGAGCTTGATCCATTCGACTTGCTCTGGAAAGACCTCTTCGAAACAGTACCACACTTCTCTGCAATTACGCAGAAAATATCGCATCCAGTAGACATTTATGAAACAGAAAACGGCATCTCTTTTGAGGTTGCTGCAGTAGGCCTAGACAAAGAAGACATAGACATTCTAGTTGACGGAGACCAACTTCGTATTAAATACGAAAAAGTAAAACCAGTAAATCAAGAATCTGTTATTTATCGAGGAATTAAAAGATCAGGATTTGATCTAAGTTGGAAAATCTCAGTTAAATTTGAAATTTCTAAATTAGAAGCAAAACTTGAAAAAGGACTTTTAATTTTAGATATTCCTTACGCAGAATCTAAAAAACCAAAACAAATAGAAATTAAATAAAGTAAGGCCTACCTACCTAAGTTATGTTTTCAATCTGCAAAAATTTCATTAAAGTAAATGATGACTTATTTTTAGTCAAGCGAGTTCTATTCGAAGATCGGATAAAAGATCTTGAAGGAATTAAACAATGGCTTGGAGCAGATTCTGTTTATAAAAAAGATAACCTACTCTATTTTTGTATTAAAATAGATGAATTAGAAATTGTAAATTAACAATATATGAATAAAATAACCCCGCTAAATGGTTTCATTTTGTTGAAACCAATAGAGACACAAGAAGAGACATTCGGTAATATCATTATTCCTGATCTAGGCAAAGAAAGACCTGAAATGGGAGAAGTAGTAGCAACCTCTGATATCTACAATTATCATACAGATAAATTTGTAGTATCCAATATAGAAGTAGGAGAGATTGCACTAATCCCTAAAATGGGATCTCAAAGAATTGTTCTTGACGGACAAGACTATTTCATTTGCAAAGAAACGGATATTTTAGGAATTATTGAATAAAAAAATTAAATAATATTATGAGTACAACAAAAAATGTTTTCGGAACAGAACTTAAAGAAAAGTTATTGTCCGGTATAGAAAAATTAAATGCATCAGTATCATCAACACTAGGTCCAGGTGGACGCACTGTTTTAATTCGTGAACAGAATGGAGAAGTCAAAGTTACAAAAGATGGTGTAACAGTTGCTAAAGCTTTTCATAAACTAGAAGATGATATTGAAGATCTTGGTGCACAACTTGTAAAACAAGTAAGTATTAAATCTGCAAATGAAGCAGGTGATGGTACAACAACATCTACACTTATTGCAACTGAAATTGTAAAAGCTGGATTAAAAGAAATTCGCCAAGGTTATAATGCTGTTGAGATTAAAAATGAAATTGATAAAATTGTTTTAGAAGTAATTCAAGAAATTAAAGATAAAGCAATTGAGATTTCTTCTGAAGAACAAATTAAACAAGTAGCAACTATTTCAGGTAATAATGATCCAGAAGTTGGAAATTTAATTGCTACCGCAATTGATAAAGTTGGTCGTGAAGGTGTTGTAACTATTGAAGAATCTAAGACAGGAGAAACTTGTCTTGAAGTTGTTGAAGGTATGCAATTTGATCGTGGATATAAATCTCCATATTTTGTTACTAACAATACAACAATGCAAGCAGGTCTTGAAAATCCTTATATCTTATTGTATGATGGACGTATTACAACTGCACAAGAATTGCTTCAAGTACTTACAAAAGCAAATTCAGAAAATAAATCGCTATTAATTATTGCAGAAGATATTGGAGATGAAGCTCTAGCAACATTAATTGTAAATAAAATGCGTGGCATTATTCAAGTATGCGCAGTAAAAGCACCAGATTTTGGTGAAAGAAAAACCCTGATCTTAGAAGATATTGCTATCTTAACCGGAGGTCAAGTTGTTTCTAAAGATAAAGGACATAAGCTTGATAAATTAACCCCAGCTCAACTTACAGATTTCTTAGGCACTGCTAGAATGTCAACTATTACTAAAGAAGAAACTACTATTGTAGATGGTAAAGGAGACGAAGCTAAAATTGAAGCTAGAGCAATTGAGATCAAAGATCAAATTGAAAAAGCTACTTCATTTTATGAGAAAGAAAAACTACAAGAAAGACTTGGTAAGTTGATTGGTGGTGTTGCAATTATTTCTGTAGGTGGTAATTCTGATATTGAAATTAAAGAAAAGAAAGACCGAGTAGAAGACGCACTATTTGCAACTAAAGCAGCGCTTGAAGACGGAGTAGTTCCAGGAGGAGGTACAGCATTGTATCAATCTTCTCTTAATCATAGAGCAGAGACAAGTGTTAATGTTGCAATTGCTAGGTCAATTTTATTAGATGCACTACAAGCTCCATTTAAGAAAATCCTTGATAATGCAGGAGTAAAAGATTGGTGGAATTATATTCCAAGTGAATTAGTCAAAAATAAAATTTATGATGCAAAGAATCATAAAATGGTAGATGCTTTTGAAGCTGGTATTATTGATCCTGCAAAAGTGGTTATCACAGCGCTTAAAAATGCTGCATCGGTAGCCGGAACAATTCTAACAACAGAAAGTGTTATTTTTGAAAAATTAAATAAAGATGAGAAACCAGCAGATCCTATGATGGGTATGATGTAAAAATAAAGCCCCACTTTGGTGGGGTTTTTCATATATTTATTATAGTAAATAATAAAAAATGAAATCACAACTAAACGAAGTAAATAAGCTACAAAAGACAGCGGGTATTAAAATTAATGAATTGTTTGGCAAAGCATCTAAAGCACCAGATGATCAAATAAATTACCTTTCTTCGGTTTTTAATTTCATGCCTGATGATGTAGTCTATGCAGCAGAAGACTTAGAAAAAGAATTAAAAAAAGTAGGCGTAAAATTTAGTGGTGAATTAATAAATGCCATAAAAGACTTAGTCGTAGCTGCTAGAAATTCAAAATAAAAAAATAAGTGAAGCCCTCAATTACGAGGGCTTTTTTATTATACTTAATAGATAAAGTTTCTAAGTAATTAGAAATTGTTTATATTTGAATAAATAAACAGGTTATGAAAGCAGCAATTGTAGGAATGCTAAATAATGTGAGTAACAGTCAAAATCACCATGGCGGAGGTTATTCGCGGATCATGGTAAGTATACTAAAAGAATCTATTCCAGAAGTAGAATTTACACTTAATCCAGAACCTAGTACTTGGAATGAGTATGACTGCCTTTGCATTTTAGAAGGAGTCAACTATCAAGAAAATACTTTTAATTTTATTGGAGGTCCTCAACCTGAACATACTGAAAAGCTAAAAGCTATTCTTGATTATAAAGGTACTATTAAATTTATTAATAAATCATTAGACTTTTCTCAATTCAATAAAAGATTTGCTCTTGAAGGAGAATTTCCTACCGGTAAAACTATTGACTTTGCTACTAAGTATGGTGAAAAAACTAAAAAAATAGTTGTAGGAGATTCACATTCACTTAGTGTTTGGAAGCCTGGTTTTGGTATTAATAGAACAGATGGAAAAACTTTATTTGGTTTCTTAAAAAATGCAGATTCTTTAGTTGAAGAGTGGAATCAAAAGTATGATGAAGTAATTTTATACTTTGGTAATATTGATCTTCGTTTTCATTTAATGAGACAAGAAAATCCAAGAGCGGCGGTAGGAGACCTATTTAGAAGGTATATAGAGTTTGCTAAAAAATTAAATAACGCAACTCTAGTTAATTTGTTACCTGTTGAGCATGAAAGTCGTAAATTACCTGGTACAGGTTTATATCTTAAACAACCATTCTTTGGAACAAGACAAGAACGAATGAATTTAAGAGACGCTGCAAATAGAATCATAAATAATTCAGGACTTAATACAATTCAATGGCCTGATGAATGGATTGATGAAGATGGTACAAAAATGTTTGAGTACATGGAACCTAAACAATCTGTACATTTAAAGCCTAAATATTATAAGTACTTTAACCAATATAATGACTAATGCAAAAATTTATAATTAACGAAAAACTTCTAGATGCATTAGATGAATATGATAAGCGAAGTCTACTAATGCAACAGCATGGTAGTTTAAAACTTCCGTATCAAGGAGATCTATATAAAGATATAAATGATGATCTAATTTATCACGTACCTATTTATGATACTGCGCATCGTAGATTTGCTGCATTCTGTGCATTTACTGAAGCTATATGGTATAAAGAAAAAGATATAAGGGGAATGGGTAATCACTTTACCAATCATGATATTAAAGATGATTTTAATTGGTTCATGTTATTTTATTTATTTAGGTTGTGTGGTTCAGGAATTAATTATGTACCTAGATATAAAACAGATCATATCAAGGACATATTAGGAACGCATGGTTTCGGTAATTTTTGGATCGTAAATTCTATATTGAAAGAGCATTACACATGGCCAGAATGGAAGCAAGACCTTTATAATAGGATAACTCCATTTACAGATAATAAAGGTTATCTACTTCCACAATTTACATTTGAAGGTGAAACTAGAGGACACTTAAGAAGATTTATTCTTGATCATGCAGAAGGTTTAGTTAGACACATATATGAAGCTGTTACTACAAAAAGACTCGACATATATCAAGTAACTGATTTAGGTAATGAATATCTAAACAATATTGGATTTAAAAGACAGAATTTTGTTGTAACTGCATTTGCAGCCGATTTAGCAGAGTATTTTCCACAGTACGTTAATCCTAAAGGTTGGGTATATGCTGGAACAAATGCAGTTCGTTGTATTAAAGCAATATTTCCTAAAGTAAGTCCTAAAATAAAAGAGTTCGAATATATTAATGAAGTACTACAATTCTTATCAAATAGATATAACTTAAATCCTATTGATTGTGAAGATAGTAGAGCTTGTGACGTAGTAAGATATTTTCAAGAATATCAGTCCGAAGATCATATTATTAAAAACAATGGTAGAAGAATGTATAATAATTCAATTCTCAAACAAACGTGGGGTCATGATAAATACTATGACTTCGCAACTAAATTAAAATAAAACAAAAAAATGAAAAAAATCACAATCATAGTAGTAGGTCTACTAGTAACATTATTCAGTTGTAAAACAAAAAATGAAGACATTAAATTTGATAAAGCTGTAAAAATTCACCAAGGATCTTTTGCATTCTGTGGAGCATCAGCAGCAATTCCTACTGGAAAAAAGATTATTGTTCAAGGAGTAGAATATGATGAAGGATGCGCTGTATGTCCTGTATTAACAGGTCCATCTATTTCTAATTTAGTAATGGAAGGTGTAAGCGGAACTTATGGAAAGTTTAATGTAAATAAAAACTTTCAAACTCCTGATGGAAGTGATACTACAGTATGGTCTTTATTTTGGTATTATGATTCAACAACTACTGTACCACAATTTAATCCAGCAACTAAAGAGTGGGAATTTTTACCTCCTATAAATCGTTCGTTTATTGTAAATTTAGATTCTCCAAGTACGAGTGAAAGTAATATGTTTGCAATGCCAGGAGTTATCTTTGATACAACATCTACTGGTATTATATTAGCAAGAGTATATGGACCACTTAATGAAGCAGCAGTTCCATTACGTAAAGCAGTTCCTGTTACATCTGGAATGAAATCTATTACTGCAGCTAAAGAAGGATTTCCATATCCAGTAGGAACCCCAGTGCCTATTATTGAATTAAGCAAAGAACTTCAAAAAGAAGAAAAAAAATAACTAATGTTTTTAAACAAAGCTACAGATCAATCAAATTTAGATATGTCAGATGGTAGAGATTTAAACTATTATCTTGAAATGACAAAAGACTATAAACATGATTTTCAGTTTGAATTAAAACAAGCAGAAGGTTATACTATAGTAGATGATGGAACATTTCAATACGGAAGTAAAGCTAAAATGGCCGACTTCATGATTAGTCAAGTAAAAGAAGATACTTTAATTTATGTAGCGCCAAGAACAGGTTATGCTCCTTATTCACTTACTTATCTTGCAAAAAAATATAATAAGAAGTTGATCCTGTTTATGCCAGCATCTAAAGAAGCATCAGAACACCAACTAAGAGTTATTGAAGATGGTGTGACTCCTATATTTTTAAAAACTCCTGCTATGCCAACTATTAATGGTTGGGCAAAAGATTTTGCAAAAAAAATTGGAGCGAAGTATTTACCATTTGGACTTAAACATGAACAAGTTGTAGCAGGGGGAGTAAGAATATTTCATGATGCATTTAAAGATAAAATAATTCCAAATATGTGGACTGTATTTTCTACAGGAGTTTTATCTAGAACATTACAAATCGCTCTACCTAATACAAATTTTAATGCTGTAGCAGTAGCAAGAAATGTGCAACCAGGTGAATTAGGTAGAGCTAAATTTTATACACACCACAAAGACTTTCTAAAAAATGCTGAAACAGAAACTCCATTTGATTGTATAAAAACTTATGATGCAAAAGGTTGGGAATACATGAAAAAATATGGACACTTAAAAGATTGGTTTTGGAATGTAGCTAGAAATATGCCAAAGCCAACAATTAAGCCAAGTGATATTGATTCTCAACGAGAGTGGGGCGATAAGTCTGATATTATTAAGTACTTAGGAGAATAGTTTTATTAGATTAATAAATTTAATTATATTTACTTTATGAATATATTAGAACAAGCAAATGAGATCATTTATAAAAGAAATGAAGAAAAAGCTAGACAGTATGGACCAATGCAAGAAGGCATGCAAGAAGCGGCTAAGATAGCCTCTCTATTGTCTCACAAAGAAATTACTGCTGTAGATATGTACAATTGTATGATAGCCTTAAAACTATCTAGACAAGCATATAATCATAAAGAAGACAATTTGCTAGATGCAGTTGCATACATGGCATCATTAAACGATTATCAAAATAATTTACAAAATGAAAATTCTAAAGACGAGAGACGTAAAGACACCAAGTAGAGGAACATCTGAAAGTGCTGGTATAGATTTTTATGTGCCTAATGATTTTGAAGATGTAGTATTACAACCAGGAGAATCAGTATTAATTCCATCAGGAATTAAAGCTCAAGTTCCAAGAGGAAATGCATTAATTGCATTTAATAAATCTGGAGTTGCTACTAAACAAGGTCTTATGGTTGGAGCTTGTGTAGTTGATGAAGACTATGAAGGAATTATACATCTTCATATGACAAATACATCAAATAAAGAACAGCTTATAAAATCAGGACAGAAACTAGTACAATTTATTTTACTACCTGTAAACTATTCTGAAGTACAAGAAGTACATGAATTACAATCTAGAAATACAGAAAGAGGATCCGGAGGATTTGGATCAACAGGACTTTAAAATTATAAATCATCATGCTTGAATTCAAACATCCAATACCAGTAATAGTAGAAGGAGGAAAAGAGGGGTATGCTATTTATGTTGTTAATGGTGGAACATTTGAAAATGATATATGGTGTATTGTATTATGTGAAGGTGGTACAGTTAGACATTATAGAAGTGATCAAATTAAAATGCATCATAATTCAACTTTAGATTTATCAAAAGATGAAAAAAATAATAAATAAATTTGGTCTAGAATTAGAAATTGGAGACAAATTATTAATAATAACAGATAGGATAGACGATAAAATGTTAGCAAATGTTAGCCTAAATGAAATAATAACAATAACTGGATTCTCTGATAATGAAAAAATAATGTATCATCATAATTCTTTAGCATTACCTGTAGATTGTAATATTTACAAAAAATTAGAGGGTGATAAAAATAATGAATAAATTAGATAAAGTATTTATTAATATAGCAAAGGAAACATCTACTCTGTCACACTGCGTTCGATCTAAGGTCGGCGCAGTTTTAGTTAAAAGTGGAAATATAATTTCTTTTGGCTATAATGGAACTCCTGCAGGAATGAATAATGAGTGTGAAGAAAATGATGTTACTCTATCTCATGTTATACATGCTGAAGTAAATGCTATTCTTAAAGCGGCAAAAACAGGAAACTCTGTAGATGGATCTACTTTGTATCTAACTCTTTCACCATGTTTAGACTGCTCTAAACTTATTTTGCAATCAGGAATTAAAAAAGTTGTATATTTAACTAACTATCGTAATCTTGAAGGCGTAGATTTTCTTAAACAATTTATAGAAGTAGAACAATATGGAGAATAAAATATATAAAACACCGACTATAGCATTTGAATATCTTTATCATTATATATTAGGTAAAGGTGAAGACTTTGCTGGTACTAAAGCTATATTCAATTCAGTATTTAGTATACAAGATCCAACACAAAAAGTAATTGAAACTCCTAAACGTAAGTTTAATAAAGACTATGCTGACTATGAATGGGATTGGTATGTAAAAGGTGATAGAGACGCAAGTGAAATAGCAGAGAGAGCAAAGATCTGGAAACAAATGATGGTTCCATTTACTACAGAAGTAAATTCCAATTACGGATACTTTTGGAATTATAATGATCAGCTTAAAAGAGTTATTGATGAACTAAAAAGAAATAAAGAAACACGTCGTGCAATTGTTGTACATTACATATTACATGAATTAGATAGATATCAATACGATACTCCATGTAATGATGTACTTAATTTTTATATTAAAGATAATAAATTACAATTAACAGTATTTGCAAGATCTATAGACTTAGTTTACGGATTTTGTAATGATCAATATACCTTTGCAAAGCTAATGGAATTAGTATCAGAAAAAACTGGTTATCCCGTTGGTGAAATGCACTGGATGATAACTAATCTTCATATATATCCAAGACATTACGATTTATTATGATTATACCAACAAGATTATCAAGAGAAACTTTAGAGGCTAAACTATCTACTTTACCTAATAAAACATATAATAAATTTATGTGGTGGAGAAGATATCAATCTAGGCAAACTATGCCTGATAAATCTACATTCTATGATAAGATTGTAAATGGCGATTTTGAAACCTCTGACTATTATTATCAAGCAGAATATGAAAATTATCTTTTAGAAGATACTATAAAAGATATGAAGCACTACGAAGATAAAGTTACTCATATAGGTTTATTTAGAGCCAGACATAAAAGACTTATGGAAGATTACCAAAAAGAAGAGGCTGAAATTTTACGTAAATTAAAATTAGAATTTAAAAAAGTATTCAAAATATCTAAAGAGGATTTAGAAAAGATTATGGAAACTTTTGATGGAACAACTTTAGATCTATATATTTATGTTAAAGACTTAGTAAAAAATAATATACCCTCCTAATTTAAAATAAATAAAGTTTATGAATGTACAATTTCAAGATTCTTTTTTTAAATCACTGAAGCGTTTATCTTGGCACGAAAGTAAGCCGTATAAATTTTATAAGCTTTTTTCTAATGATATTCCATTATTTTTAAAAAATATTTGGGCTTTTCGCCGTGAACTTTGGTCACATAGATGGTGGGATTATCATTTTACTTTAGAAGTATTTCAGAGATCATTAAAAATTCAAGAACAAGGAATTAGAACTAAGGGCATGGAAATAGATTCCAGTAGACAAAAAAAAGAATATAAAATTAGAAAAGCAATTCAACTTCTACAAAATAAATTAGATTCTAATTATATAGATAGAACAGAAGAAAAGTATGGTAAATTAAGTGATAAAGAGTGGAAATTTGAAAAAACAGAAAATGACAATTATATTTTAGTAGACGAAGATTCAGAGGAAGAAAAGGCTCATAATAGAATGATCTTTGATAAAGCACATAGATTAGAAGAAAAAGAATGGAAAGAATTATGGGAAATCATAGAAGGAAAAAAATATAAAGAATATAAGGATTGGGATGGATCTGATCTTAGAACCTGGTGGGATTAATAATTAAAAAATTTAATAATATGATAGGCGTTATCGTTTTAATTTTAGCAATTTCAGGATCCTTAGCTTGGTTATGGGCTGGAGGTATAGAATACATGCGTAAAAATCATCCAGATTATAAAGGAAAAGATTTTTTAGATTTTGATCAAGATGAGATAAATAAAAAAGCAGGTAGAGACTCTTGGGATGATCATTTGGAAGATTAAATAAAAAAAGTTATGAGTTGGTCAAGTTATGAACAAAGAAGAGACTTCTTATTAAAAACAATGAAAAAACAAACTGATCATTGGTTAAAGGAAGATCAATACGAAGAATGGCAGAAAAAAAATAAACCAAAAAAAACGTATACTTTTATTCCAAAAAGAACAATACGAACCCAGGATATTTATAATAAAAAATGTTTAGATTATTATTAATAATATCAATAGTTCCTTTTCTTAATGTACCATTAAAGGCACAAGATACAGTGAGATTGGTCCATAAAGAGTACATTACAGTATTTTCAAAATCTTTAAAATATCCGGTATTAGTTGAATGGTGGGAAACAAAAGCTAAAGTAACTTGTGTAAATCCAATTCCTAGAAAAGACCAATTTGCGCCTGATCCTCTTTTAGCAAAAGAAACAGATCTAATGGCTGATTATAAAGGATCAGGAACTGATCGCGGCCATATGGCCCCAGCAGCTGATAATCAATGTTCTGGAGATCAAGCTATGAAAGAGTCTTTTTATTTTTCAAATATGACTCCACAATATCATAGTCTTAATGCTGGAGATTGGAAAACATTAGAAACACTAACTAGAGATTTAGGAGCAAAAGAAGATTCAGTTAAAGTGTGGGCGGGATCTATTGGGTCTTCAAAAAAAATAGGATCAATACATGTTCCTACAAAATGTTGGAAAATTTTATATATAAAGAAAACAAAGGAATGGATGGCATATATATTCAATAATGATACATCTAAACCTGATGGAATAAATAATAATAAAGTAACAGTAGAAGAAGTAGAAAAATTAACTGGTTTTAAATTTAAAATAAATTAATATGAATGTTATGTATTTTAGCGCTGATTGGTGCGCTCCGTGTAAAGTATTTAAACCAATTGTTCAGCAGGTATCTCAAGAATTAGGAATCGGAGTACAATATATTAATGTAGATTACGATGCTTCTTATGGTGAAAAATATTCTATAACATCAATACCTACAATTATAGTATTAGATAATTTTGGAACCGTTGTATATAGAAATTCCGGAGTTGTGTCAAAAGATCAATTAATTAAGGAATTAACTAAATTTAAGTAGACTTCGTAGATATTTATTTCTGAATCAATAGAAGTAAATATGGACATTAGTAAACTTAAAGGGCATATTCCTGAGACAGTTATAGCTCAAATACCTGATACTGCGGCAAAATTTGAACTTAATACACCATTAAGATTAGCTCATTTTCTTGCTCAATGTGGTCATGAGTCTGGTGGATTCAAATTAGTTAAAGAAAACTTAAACTATGGAGCAAAAGGTCTCCGTGGTATATTTGGAAAATACTTCCCAACAGATGCAAAAGCTTTACAATATGAAAGAAAGCCTGAAAAAATTGCAAATTTGGTTTATGGAAATAGGATGGGCAATGGACCAGAATCATCAGGAGATGGTTTTAAATATTGTGGCCGCGGCTTTATTCAATTAACAGGTAAAGATAATTATACCTCTTTCGGTAAGGCTATCAATGAAGATATTGTAGCTAATCCTCAATTAGTTGCAGACAAATATCCTTTATTATCTGCTGCATGGTTTTTTCATAAAAATGGTTTACATAAAATTGCAGATAAAGGTGCTACTGATCAAGTAGTTACAGAAGTAACCAAAAGAGTTAACGGAGGTACAATAGGACTCCCAGATCGCATAAAACACTTTAAAGAATATTACGAATTGCTAAAGTAATAGGTTTCATAAAGGTTGTATATTTTTTAAAATTAAAAATAGACCTTATGAAAAAGTTTTTTTCTGACTTATTTAATGATAATAATTCTATCAATGAAAAAGCCGTTATTGGTTTTTTAGCATTTTGCATGATGTGTATATTTGCAATTGCCGATATAGTAACAGGTACTATGGATAAACCATTATTAGTAAATGAGTTTATTTATGATTCATTTAAAATATTAACAATTGCGTGCTTTGGTATAGCTTCTGTAGATAAGTTTATTAACAAAAAGAAAGATAATAATTAAAAACCAATATTATGGAAAAGATCCCAACAAAAAAAGCAGAATCTCTAATTAGTGCCTTAAAAGGAAAAAAACCAGTTGTTATCATTGCTTGTGTAGTAATCTTTATTGTAGGTATATTTGCAGTTAAAAAAGGCTACATTGCAGAAGACATGTTAAATGTTGATACTATTGTATCATTTGTTAATGGAGCTCTTGGAAGTGACTCAACTAAAGCTGCTGTTGATACTGCTGCTCATGTAATTGATAGCTTACCTAAATAATTAAGTATGAAAAAATTAATTATTTTATTGTGCTTATGTTTAAGTATTTTTGTGGTTGATGCTCAAACATCAAAATTAAAACCTAAATTAATTGAAGGATCTATTATGGGATTCAGTAATGGTAAAGGTAAGGTCGGAATTGGAGGAGTATCATCTTCATTTTTAAAAGTAAATATTTCTAAAAAATTATCAATAGGAACTGCATTAGCTCCTATTCTTTGGTTTGACACTGAAAAACATAATCACAGTTATGGTACAGCAGGTTTTGCTATAAGAGCAGATTATAAAAAAATTAGCCTAGGTTGTAATTTATTAACAATTGCCGGTGTTGATACAAAATTTGTAGGCATCGGTGTAAAATTATAATACCCCTATGTCACAGATTTCGCAACAAGAAAAAACAGCTGAATTAGAAAAATCAATAGCCATTGATAAAGGTAAATCGGATCTAATAGAAAAATTAGTATTTATTTTATTCCCTATATGTGTATCAGCAATCGGATGGTTACTTACTCAAGTAAATAGTTTGAGTGATAATATTACAGTCCTTAACAATAAAGTTAATATTGTAGTAAATGCTGAAAATAAAGCAATACCGCCTCAAGGTACTACTATAGAACTTGAACAATTAAGAGCTAGTGCTATGCAAGCTAGAGCTGATATGAAAATGGATATAAATGAAAAAATAACTGCTATTCAAATAGGAGCAATGCAAGAAAGAGCCGATATTAAAGCTCGTTTAAGTGTAGTTGAATCTAGATTAAATAATCACAAGTAATAAAATTAATGAACCAACAATTAAGTATAATTATTCCATGTAAAAATGAAGGCAAAGGAATAATTGAAGTACTTAAGTTAATTTTATCTCAAATTGATTGTAGAATAATAGTAGTGGACTCCTCAACTGAGGAGTCTTCTATTTTATTATTAACAGAATATCAATCAATACATAAAAATATAGAAATAATTAAAGGCGGTTTACCTGCTATTGCTCGAAATAATGGAGCTAAATTAGTAACAACTCCATATATTCTATTTTTAGATGCGGATATATATCCATATGAGAATGCAATTAAAAATTGTATTAGAACTGCTGTTAAAGGTAAGTATGATTTAGTTACTTGTAAATTTACCACTGATAAAAAATATAACTGGGTTTATAGAATTTTTGATATATTTCAATGGTATAGTTCAAAAACAAAACCTTTTGCTTTAGGTGGCTTTATGCTATTTAAAACAGAAACATTTAATAAATTAAAAGGATTTAATGAAGAAGATAAAATTGCCGAGGATTACCATCTCAGTTCCAAAATTAAACCTAATCGTTTTAAAATCACAAACGATTTCGTTTATACTTCAAGTAGAAGATTTGATAAAAAAGGTATATGGTATATGATTAAATTAGCATGGAAATCCTGGCTAAATAGAAATAATGATGAATTTTTTAAAAAAGATTTTAATTACTGGAAATGAAAAATTACAAAGCAATAATAGTTTCTGATTTGCATTTAGGTACTAAGGATTCTAAAGCTGAAGAATTTTTAGAATTTTTAGAAAATCATCCAACAGATCTACTAATTTTAAATGGTGATATAATTGATGGTTGGGCTTTAAATAGAGGAAGTAAGTGGAAAAAACAACATACTAAAGTATTAGGTAAAATTTTAAAACTATCTAATAAAATACAAGTAATTTGGATAAGAGGTAATCATGACGAATTTATTCAAGAATTTATAGGATCTCATTTTGGAGGTATAGAATTTAGAGAAGACTATAAAATTGAATATGCTGAGCATATAGAATATGATAATTGGGAAAAAAAATGTTTTTATGTTTTCCATGGCGATGTTATTGATGTGTTTATAACAAAGTATACTTGGTTAGCTAAAATTGGTGCTGTTGGATATGATGTAGCATTAACTTTAAATCGTTGGTATAACAAATATCGTAAATGGCGTAAACTTCCATATCAATCAATATCTAAAAAAATAAAAAATAGCGTTAAAACAGCAACTAGTTACATTAACGATTTTGAAGTAACAGCATTAAAAATGGCAGAAAAGAAAGGCTGTGACGGAGTTATTTGTGGCCATATACACCAACCAGAAGACAGAACTATAAATGGTAAAAGATATTTAAATTCTGGGGATTGGGTAGAAAATATGAGTGCTATATTAATAGATACTTATGGGCGGGTATATTTATATAAAAATTAGTTTATGATTAAAGTACTAGACACTTTATTTAATTTTAATAGTGGTAAAAAAGTCAACTTCGAACAAGGATTCTTTCTTGGAATAATAACATTCACACTCTTATTATTTCTTTTTATGGTATAAAATAATTTTGTATATTTATACTATATAAAAAAGTTCTTTAACTTATGGGGATAACCGGTATCGATCTGAATGATGAGATAATACCACATGCAGGCGTTTGGTAGAGTCGCCTTAGAAAACTGCAAACAATAACTGACGAAATGTCAACAATGACCTTCGAAGACTTAATGTCTTTCGTAGGCGCTGATTACGCTCTAGCAGCCTAGTCCGCATCGGGTGGTAGAGAACCTAGGAACAGAACACAACAGCGAGTCATACGCTAAAGAGATGGCATCCGGACGCATATTGCGAGCCGTAGTTTTCTTGATAGTCATAAAATCAAGTGGTGGAAACGACCATAAAGGTCAGCCCTTACTGATCAAAAGCAATTTAGATCTAAGCATGTGAGACGTTGGTGTTATTATCACTTTTAGAGACGTGGGTTCGAATCCCACTATCTCCACTTAAAATATATATTTTTATTATTTTAAATTTATTTGTACATTTAATTAATAATCAAAACAAATAAAAAATGAAAAAATCAGTTTTCGTAATCATTGCAGGAATTTTTTTAATGTCATGTGGTGGATCTTCAAATTCAACGGTAGCTACAGATTCTACAGCAGTAGATAGCACGAAAGTAGCAGACAGCGCAGTAGTAGCTACAGATTCTACAGTAGCACAAATTCCAGCAGATAGCACAAATACTAAGTAATTAGTGGAAACACAGAAACCATAATATAGCGTTAAAATAAGGAGGCGTGGTTGCCGAGTCGCAAGCTATGCGAGCGTATGAGGTTCGATTCCTCTCTGTGTTCAAAATAAAAAAATAAATTATGATTTGGTACATTTATATTATTAGTATTACATATTGTATTTGGAAAATGTCAAAAGGCTATAAAAGAACTTTTGGCGAAGGGAATCCTATAGGGCCAACCCCAGGACTAGAAACACTTTTTATAATTCCTTTTGCTCCAGTTTTAGCAGTCCTTGATATTAGTTTAACTTGGATTCGTAGATTTCATGAAGTAGAAGAATATAAAATAAGAAACAATAAGATATTTTAATATTGTCGGGTGGTGAAAAGCGTACGCACGGTAGACACACCCTCTCGTCTCGAGGGCGCTGAATTTGAAATAGGTAATTGGATATGGGTTGACCACAAAGCCGGCTATTTTGTCCACTACCGAATCACAGCGTGAAGGTTCAAATCCTTCCTCGACAGCAAGTTATCGTTCTTTGACATATAAGGAGAAATAAAATATGGAAACACTATCATTCGTTTTAGGGATAGCATTCATTGTGGTTATAGCTTTAGCTATAGTTGCTACTTATGCTTTCGTTAAAGTAATAAAAGTACAAAAAGAAATCAATGATCTAGACAGAAGATTTGCAGACATCTATCAGTGTATTGCTGAAGAGAATGCTCAGATTAATCGGAGAGTCGATGATTTTGAAAAAGAGATATTCTCTCAGTTAGATTCAAGATTAGATAAGTTAGAAAATAAATTAATAATTAAAAAATAAATAAGTTAAAGAACGATAACTAAATTTTTAAAAATAAGACTATGAATAATCCAATTGAACTTTGTGTAATATGCGGTAAAGAAACTCCTTATAGATTCAATGATCATATTGATCTTAGAATAGGATATGTAGAAGGATCAGGACAGGGTTGTTATAATCCATCATTATGTAATAATGAAAGAAGTAGAAAACTAATTACTATTAGTGAGCAAACTATATATGATACACCTAATGATCAACAATTAGGAGAAATAGTAAGAGCCTTATATTTTAAAAATAAAAATAAATAATATGAATCAGCAAAACATGAAATTAAATATTTCATTAGATAAAACTACTGGAGTATCATGTGATAGTTGTGAAAATACAACTTTTCAAGAAGCATTAATTTTAAGAAAAGCTTCTAAGTTTTTAACTGGAACAGAACAAGACGGAATAATTCCTATTCCTACATTTGTTTGTTCTAAATGCGGACATGTTAATGATGATTTTTACCCTAAAGAATTAAGTCGTGACCAAAAATAGTGACATGTACGGAAAAATAACCGAGTATACTTCTGAAAATAGTAGAACTATTTTAAAAGCTGATTCTATTGTTGATTCTATAATAGATCAATTTATTGATAGAGCTAAAATAGGAAAAAGAAAATATGGTACTGATCTAGATAGGGAAGATCTATCTTTAGAACAGTGGTTAAATCATGCTATAGAAGAACACCTCGATGCTATTTTATATCTTCAGAAAATTAAGACTATTGTAACCGGTAAACAAAAATAATGCCCAAACCAAAAATTGATATTAACTGGGCTTATCAAAAAGCAGTTTCTTATTCTCAGTATTCTATATATTCTCAATGTCCATATCAATGGTATCTATCTTATATTAAGAAGGAGTCAAGTTTTAAACCTTCTATATATTTGATCTATGGTACTTCAATACACGAAGTAATTCAAGAGTATCTAAAGACTATGTATGAAAAATCTGGTAAAGCTGCTGACGAATTAGATCTAGATAAACTATTAGAAGATAGATTAGTATTTAATTATAAGGAAAGTCTTGCAGATAATAAAGGAGAGCATTTTAGTTCTAAAGAAGAATTAAAAGAATTTTTAGCAGACGGCCAAGCCTCTCTTAGTTGGTTTAAAAAAAATAGAGGCAAGTACTTTTCTAAAAAGAATACTGAGTTATTAGGAATAGAAATTCCTATTTTACAACCTGTTTTAGAAGATATACCAAATGTTTTTATTAATGGATCTATTGACTTTATTATCTATGAAAAGATTACAGATACATATACTATTTATGATATAAAAACTTCTACTAAAGGTTGGTCTGATTATGAAAAGAAAGATCAAACTAAAATAAATCAGATTCTACTCTATAAAAGATTTTATTCTAAAGTTATGAATATCTCTGAGGATAAGGTAGATGTTAAGTTCTTTATTATTAAAAGAAAAGTATTTAATAGCCCAGATTATCCAACATATAGAGTGCAAGAATTTATTCCCGCAAATGGTAAAAAGAAAGTACAAGATGCTGTAGATAGTTTATCTAAGTTTATAAGAGAATGTTTTACCCCAGAATCAAAATATAACACAGATAGAGTCTATACCAAAAATATAAATAGTTGTAAATTTTGTCCATATAATGACAAACCTGACTTATGTAATAAAAGTATATAAATATATTTTACTTATTTACGTATTTATTTTGTATTTCCATATATTTATTATAAAACAATATGATTGCAAAAACAAAGAGAGTTATTACGTCGGTAAAAATACCGGAAACTCTATATGATGATTTTAAAATAACATCCATTAAAAGTAAAATGAATCTTCAAGATATTGTTGAAAGATCTATCTTTATGTATCTAACAGATTCAAAATTTAGACAGACTATTCACGAACAGTACAATACCTACTATACAGGATCAAGTTTAATTGAAGCAATAAAATAAGTTATATGATTAATGGTTATATTCCTCAAGCACAAAGAAAAAAAATACTTCTTTTGTGCGATGATATTAGAATGACAAGTGGTATTTCTACCATGGCTAGAGAGATAGTAATAGGAACATCTCACGTATTTAATTGGGTAAATTTAGGAGGCGCAATAAATCATCCAGATCAAGGAAAGCGTCTAGATATTTCTCAGGATACTAATAAAATTATGGGTCTAAATGACACTAGTGTTTTTATATATCCTACTAATGGTTATGGATCTCAAGAATTAATTAGGCAACTAATCAGTTTAGAAAATCCAGATGCTATAATGTTTTTTACTGATCCTAGATATTGGATTTGGTTATTTCAAATGGAGAATGAAATTAGAAAAAAAATCCCAATGATTTATTTAAATATATGGGATGATCTACCTGCTCCATTATATAATAAGCCCTATTATGAATCATGTGATACTTTAATGGCAATATCTAAACAAACCCTAAATATTAATAAAATGGTTTTAGGAGATAAGGCTAAAGGTAAAATATTAAAGTATATTCCTCATGGAATTAATGAAAATATCTTTTTTCCTATTACAGAATTTAATAAGCCTTATCAAGAAGCTTTAGAAAAAAAGAAAGAACAAATATTTGGAAATTTTAAACCTGGATTTGTAGCTTTTTATAATGCTAGAAATATTAGACGTAAATGTACATCTGATCTAATTGCAGCATGGGCTGTATTTTGTGATAGTATAGGAAAAGAAAAAGCTAGTACATGTGCCTTATTATTACATACACAAAGAGTAGACGAAAACGGGACAGACCTAAATTCAGTAGTTGATCTGCTATGCGATCCTGAATATCAAAAGGTATATTTTTCAGATGCTAGATTAAATGCAGAGGAAGTTAATCTATTATATAATATGTCTGATGTTACATGCCTGGTTAGCTCTAATGAAGGCTGGGGATTATCTCTAACAGAATCTATGATGGCTGGAAGAATGATTATTGCAAATGTTACAGGAGGAATGCAAGATCAAATGAGATTCGAAGACGAAAATGGAAATTGGATCAACTTCAATGATAAATTCTGTTCTAATCATTTTGGAAAATACAAAAAACATGGCGAGTGGGCAATTCCAGTATTTCCAACTAATATGAGTATTGTCGGATCTATTCCAACTCCATATATTTTTGATGATCGTTGTGATTTTAGAGACGCGGCAAAAGCTTTAGAAGAAGTTTATAACACGCCTTTAGAAGAAAGATCTAAAAAAGGTTTATTAGCTAGAGATTGGGTTTTATCAAATGAATCTATGATGAGTGCTAAACATATGTGTGATAATGTTATATGGACTATAAATGAAAGTATAACAACATTTAAACCTAGAAAGAAATTTGAATTAATTAAAACAGAAAAATTAGCAAAGAAAAAAATTGTACACCCTTTAGTTTATTAATATGAAACAGTTTTGTGTAATATCATGTCCAATAGATACCTATTCAGGTTATGGCGCTAGAAGTAGAGATTTTGTAAAAGCAATATATGAACTTAAAAAAGATGAATATGAGTTCTGTATCGTTAGTCAAAGATGGGGACAAACTCCATGGGGATATATAAAAGATAACATAGAAGAGTGGGATTGGGTTTCCCCTTTAATTAGTAAAGATGGGCAACTTAACAGGCAACCTGAAATATGGATACAAATTACTGTTCCTAATGAATTTCAACCAATAGCTACTAAATGTAATATTGGAGTTACAGCAGGTATAGAAACAACTCTTTGTGACGCTAGTTGGATTCAAGGTGTTAATAGAATGGATATTACATTAGTATCATCTGAACATGCTAAAAAAGTATTTCAACAATCAACATTTGAAAAAAGAGATGATAAAAATAATGTTATAGAAAGAATTAAATTAGAAAAACCTGTAGAGGTTTTATTTGAGGGATTGGATCTAAATAAATACTTCTATATTCCTGATGAAGAGTTAGAGGAGACGGATTTAGTTTTAGAATTAGATGAAATAAAAGAAGATTTTTGTTTTCTATTTGTAGGACACTGGATGCAAGGTGAAATTGGAGAAGATAGAAAAAATGTAGGTCTGATGATTAAAACTTTTTTTGAAACTTTTAAAGACAAGAAAAATAAACCAGGACTAATATTAAAAACTTCTTCTTTTGGATCTAGTATTATGGATAGAGAAGAAATATTAAATAGAATTAATATTGTAAGATCTACTGTAGATGGAAAACACCTTCCAAATGTATATTTGCTACATGGTGAATTAGATGACAAAGATATAAACGATCTATACAATCATAATAAAGTAAAAGCCATGATTAATATAACAAAAGGAGAAGGTTTTGGTAGGCCTCTATTAGAATTCACAACTTCAAAGAAACCCATTATAACATCAGGTTGGTCAGGACAAATTGATTTTTTAAATCCAGAATTTTCATTATTACTTTCTGGAGAATTAAAGCCAGTGCATCCTTCCGCACAAGTACCTAATATGATTTTAGGAGATTCTCAATGGTTTAGTCCAAATATTTCTGAAGTAACCCACTATTTAAAAGAGGTATTTGAAAAATATGAGAAATTTGAAGAAGGCGCAAAAAGGCAAGCTCAAATATCTAAGACTAAATTTAGTTTTGAAGAAATGAAAAAAGTATTACTTACTTATTTAGATAAAATACCTAAAAATATACCTTTAAAACTTCCTCAATTAAAAAAAATAGAATTACCAAAATTAAGTAAGGCATGACAAGTTCAGAATTTGTTTATTGGGTAAAAGGATACCTAGCAGCTCAGACGGATAGTCAATTTAAAATAGATATTGAAAAGGCATTAGATCAAGTAAAAGATTATGATGATAATCCTGATATTTGGGAAACAGAAGACTGGAATGATTGGTATAATAATGAAACACCATTAACAGGAACAATATCAGGTTCAGGAACAATAGGATGTACTACTAACGATTCAAGTAGATATACTACCACTGTATGGAATGATAAAATGGGTTGTTGGCACTATACAAATTATCCTGAAGGATTTGGGTATTACGTAAATAGCACAGCAGAAAATAAAAAAGAAAAACAACAATTAAATGATTGACAAGTTAATAACATGTGATAAATGTAAAGCAGAAGTTTCTTGCTACGCAACTCCGATTAATGAATTTCATAATTCATATACATGTTTAAATTGTGGTTTTCATACCAATGATTTAATGGTAGAAGGAGAATTTAATTTTGAAGAATATGAAGCAGAACTTCCAGAACTCTATAAAGATATAAAATATAAAGATGAAAAAAATAGAGTGTGGTATCCTCAAGTAATTAATGTAGAAGGTAAAGGAACAGTGTTTGTTAACGGAACATCAAAAGATGATTGGAAATGGAGTGGAATTAAAAGTGTGTCATTAACACAAGAAGAAAAACAAAGCGGAAGATTCAAAGATAAAGAGTATAAATCAGATTCAAAAACTTTAGAAAATTTTGGAGACAATTATTATGATGCCTGCGACTATGTAGGATTTTTTGATATATAAAATAGAGTTATGACAATAAGTTATGCAATACCAGTTTGTAATGAACATGAAGAATTAGATAGACTATTAAATCTTTTAATAAAAAATAAAAGACCAGAAGATGAAATAGTAGTTCAAGCAGATTTAGGAAATGCGACAAAAGAAGTCTATAGTGTAATAGATAAATTTATACAAAGTATTAAATTAGTAGAGTTTCCATTAAAAGCAGATTTTGCTACATTTAAAAACAATCTAAAAAAGAATTGCTCAGGAGACTGGATATTTCAAATCGATGCAGATGAATACTTAAGTTATCAATTAATACATGACTTGCATTTAATACTGCAACAAAATCCTGAAATTGATGTATTTTTATTAGCTAGGATAAATACTGTTGAAGGATTAACTCAACAACATGTAAATACTTGGAGATGGAATGTAAATGAAAAAGGCCGGGTAAATTTCCCAGATTTTCAAACAAGAATATTACAGAATTCTCCTAAAATAAACTGGGTTAATAAAGTTCATGAAGTATTAACTGGACATAATTCATATTCTTTTTTCCCATTAGAAGATGAATATTGTTTGATTCATCCAAAAACAATAGAGAGACAAGAAAAACAAAATACATTTTATAATTTAATTTAGTTATGAAAGAAGCATATCAAGATTTAGAAGGTTATAAAAATAGTTTAGTTACCGAGAAACAAATTTTAGAATTAGTAGATAAATTTATAAAGCAAAAGCATAGTAGAAAATCTTGGGAAGCTGGTAAAGATTGGGTACAATATGCTGGCCCTTATTTTTCCTCAGATGAGTATGTAGCTGCTGTTAAAAGTTTATTAACTGAGTGGTTAGTATTAGGAGCAGAAGCAAATAAATTTGAAACTAAATTTCCTAAAAAGTTTGGTAAAACTTTTGGTCTATTAGCAAATTCTGGATCTAGTGCTAATTTACTTATGATGTTAGCATTAACATCTAAAAGAGGGCATAATCTTCCTAAAGGAACAAAAGTAATTACTCCTATTGCAGGATTTCCAACAACAATTAATCCTATATTGCAAGTAGGATTTACTCCGGTATTTGTAGATATAGAACTTAAAACTCTTAATCTAGATTTAGATCAAGTAGAAAAAGTTTGTATTGATAATCCTGATGCTAAGATTATTACCTTTGCTCATGTACTTGGAAATCCTCCTAATATGAATAGATTAATGGAGATAGTTGAAAAGTATAAATTAATATTATTAGAAGATTGTTGCGATGCCTTAGGATCTACGTATGAAGGGAAACCTTTAGGATCTTACGGAGAATTAGCAAGTTGCTCATTTTATCCAGCGCATCATATGACTATGGCAGAAGGAGGATTTGTTGCTTGTAAAGATGAAAATACAGAAAAGATTATTAGAAGTTTTAGAGAGTGGGGTCGTGGTTGTTATTGCATTGGTAAACAAAACTTATTAGAAAAAGGATCATGCGGTTGTAGATTCAATACATGGCTACCATCACTACCTAATGATTTGTTCGACCATAAATATGTCTATGAAGAGATTGGCTATAATTTGAAACCCATTGAGCTTCAGGCAGCAATTGGATTAGTACAAATGGAAAAACTTGATGAGATTGGTAGACTTCGTAAAGAAAATTATAAAAATCTATTTAGTGCATTTAAAAAGTACGAACAATACTTTCATTTACATGAAGCACAACCAGGAGCAGATGTAGATTGGTTCGCATTTCCTGTAACACTTAAAGATGATGCACCTTTTAAGAGATCTGATATTTGTCAATTTTTTGAAGCAAATAAAATACAAACAAGACCATATTTTGCAGGAAATATTATGCTACAACCAGCGTATGAAGGTTTAATGGATCCAGTAGAAGTTGTTACTAAATTTCCAATTGCAAGGAAAGTAACCACAGATACATTTTTTCTAGGAACATCACCAGTAATTAATAAACAAAAAACAGATTATATAGAATCAATTTTAGACAATTATATAAATACACTATGAGTAAAAAAAGAGCATTAATAACAGGAATCAATGGAATGGATGGTTCACATCTAGCAGACTTTTTATTAGCAAGAGGAGACTATGAAGTATTTGGTCTTGAAAGAAGGAAAGCAACGTACTATTCACCAAATATTTCACATTTAGCCGGTAAAATCACGCTCTTAAAAGGAGATCTTTCTGATCAAAATTCTTTATTAAGAGCAATAAAAGAATGTGAACCTCATGAAGTTTATAATTTAGGAGCTCAATCATTTGTTGGAGAAAGCTGGGCAATGCCAGAACAAACATCTGATATTACTGGTTTAGGTGCATTAAGAGTACTTGAGGCAATTCGAGAGAATGGTAATAAAGAGATTAAATTTTATCAAGCATCATCTTCTGAGATGTTAGGTAAAAAAGGTGGAGTTGCAAATGAAGAAACTACATTTTATCCGTGCTCTCCTTATGGAGTATCTAAACTATATGCTCATTGGATTACTAAAAATTATAGGGAGTCTCATGGCATGTTTGCCGTAAGTGGTATATTATTTAATCACGAATCAGAAAGAAGAGGACATGAATTTGTTACTCGTAAAATTTCTGATGGTGTAGCTAAAATTCATTTAGGTTTAGCAGACTATATTTCATTAGGTAATTTAGATGCTTCTAGAGATTGGGGATATGCGCCTGATTATGTAGAAGGGATGTGGATGATGATGCAACAAGAAAAATCAGATGACTATGTTTTAGCAACAGGAGAAACACATTCAATTAGAGATTTTTTAGATAATGCATTTAATTATGTAGGTATACAAGACTGGTCTAAATATATTAAAACAGATCCTAAATTCCTTAGACCAGTAGAAGTAAGTTATCTTTTAGGAGACGCAAGTAAAGCTAAAAATGTTTTAGGTTGGAAACCAAAAACACCTTTTAAAGATCTAGTAAATATTATGGTAAAAAACGATATTAAATTATTAACTCAAAATAAATAAATCAAAATGAAAGTTGTAACATTAGGAGATCACTATGTATCCGATTTTATTAAATCAGAATCTGATTATCAAGGAAGAAAAAAGTATAGTTTAGATTTAGTATTAAATGAAGAAATAGGTGCGCCGCATCTTACTGAAATACCACCTTCAGAAACAATGTGGGGACAATATTGGTATCGTTCTGGAATTAATGCTACAATGACTAAAGAACTTGGAAACATTGTTGAAGAAATTAAATCAAGAATTAAATATAAAGAAGGTGATGTTTGGTTAGATATTGCATGCAATGATGGAACTTTACTTAAACAAGTACCTAATGAGTTTATCAAATTAGGTATAGATCCAGCAGACGATACATTTGTTGCAGAATCATCTAAAGTAGCTAACTCTATTATACAAGATTACTTTAGTTACGACGCGTATAAAAAAACAGGATGTGGAGATAAAAAAGCAAAAGTAATAACTACAATTGCTATGTTCTACGATTTATTAGATCCTAATCCATTTATTAAAGATGTTATTAAAGTATTAGACGATAACGGAATATGGGTATTGCAATTGTCTTATACTCCCTTAATGATTAAACAATTAGCGTTTGATAATATTTGTCACGAGCACGCTTACTATCATTCAATGGAATCATTTAAAAAATTATTTCAACAACATGATCTAAAAATTGTAGATTGTAGTTTGAATGATGTAAATGGTGGTAGTTTTAGAGTTTATGTCCAAAAGAATATAGCAGATGTAACTTCATTTGGAACTAGTCCATTAAGAGACGTTTGTAATTTTAGAGTTCAATCACTACTTGATTACGAGAATGCTCATTTTAATATGAACGACATTAAGGTTTGGGAAAAATTCCAATCTGATATTGAAGAATTAAGAGAAAAAACTGTTGCCTTTATTAAGGAAGAAAAAGCCAAAGGTAAAGTTATTTGCGGATATGGTGCTTCAACCAAAGGAAATACTCTATTACAATGGTTTGGTTTAGATCATACTTTGATTGATGCTATTGCTGAACGTTCTCCTTATAAATTCGGTTTAAAAACAATTGGAACTAACATTCCTATTATCTCAGAAGAAGAAATGAGAAAATTAAATCCTGATTATATGTTAGTATTACCTTGGCATTTCATAGCTGAATTTATTCAAAGAGAAGACGAATATCTAAGTAATGGAGGAAAGTTTATTGTACCATGTCCTAAATTTGAAATAATAGGAAAATAATGAAGATATATTTTATTAATAGCAAGAAAAAAAATTGCGGAGTATATCAGTATGGTCTTAGAATATGGGACTCTGTAAAAGATTCTAATTTAGATATTGAATATTTTGAAATAGAAAATATTGAAGAATTTAATAAATTAGATTTCAATGGAGTAGATATTATATTTTTTAATTGGATAGAAGGTGGATCTACAGGACCATTTGGATGGTACAATTATGTTGTAGCATTAGAATTAAAAGCTAAATATAATATAACTACAGTAACAGTAATGCACACTCCTGATTTTAGTAGTACTGTTTTTGACTATTATATAGATCAAAATACTGTTAATAGTGGTTTTATTAGGCCTCTATATAATTATGATATTTCAAAACCTAAACTTAAAAATGATATTGTTAATATAGGATCTTTTGGATTTGCAGGAGATCACAAAGGTTTTGATGATATAGTGGCAATGGTTAATGAACAATACGATCAAGCACAAATTAATTTACATATAACTAATGCACATTACGGTGACGCAGAAGGTATACATCAACATAGAATAATAGATAAAATACAGGCTATAGAAAGAAAACCTGAAATTAAATTAAATATTACTAGTGAATTTCTTACTAATGAACAAATATTAGATTTTGTTTATAAAAATGATATCATCATACTAGGATATAAAGGAACTAGAGATATATCAGGAGTTCCAGACTATGCCATATCTGCAAATACACCAATTGGAGTTACTAGCGTAGGAAGTTTTAATCATGTATATAAAGAAGATATAGATATCTCTTTGCATACAATACCAGAAATATTAGAGTATAATCTAAAAAACAATTATCCAGAGGTTTTAAGAAAAGAATGGTCTAGAGAAAATATGATTTCTTGTTTTGAAAATCTTATGAAACTAATATATGAAAATATGGAATTAAAATCTTATTCTCAAGTTTGTCAAGATCAATTTGCTCTAAAATTAATTGGCAAGAATGGATATTTTTTAGATCTAGGAGCTGGATGGGATCCTTCATTAGTAAATAGTAATACTTTACTATTAGAAGAAAATGGTTGGAATGGAGTGTGTATAGAAGGAAATCCACAGTCTGCTGAAAGACGTAGAGAAGCTGCTATAAGAGCAGAAGTACTTTGCGTATATGTTCCTCAAACAACAATATCAGAAATATTAAAATCTGTAAATGCACCTAAAGTTATAGATTATGTTTCTTTAGATATAGAACCTATGACAATAATAGGATTAGAAAATTTTCCTTTTGATGAATATGAATTTAAAGTATTAACTTTTGAACACGATTTTTATGTTCATGGACCTAAACAAAAAGATGATGCTCATGAAATATTAACTAAACAAGGATACATTAGATTATGTAATAATGTAAATATTCCTGAAGAGGGTGGATTAGGTTTATATTTTGAGGATTGGTATATTAATCCAAAATATTTTTCTAAAGAATTCATTGAGCAAAATACATTCAGTGAAATTTTAGGTCCTAGTGTTATAAAAAAATTAAAAAAATGATACATTCAAATTCAGAAGCAGATACTCCTAATTTAGCATTTGATGCATTATACGAAAATTTTTTAAAAAAAATAGATGAAAATATTTCTTCACATGAATTAGTAGTTGTTGATGTTGGTGCTGGACCTCCTTTTGATTATTCAAATATGAAAATTTTTAGAGAAATGGGAGCTAAAGTAGTTTGTATAGATCCTATGCCTAGTCATATAAAAATGTTTGAAAGTGTAGGACTCCCTATTTTACAATATGCAGTAATAGAAGACGATTCATTATCAGAAGTTTTATTTAGAGAATTTCCTAACTCAGGACATCGTGGATTAGCTGGATCTACAATAGCTTCTGTATCAGATTCACTTAAAGGATGCGAGCCACATTTAGGAGATCCGGTTCATTACATGGTCCCAGCTAAATCTTTAACCTCTATACTAAAACAACATCACCCAGAAATTACTGACATAGACGTATTAGATATAGATACTGAAGGAAATGAAATTGGGATATTAAAAGGATTGGATTTAAATTATTATAAACCAAAAGTATTAATAATTGAAAACATATATGTAGAAACTAGTGGTTATGATGATTATTATAAATCAATAGGATACACTAAATATGCTAGATGTACACATAATGATATTGTTATAAGAAATATATAATATGGAAACTATAGGTAACTTAATTGATAAATTGACAATTGCTAATATTCGTATTTGGATGGCAGAAGATATTAAAAGAGATAAGAATGCCACTGATAAACAAATAGCTGATGCTACTAAAATTACTAATACAGCAAATTCGTATAGGACAGATCTAATACAGGAAATAGATGAGACTATAAATGAAATGATTAGCACAGGAAAATTACAAAAATTATATAAACAAGGATCAAGTAAGATGTATGGTAAATAATTTTTTAATGGGAGGTAAGTTAGGGGATTTTTTACATGCAATGTTTGCAGTAAAGCATATCTGTAAAGAACAGAATATAAAAGCTAACATCTATATGTATGATATAGGTTGGGAATTTGGTATAAATAACACCTACTCAGAACTTAAAACTATAATGTTAAATCAAGATTATGTAAATTCATTTAATATATTAGAAAATTACGAATTAGATCAAGAACAAACATCAGAAAAAAATAGTCCTATAAAAATATTTAATCCTGTTTTATTATCTGAGGGATATATTGATTTAGGGTCATATATAAGGTCTCCTTGGTTATATAAAACTTGCTGGTCAGAATTATATAGTAAAACATTTAATTTTTCTATTGGTAAAGATTACTCTTGGATAAAATATAATACTATAGATGAAAAATTTATAGGAAAAGTATTAATTCATAGGAGAAATAATCCTATTAGAATGAATAATAATTTTCCATATTTAGAAATATTAGAAAGATATAAAGACAATATTTTATTTATATCTTCAAGTGATAAAGACTATGAAGTATTTCCATATAAAGAAAATATACCGTTTTTAAAAGTTAATACACTAGATCAATGGTTTACTGCAATTAATTCATGTTCTTTAATAATATCCAATTTATCTTCCCCAGCAGTTATGGCACATGCAATAGATAAATTAAGAATAATAGAACTTCCAAATGTTATAGATATAATTCATACTGTTGGAGAAGAGAAATATTCTAAAAATATACACTGGTATTTAGATAATGATCATCATAATTTATAAAAATGAAAAAATTTTTAATTAGTACGCATGGATTTAATATGGGAATTGGGGGTTTAAAAGTACTGCATAAACTATGCCATCTCTTAAATGAAAAAGGATACGATGCTTATTTAATACCATTAAATTTTAATGAACCTTTTGGCATTTATGAAAATTATAATGTTAAAATGGTTACCCAAGAAGTATTAGACAATTTAGAAAATGTAGTTGTCATATATCCTGAGAGTTGGTATGGAAATTATTTAAATGCACCAAATGTTGTTAGGTGGATGATAGGACCTCCTAGCGAAGTCCATATAAATACCTGGTCAGATAAAGATTTATGGTTTTGGTATATTCCATATTATATTACAGAAAAATATAATAAAAATAAAAATAATGTATTGTATATAGGAGAACAACATAGAGATATATTTTATGATCAAAAATTATATAGATCAGGATCTTGTTGGTCTTTACGTAAAGCACAAAATATAGTAAAGCCAGAAGATTATATACATCCACAAGATAGTACTTTTATACCGTATAATGCAGCAGGTGATTTAATAGGTCTATCAGATTTATTTAACTCAAAAGATACTTTTTATTGTTATGACAATTATACTTATATTAGCATACAGAGTTTAATGTGTAATACAGATACTGTTATAATCCCCTCTAAAAAGACTAAACAAGAATTTCAAAATGGATATGAACTAAATAAATATTTAGCTTATGGTATAGATGATTTACCAAGAGCTAAAAGTATTAGAAATGAATTCTTTGATCATTTAAATAGGATAGAAGAAAATACAGAAAAACAATTAGATAAGTTTATAGAAATATGTTATGACTACTTTAAATGATTTTAGTTTTTTAATAGTTACATTAGCAAAAGATGTAGAGAGGCTTCATCTAGCGTATGAATCAATAAGATCCGCATATCCAGATAATGAGATCGTTATTGTTTATGATAATATAAATGATATACAACTTAATAAAGAAGATAAAAATCTTATAGAAATATATACTGATAAGAGAGTCTATGTTAGTGGTGGTTATAATCTAGCGCTTAAACATAGTACTAAAAAATGTTTTGTATTATTCCACGATGATACTTTTTTAGCTAAAGGGTTTTTAGAAAATATAATACCGTATATATCAGAAAAAACTTTTTGTAATTTTAGTACAGTAGAACCTCCAATATACAATGATCCTAATACATTTCAAAAACCAATAAAAGATTTTGGGAGGGATCCAAAGACATTTGATCTCTATAAATTTAATGAGTTTTGTGAAGAGCATATAAAAAAATTACCTGCCCAAACTGCAGAGTCTCCATTTGGAGGTTTCTTTATGGCCGGATATAAAAGTTCTATGGAAAGTGTTGGAGGTTTTGATGAGTATTTTCAACCTTATTTTTATGAGGATTCTGATTTAATGATAAGACTTCATGAAGCAGGATATAATTTTATCCACGTATTTGGAAGTCTGGTATATCACATGGGTAGTTTAACTTCTAGAGCCGGCCAAGAAGGTATAGATGCATCAATAATAACTAGAAATTTATTTATAAAAAAATGGAAAACTCCTTTTGAGTATATTAAACATTATACACTATCAAATGGAATACCATATAAAAAAATACCTGTACAAATTATATGTGAAAATTGTAAACCTGAATTATCAGAATATATAAGTTTAATAAGTGAATCAGGAAGTGATATTAAAATATTCTTTGATCAAAATAAATTAACTCAACAAGATTTTGAATATTTGCAAGCACTTCCGTATATATTACAATCTATAGAAGAACCAGGTGATTATGAAATTGGATGTTTAAAAGTAAAATATAAAGTAAATGAATAAAATAGTAGTATCTAATTTAATGAGGGCAAAAAATAAACAATCTTTTTTTGCACTACATCAACTACAGTCTAAAATAAGAAGCGTCTATCCAGATGTGCAAATAGATTTTCACATTCTGTGGGATAATGAAAACGAATTAAATCTTAAAGATGAAGAATATTGGAGTAATTTAATTGATAATAAAATAGAAAATTTATATTCCTATAATAAAACTTTCTTTGATAACTATGTAGAAGAATATTATGGTTTAGACTATAAAGATAAATTTAAATTATGGAAACCAATATATTTCATATTAATGGCCCACTATTTAAGAAGAGTTAAGTTAGAGCATTACTATTTAATATATGATGATGATGTTTTAATTAATGATGATTTTAAACATATAACAGATTTATTAATAGAAAGAATACCTTTCGGTATAACAGAACCTGTAAATCCCGGATGTGATAAGGTATTATTTAAAAAATTACTAGATTTATATGGAATAGATTTTCAAAACATATACCTTACTAGAAATCCAAAAGCTTTGGGATTTAATGCAGGATTTCAGGGTATGGATTTAAGTATATATGATAATTTTTTATCTACTGATAGATTTGAATTATTACTAAATATATTTGAATATCAATCAATATATGATGAAAATGGAAATGAGATATGGGATAATAGAAGATTTTTTATAGATACCCAACAACAATCTTTTATGGGATTAATGAATACAGCAATATCTAAAAAAGATATTCATATATTAGATCCTGAAAAATATTTTGTTGTACCTAATTTTGGGCCACATCCAAAATACGGGCAATTAGATCCTGATGACGAACCAGATGGCGGTTGGAGATGGGGATTAGATTCTAAAATAACACACTTTATAGGACACACAAGAGGTAAAGGAAAGCCAAAACAATTTTTAGATAGGGTAGATCAATATTTAATAGAGAATAAATTTATGTAGTATGAAAAAAGTAGTTTATGTAACAGGTTGTTTAGGTCTTATAGGAAGTCATATAACAAGAGCTTGTTTAAATAAAGGTTGGTATGTTAAAGGAGTTGATTCAATTACTTATGCCGCAAATGAAGATTTACTCATTGAATTTATTTCTAATCCTAAATTTTCTTTTGTACACGCTGATATAAATGATCTTAAATTTTTATATGAATGTGATTACATTATTAATACTGCAGCAGAAACTCATGTAGGTAATTCAATTGCTAATTCAGATAAGTTCATAACTTCCAATATTAATGGAGTTCATAATTTGTTAGAGCTATTAAGAAATTATAGACAAGAGACAACTAAAGTTCCTGTATTTTTACATTTTTCTACAGATGAAGTATATGGTGATATTGAAGAAGGAGCACACACAGAAAGTGACCTTCTTAAACCATCTAATCCATATTCAGCTACTAAAGCTGCGGCAGATCAATTAATATTAGCTTGGAGCCGAACATATAAAATTCCTTATGTTATAGTAAGACCAACAAATAATTATGGTGTGGGTCAATATGTAGAAAAACTTATTCCTAAAGCTTGTAAGTACTTAACATTAGATAGAAAAATACCTCTTCATAATGGTGGATCACCAGTACGTAATTGGTTACATGCTGGAGATACTGCAGAAGCAATAATTAAAATAATAGAATCTAAAGTTAAAAATGAAATATTCAATATTGCAGGAGGATATGAGCAAACAAATTTAGATACTATAAAGAAAGTTATTCATAATTATACAGGATTAAGTACATTTAATGTAGATAATTATATTGATACAGACTATTCTAGACCGGGACAAGACGTGAGGTACGCATTAGATGATAGTAAACTTAGAAATCTTGGATGGAAACCTGAAAAAAAGTTTGATATAGAAATTCATGAAATAGTTAGATACTATAAATCAAAATTTATATGGTAAAAATCAGTAAAGAATTAGCAGAGCAAATGTATCAATTTAATGTTGTTCATGGACAATACTTAGTTGGAGAATCAATAAATCATTTAGATGTATTTTCAAAAAGCATAGAAATCTCAGATGATTTACAAATAGTTTGTGTTACAGAAAAAAACTCTCCTAGTTTTTTAAAAGGAAAAAAAATAATAGGAAGACCAATTTATTGGCAAAGTAATTATGAAACTTATACTAGATGGAGTACAAAAATTATAGGATTATATGATTATTTTAAAGATAATTATAATACATTACCAAAATATATAATGTATTTAGATTCTTATGATACTATGCTTATTAAAGATATTTTGAATCCTAAAGAAATGCTAGACTATTATGGATGTAAAGTACTTTTTAATTCTGAAAATAAGTTTTCAGGGCTTGGATATCCAAACCCAGACGGATATTCAAACTACTGGCAATCAATGCAACATCATTTTGACTCCTACAAAGAACTAACTGAAAAAAAATATGGAAATCCAGGACCTGAACCAGGTCTTAATGCCGGTGTTTTTTTAGGAGAAAAAGAATTTATGATTGAGATGATTACAACTATGTATGAATATCTTATTGGAAGCCCTGCAAATGGATTTCCATATGGTACAGGTGCAGATCAGGAAGTATTTAAATATTTTCAAATGCAAAATTTTGATAGTGTAGGTTTAGACATATTTAATAAGTATTTTTATTGGGGATGCGCTGGGTATTTAAATCCTGGTCCTGATGACGATTTTGGAATAGATTATTTTAGAATCAAATATAAAAATCATTACGAATCTAAAATAAATAATAATTAATTTAATAATAAATAATATTTTATTATTTAAAAAAAAAGTTATGCTTAAAAAAGTAAGTGATCTTATTGCTGAGTTTTTAAAAGAAAAAGAAATTGATGTTGTATTTGGTATTATAGGATCTGCCAATTCACATATATTTGATTCAATTAATAAATTAGGATACACTAAAATTATTAATACTCATCATGAACAAGCAGCAGTGCTTGCAATGGGAGCTTACTATAGAGCATCTGGAAAATTATCTGCTGCAATAGTAACTGCCGGCGGTGGTGTAACAAATGCTGTTACAGGCGTTGTAAGTAATTGGGCTGATTCTATTCCTGGAATTATTATATCTGGACAAGAAAATTATAACTATGTTAGTACACAAGAAAACCTACGAATGTATGGTACTCAAGGATTAAATATAACTAAGATGGTTAAAGATGTTACTAAATTGGCTATACCTTTTGATGATAATTCTGATATACAAACTACACTAGAAATACTTGATAAAGTAACAATCGAGGGTAGACCCGGTCCAGTATGGTTAGATATTCCAATGAATTTACAGGCAAAAATGGTTCAAGAAAGAAATTGGAAATTTAATGTGCCAAAGAAAAAATACTTTAATGCTGAAGATATTATAGATGAAATTAATTTATCAAAAAGACCGGTAGTAATAGGAGGGAATGGAATTAGATTATCAAAATCTAAAAAAATTTTCCAAAAATTTATAGATATATCGAGAATTCCAACCCTGTTATCATGGTCAGGTATAGATCTGCTAGATGATAATAATGAAAACTTTTTTGGAAGATTTGGTTTATATGGACAAAGAGCCGCAAACTTTATTGTACAAAATGCAGATCTAGTTATTGTATTAGGAAGTAGATTATCTCTACCACAAGTTGGATATGATTTTAGTCAGTTTGCAAGAGGCGCGAAGATAATAATAGTCGACATAGATGAACTAGAAGGGGCTAAATATCAAGTATATAAACATATAAAAGAAGATTGCTTTAATGTAATATCAGGCATTATAGAAAAATCTTATATGATGTGGGGATATAAACAAGAATGGGTATCATATTGTCAAGTTATAAAAAATAAATATCCTCTGATAGAAAACTATCACAAAGATAATGAATATCTGAACTCATATAGATTTATAACTAAGATGTCCGATTATTTAAAAGATGATCATATAATAGTAACTGATATGGGAACGGCTTTACTCAGTGGACATCAGAATATAAAAATAAAACAAGATCAAGTAATGTTTACATCTCAAGGTCTTGGTGAGATGGGTTATGGTCTTCCTGGTGCATTAGGAGCTGCTCTTGCATGCCCAAACAAGCCTGTGCTATGTATGAATTGTGATGGTGGTATTATGATGAATTTACAAGAGTTACATACTATAATTGAAAATGAATTACATAATATAAAAATCATTATATTCAATAATGATGGTTATTTAATGATCAAGCATACACAAAAAATGCTATTCAAAGGAGACTATGTTAGTGTAAATAAAAAAACAGGAATTGGATTGCCTAATTTTAGTAAGCTATTACCTGCATTCGGATATGATTATTATGAATTAAAAGATTGGGATAGTTTAGATTCTACAATGAATAATTTTTTAAATAATTCTAAAGCTGCTGTATTAGAAGTATTCATGGATCCTGAGCAAGACTTTATTCCTAAAGTAAAAGGAGTTCTAAAAGAAGATCTAACTATATTAGCTCCACCAATTGAAGAGATGTCTCCACTACTTTCATTAGATGAAGTTAGAAGTAATATGATAATAGACATTAGTGAAAAAAGTAAAATAATAAAGAGATGATAATTAAAGCTGGAATTATAGGAACAGGAAATATTGGAACAGATTTATTATTAAAAATATTAAAGACAAAGGAAATCTATCCAGTAATATTTGCAGGTCGTAGAATGGATTCAGATGGAATTAAAATTGCAGAAAGTAAAAGAGTCCCAGTAACTGATCAAGGTATTAATTATTTTATAAAAAATCCTAAGTGCTGTGATGTAGTTTACGATTGTACAAGTGCGGCGGATGCTATTGAGCATGCTAAAATATTTAAAGATCAAGGAATTAAAGTAATAGATCTAACACCAGCAAAAGTTGGACCTTTATGTGTTCCTAGTATAAATCCATCTATAATATTAGAAGAGTCTAATGTCAATATGATTACGTGCGGAGGACAAGCCTCTATTCCTATGCTTAATTTAATATCTAAATATTGTGATAATTTAGAATATATAGAAGTTGTTTCACAAATTGCCTCTAAGAGTGCAGGCATGGCAACTAGAATTAATGTAGATTCTTATATTCATACAACAGAAAGAGCAATTAGACAATTTACTGGTTGCGATAATTGTAAAGTTATACTTAATTTAAATCCTGCAGAGCCATGTGTTGATATGCAGACAACAATGTTTATTAAATTTAAAACAATTGATTTTAATGGTTTAGTTAAAGAGATTTATAAAAAAGTAGAAGAGTTACAAAAGTATATTCCATATTACGAATTAGTCCTTCCACCAGTTATTAATGATGATGTATTAGTTTTAAGTATTAAAGTGAAAGGATCTGGGGATTATCTTCCTGAATATGCAGGTAATTTAGATATAATTAATTGTGCTGCTATAGAAATAACTAAAAATTTATTTTAATGGGTAAAATAATAATAACAGATTCATCTTTAAGAGATGGCAATCATGCAGTAAAACATACTATAAGTTTAGATAGTATTAAAAGATATTGCCAATTTGCAGATAGTGCAGAAATTCCAATTGTAGAAGTTGGGCACGGAAATGGATTAGGAGCTTCATCTTTATTAATTGGTCTATCACCATATACTGATAAACAAATATTAACTACGGCAAGAGAGAACTTAAAAACAAGTAAATTAGGAATACATATTATCCCAGGAATTGCTACTATTAAAAAAGATATAGATCAAGCAATTGATTTAGGTGTAGATGTATTTAGAATTGCTACCCATTGTACTGAAGCAACACTATCCAAATCTCATATTGAATATTTAAGAAATAAAGATAAAACTGTATTCGGAGTGCTGATGATGAGTGCTTTAGCTGATGTAGAGACGTTGGCTAAAAATGCTAAGATCATGGAAGAGTACGGCGCAGATGCCGTTATTATAATGGATTCTACAGGAACATATTTACCTTCTGATGTTAAGGAAAGAATGGATGAATTAAGTTACACTTTAGATATTGATTTTGGTTTTCATGCACATGATAATTTAGGTTTGGCAACGGCTAATTCATTAGTAGCTGCTCAATGTGGAGCAAAATATATAGACGCTTGTATTAGAGGATTTGGAGCCGGAGCCGGCAATGCTCATTTAGAAATGTTAATTCCTGTTTTAGAAAAAGCAGATTTTGATATTGATATAGATTTCAAAAAAGTTATTATAGAAGCAGATAGTGTTATGGATTACTTAGTACCTAGTGCACCAATATCTACACCAGTAAATATATTAACAGGACTAAATAGATTATTTTCAGGATTTGAAAAACCTATTATCAAAGCGTCTAAATTATTTGGTATTGAATATTCATCTTTAATATTTGAACTTGGAAATAGAAAGTTAGTTGCTGGCCAAGAAGATCTTATATTGGAGGTAGCACAAAAATTAAAGAAGTGAAAATACTAGTTACAGGAGCTAATGGCTTTATAGCAAAGAATTTAATCCCTGGTTTAAAAGATCACAATGTGATAGAAATTTCCAGGCAAAATTTAGATTTAAATAATAGAATTGAAGTAGATAGATTTTTTAAATACACTTCATTTGATATAGTAATGCACTGTGCTATATCTGGAGGTAAAAGAGATATAGTAGATGGTCCTGAAGTTTTATGGGAAAATTTAAGTATGTTTTATAATTTATTAAATAACAAAAGTAAATTTAAAAAACTGATTAACTTTGCATCAGGAGCAGAACTTGATCGATCACAATCAATTGATCTAGTTTATCCAGATTTTAGAGATAGATATCCTTTAGATTATTATGGTATGTCCAAGAATATTATTTCTAGAATAGTAGACTCAGAAAAAAATATGCACAACATTAGAATATTTAATGTTTTTGGGGATAATGAAAATGATCATAGACTAATTAAATCTAGTATTAAAAAATATATTAATAAAAAAGATATCATTATACACCAAGATAAATTAATGGATTTTTTTTATATAGAAGATCTAATATCTCTAATTAATTATTACATTGATAATAACTCTTTTCCTAAAGATATTAATGCAGTATATAAAACAAAATATTATTTGTCAGAAATAGCAGGAATAATAAATAATTTATCAGACTATAAAGTAAATATTAAAATAGAACAGCCAGGTTTTTCTAGTTCATATATAGGAAAGGGAATAATAACAGAAATATTACCTATAAAATTTAAAGGTTTAGAAACAGGAATTACAGAAATATATAATAAATTAAAATGAAAAAAATAAGTTTTATAATCAATGCTTCTAATAATACTTTAGATCATATAAAGTTATTACTTAAATCTTTAAAACAAAATCTACACAATAAAGAGCACGAAATCTTAATATTTGTAGATTCAGATAATGAAGGATTGACAGACTATTTAAGAAGTCAAAAATTAAATTTTCATGATCTTAAAATAATAACACATAAAATAAAACCTTGTATAGGATACTCTAGGAATAGTAACCTATTAGTTGAACTAGCTAAACACGACATAGTAAGTTATCTTCAAAGTGATATGGTTATATCTACTAACTATGATCAAGATCTATTATCAGAGATAGAAGATAATTGTATCCTCAGCGCCACCAGAGTCGAACCACCATTACATGGTTATTCAGACAAGGTAATTACAATGGATTTCGGAACCGATCCAAATTCATTTAATATGGATTCCTGGAATAGTTATGCAAATAAAAATAAAGAGAATAAATCTATAGAATACTTTTTTGCTCCATTTACTTTTTATAAAAAAGTTTGGCTAAGCATAGGAGGATATGATACTCTATTTAGAAGATCTAGAGAGGATTCAGACTTACTTCAAAGATTTATACAATCTGGTATTAAAATTAAACAAACGTTTAAAGCTAATGTATATCATTTTAGTTGCGTAAGTTCTAGAGGAAAAAATTGGTTTGATCAGAATAATGAAATAGCAAAAAAAAGAACCGAGCTACAACAGATTGCAGATGGTATTGAGCTAAGAAGATTTATAAAAAAGTGGGGAGGTTTTAATCACGGAGAAAGCACACTATTAAAATTAGATATGGATCTAGTTATCAAAGATGATCGTGAATTAAATCCAATGTTTTTAGCGCAAGTAGAAGTTTATTTTTCAAGGGTTTGGCTAAAGACAGAAGAGCATAGAGAAAAGTGCATCAATCTATTTTCAAGAGAACATGATCCTGCAAATGAATTATTAGGTTTTACAAATCAAGATTGGGAGGAGTCAAAGAAATTTTATAACCAAACAAATTTTGCTAAAATTTATAATGTAGGTACACCTGAGGATTATAATATTAAAGTTGAAGTTGATTTTACTAATGTAGATCCAAAAACAGATGTGTTTATACAAAATGTAACGCGCCTGGGTCAAATTATAGAACCTTATGAACCAGGAATATATGAACTAGGATCAGCTAAAATAGAGGTCAGGACTGTGGTAAACTTAGCTCAGGATCAAATCGTTATAAATAATCCTCCATTTGATTATTCACTATTATCAATAGAATAAGATATTTATATAAAAGATATAATAATGGAAGCTGTAAATCCTAGATTCAATATAACTGTAGCCGGTAAGAAATACGGTTTACAATTTGATGTTAACTCCAATCCCACAAAAAAGGGAGTTAAAATGCAGTTCATCCTTGATCAAGAATTTGAAGATCCTAGAGATAAACAAATGCTTGCCAATGAAATTAGTGTAGCACTACAAAAAAAGTACGGTGCTGCTGGAATTATGATAGACTACGATGACCGCAACCCATTTCGAAATGTTATAGGGTTTATTGTGCCTTTAAATTCCGTTGCTATGATGCTTATAAAAGCAATGAAAGGCGGAAGTTAAAAAATTAATTAATATAGTTATGAAGAGACCTGTAAGAGCTCTATTTGAAAATCCACAAGATCTCAGAGCAGAAGATGTGTCAAAATCTGAAATACTAAAAGATCTTTTAAAGAATCATGTACCATTAGCTATTGAGAATGCGATAGTTAAGAAGAAGATCTATGCTTCTGTATTTGAGATCAATGATTCAAAACAGTTTGTAGAAATTCATAAAAATAATTGGGTACAAGCTTTAGAAACCTGTTTAGTCTGGTATGTAGAAGACGAAGATTACGAAATGTGTAACCACATAAAAAATCTTATCTTTACTATACAAGATAAAAAAAAATTAAGTAAGATTTCTATACAACAAAATAAAAGTAATGGATAGTGAATATAAGCAAATACAATTAGGTATAGATTCTATTTTAAATACCAAGACATTTATAAGAAGAAAGAAGAAAACTCAGTCTGATAAAAAGAGAGAGTTATTTCACCAAGTTATTAATGGAATAGATGAACTAAATAATAGGCAGACTATAATGTATGCTGATCTAGATTTAGATTTTTCTAATTATGATGAAAAGTATTTTGCAATAATAGATTCTCTATTGTATATAAATTTTGGAAAAGAGTGTATGGATTTAATAGGTTTTTATCTTTATGATAGAGTCAATATAGATGGAACGATTAATCCTCTAATTGTAAATGATTCAGAAGAATTGATATTAAATAATCCATATGAGTTATGGAATATACTATGTCAAATAAATCCCAAACTAAGTGAGTAAGACTTATAATTTTACTAAAGAGAATATGCAGAAAGGAGTCCGACCAGAAGAATGGTGGCATAAAGGACTTCAATTATCAGAACAACAAGTAAGGGAAGCTATGGCTAATAGTCGTAGTAATAAAGAAGCTGCTAGATGGTTAGGTATAACTGATATAACATATAAAAAATATGCAAATAGTTATATTGATGAAACTACAGGAAAAACCCTATTCCAATTACACATGAATCAGTCAGGTAAAGGTATGCCAAAAAATTGGGTAGGAGGTAAATGGAAAAAAAGTTTAGATGAGATGTTAGTAGAGAATCAACCTATTAATTCTAAAAGAATAGGAAGATTAAAAGAGCTACTAATGATAGATGGCAGACTTGGATATCAATGCTCAGCATGTAAATATGCAGAGAAGAGATTAACTGATATGAAAGTTCCTCTATTACTTAATTTTAAAAATAATATAAAGAGTGATTGGAGAATAGAAAATCTTCAATGGCTTTGTTATAACTGTCATTTTCTTTTTGTAGGAGATATCTTTAGTAATAAGATGCTACAAAAAGTTGAAGCACTTCCATTACACACAGAAGGAATGAAAGAAGAAGTTCAAGAAGTTTATCAACTTGATGACTTTTACTATGAACATTTAAAGAAATTAGGCCTAGATAATCAAGGCGATATTTTATTTAAAGATCCTGATATTGTTGACTTTGAAGATGACAGAGACGAGTTTATTGATATCCGCACATAACTTATTGATAATCAATCACTTGCAACTGATTGATTTCCAACCACTTATAACTAATTGATTTTCAATCGACAATTTTTGTAAAAGGCTAAAATAAATTTTTTTGTTTCAGCAGAATGGTATAATTTTACCATATAACAAATCAATCAAGATGAAAACATTAGTAACAAAACAAAAGTATCTTAATCCAGAAACAGGCAAATTAGTAGGTTATGTTAGAGCTAAGACTTTAGGTCTTATTCCTGGATCTATTCCAAAAGAAACAGTAATAGAGTCTAATGAAGACTTTCAAGTTGAGACTGTTCGTATAACAGATCTTGAATTCAATGACAAATTATTTGTTCCTGTTTCCACTGGAAATAATAACCTAAATAAATTTATCTCTTCAGACGGAGGTTTCATGCCTGCTACAAATATTATCTTAATCGGTACTCCAGGTATCGGTAAGTCTACTGTAGGCATGGATATGATCGTTCGTGCTAAACGTCAAGGTAAAAAAGTTTTGTTTATCTCTGGCGAGATGAATAGAATAGACATGTTTAGATATTGCAGACGCTTTCCTTCTTTTGGTGAACTAGATATTCTTTTTGTATCTGACTACATTAAGTCAAATCCTGTAAAAGCAATAGAGAAAGTTCTTCAGAATGGTTATGATCTAGTCCTAGTAGATTCTTGGGCTGAAGTATGCAGAACTGTAAAAGACTTTTCTGGAATGAGTACTACTAAAGCCGAGAGTTGGATTTTAGATCTTATGGAAAATCATAATGAAGCTAGAAACAATGCAAATCTTCACACATGTTTCTTAATCATTCAACAAGTTACCAAGTCAGGAGAATTTGTTGGATCTAACAGACTTAAGCACATGACATCCGCTATGCTTGAAATGTATCGTGATCGTGCCGAGGATAAAAATGTTATGGAGTTTAGTAAGAATCGTGTAGGTAGTGCTGGTGACGGTATCTCCTTCAAAATATCTAAAGACAAAGTAACCTATTCAAAAATTGTAAGATAAAAATAAAAGTTATGAATAACATAATCAAAGAAAAAAAATCAATTACTGATCAAGTAATCAATCAGGGTTCTGCGATCAAATTAAATGGAGATCATAATAACTGTACAGTGTTATCTCTTGCAGCGGCAACTAACATGTCTTATGATCGAGCTTACATTGTAGCCGAAAAAATATGGTCTAGAAAAATAAAAAAAGGAGTTAAGACTAAAGAGATATCAAATTTTTTTAATACAAATAGCGTTCTAGTAAATGATATTGATCAAAAATTTATTGGTAAAAAAGTCGAAGTTAAAAGTGCCTATCTTTATAAGAAAACCGGTAAAGTAAATTTTTGCCAAATGAGTTTAAGTACATTTGCTAAACAATACTCTAAAGGAGTTTATTATATTCTTGTTAGATCTCATGCATTAGTAATAAAAGACGGTGATATTGTAGATCATAAATCTCTTATATTAAAAAATAAGCGTAGAGTTTTAAATGCTTGGAAAATTGAAGAAATAAAATAAAAAGTTATGACAAAAAAAGAAATGCACAAAGAAATTAATCAAAGGTTTTATGACTATCTTAATGAGAATTTTACTGAATACGCAATTGATAGTAGCGAAGGATACGGTAGGATCTATTTAATTCCTAAATCTGGAAACATAAATAATGCGATCGAGTATCATCAATCAAGACACGATCTATGCTGCGTCAATTGGTCAGAAGAGAAAACAAAAAAAGATGTAGAGACTATGGAATTATTTCTTAATGATATTTTAAAACAATATAGTATATGACACAAATCAAATGGTTCGAGCCACAAGCTTACATGAGTATTAGTAATTCACACGGTATGGAAATTATGATCGATGATTCTGCAGAAGAGGTATCTTATAGATATAGTAATGAAGAACCTAACGCAGAAGTATATACTTCAGAAATACAGTATGATCAAGAAGGAGACGCTTACTTTATGGAATATATGGGCGATCGACATAGCCGAGTAGCTAGATACTTAAGTGATTTTTTAAAAATACAAAAATAAAAGTTATGACACAAACAGAAATTCAAAAATTAGCAACAGAAATTGTTGGAGACGGACAGCAACCTAATAAGTTTTTTGTATCAATCAATCCTTATTTTGCCGATGTAAAAAATGAAGGATTTACTCCCCTTGAAGGATTCGGAGATAAAGATTCTAGCATTTATGTATTTGATACTTTAGAAGAAGCTCAAGCTTGTTATGACGATAATGAATTAGATCAAGAATACGGAGTTGGCACAGTTACTATAGAAGACAGATTGGTTGGTACACTTAAAGAAAAACAATTAGAACTTTACATGAAACCAACATGGATAAATAGAGAATATAATTTTTAATAAAAAAATAAGTTATGAGAATACAAAAAAGCTATTTCCCAGATGAAGTATTAAGTGAGTATGAATGGTGTGAAACTTTTAAAGTTGGTAGTAGAAGACAAAAATATGATAAAGAAGATAAATCCCATGAGATGAATTCACAATTTGATTTTTCTAAATATTATTCTACTGAAGAATCTTATCTTTCTAAGATCTTAAAATATATTAACTTTATTAATATATGATAATTGTTCACACATATCAAGTTCCTTTTTTCTGGGTGGACGATAAATGTCCTTACGTTATTGAAGACGGAATCAGAAGAGATCTTCCAAGTGGAACTACTAGAAAGGATATCAAGTGGTTCAGAAGACCATATCCAGGAGGTAAAAATGAAGCATTTAAAATCCAAGTGGATTGGAATGTAGAAGGGGATAAAGATAAGAAATACAAAGTAGCCTTAGATCATAAGACATGGTCCTGCGATTGCCACTCTTTCAAATTTAGTGGAAACAAAAGAACTTGTAAGCATATAGATAAGATCAAAGAGGAATATTTATAACAGAACCGTGTAGCTTTAAAACCTTTACTATGAATAAAAATGCAAAAGACTTTATTAAATTTGTGAAGTCAGAATGTAAAAGTAATGGAATAAAGTGTGATCTTAGAAATACAAAGTATGTTAAATTGTCAGGAAATATAAAGTGCTCAGGATACTTTGACGAAGAAGGTCCTGCACTTGTATGTTCAATGAATAGACCGGACTCACTAGAAATTTTAGCTCACGAGTTCGGTCACTTTACCCAGTGGATAGAGCAAATAGATCTTTGGAAAGCCGTGAATACTTCCATGCCTCTAGTGGATGGTTGGTTAAGTGGTGAGGAAGTTCCTAATATAAAAAAGCATTTGGCAGTTTGTAGGGATCTGGAATTGGATAATGAAAAGAGGGCTGTTAAAATTATAAAAAAGTTTGATCTAGATATAGACATAGATCGGTATATCAAAAAGGCTAATGCGTACATATTTTTTTATACTAGATTATTAGCTACTAGAAAGTGGTGTACTCCAAAGAATAGTCCATATAGTAATAATAAAATAATAGAAGTTATGCCTACATATTTTAGGCGTGATTACTCTATAATTCCAAAAAAAATAGAAACAATTTTTATTGAGCAAGGAACCTAGTTATGAATGAAGTAATAAAACCAACTAGAAAACACGTAAATCAAATATTTGCTTGGTGTATAAAGACTTATGGTAAATCTAAATTTAATAAAGAATTACCTATAGTAGAGTTTAGAAAACAGGACTACTATACAGAAGAATGCATGGCATTCTATGATGAAATAGAATCAGTTATATTTGTAAATAAAGATCAGAATGATAATATTAATGAACTGGCTAATAGTATCATACATGAGTATGTACACTATAAACAGAATATGAAACACTATCAGATACTAAGTCTGTATCTTCCTGATCATAAAAATCCTATGGAAATAGAGGCTAATAAAATAGCTAATAGAGATACAAAAAAATGTCTTAAAGAACTATATAATATTCAAAGTATCAAGTAATTTAGATATTTATTGATATGTTATATTATGACGTCCTGGATGAGATAGCAGGTTCATCAGAAATACCAGATGAAATACATCCCCTATTCCATGTTAATCCTAGAGAGGTGTGGATAGAAATGATGGTTCAGCTTATAGAAAGAGGTGTTGTAAAAAACAGTTATAGTAATTTGCAAAGCTACTCTACTATTTGGGAGGGTATGTTATATACTAAATTTAGTACCGTAAATTAAATTAAATGCTTTTACAACAACAGATTAATGATAGTTTCGTTCAGAGTCATTTGATGGAATATGGAATATTAGGATTCGTAGCTTTTATTTTAGGATATTTTGCTTGGATTCAATATAAAAGGCTTGTTAAAAAGAATGACGATTTAGAAGTTAAAATAGATAGACTACAAATTGAAATGATGGGACTTTTAGTTGATGAAAGAGATCGTCTAGCCCAATTAATAAGAGATAATACGGCGGCTCTTCAAGAACTGCAGAAAACTATATTTAAATACATGGTTAAAAAAGGAGAGTGATGGATTTCAAAACACGTTCTTTAATTAAAATGGCAGATAAGTTAATTAAATCCCATGATGCTAAAGAACATTTTGATAAATCTCAAAAAGAAAAAGACTATATTAAAAAAGTAAGTATACTTAAAGAAATCCTAACTACAGAATATAAATTTGCTAATCAACATAAAGTACTCCATCCAGAATATCGGATAAAATTAGAAGTCATTAATAAGCATATAGACTATATAAAGAAGATCCAGAATAATAAAACACTAGATACTTCGGATAAGCAGATCATAGATCAATTAATGAACAAGTACAGTGGTTAACTAACTACAAAGAATAATTTTTTTATTGGAATTAAATAGCTTAATTTTATTTTGAAATAAAAATAATATTATGAGCACTATTGACATAGTTGCAATTGTAACTATACTAGTTAATTCAGTAATAGTTATAGGAGTTCTTGCATCTAAAAATGATAAAAAAAAGTAAACATTATGAAAGATATTTTTTACGACATTAGTGATTTTATATGGTCCAAAGAAAATAATTCATTTTATGCAGAAGCACCTTATCTTTATCCATTGGGAGATTATCATTCTGCTTTTCCAAACGGTAAAAGTAAATTCTATATAAAGAATTTTAAGACTAATGACTTTCGTTCATTTATTTTTCAAGAAGAAAATATTGCTTACTATATTTTAGATCAAGAAGAAGACTACACTATAGAAGAAACTATCTGGACATACAAAAGTGAGGACGGTATTCTCTGTCAAATATCCATTCCAACCGCTCCGTAGCATAACTGATTGATTTTCAACACTTTATAACTAATTGACTATCAACAAGTTATAACTAGTTGATTACCAATAAAAACTTTTAGAAAAGACTAAAATAAATTTTTTTATTTGAAAAATTTGTTATAATTTTACTATATAACAAATCAATCAAGTATGACTATTAAGATCTTCGTTTTTAACTACCTTACGCATGAGACAATTATTGACAACACTATTGAAGTAAATGGTGACTATGCCGTAGCAGAAGCCAATCATAAGGCTTTTAGCAAAATGTATCCAGATTGTCAAGTTAACTTTGTTATTGATAAAGACAATTTCATATTCGCTCCTCCGTATAATATGACACAGGACGAGATCGCTTACGATGAAGGTCGCATGACTTGGAACGAGTACGTAGGTAAGTGATATAACGGTGCTTTAGAAAGCGATAACGATATGAGAGACACTACCAACTATGAAGACATGGCACACACTGCATTTTATTCACAAAATCTATAAAAATAAAAGTTATGAAAATCAATTTATCTAAAATCAAAATCGGAAAGCGCTATGTCTTCAATGTATATTATGATTATGGAGCTGGCAGCGGTTCTCAAGGTAGTTATAATATTATTGGTGAAGTTAAAGAGATCAATGCTGAGTTCATTAGAGTTATACCTATGGAGAATATAGAAGAAGGAAATAGAAGGTCTGTTAAATTAAGAGGCGGATCTATAACTGAAGTAAAAACCTGCTAAAAAATAAAAGTTATGTTATACACAAAAAGAGACTTACAAAATTTAGACACGATCGAACAAGCTTGGGACGGAGACGAACTTAAGATAGAAGAGCAAGGATATAGAGTATGGCTTACGCATCCTGAAAATAGACAGTGGAATGGCGACTACACTGTAGAGACTTTAGTAAACGGTAAATGGGAACAGACAAATTATTCATTCTAAAAAAATAAAGGTTATGAAGTTTAAACAAAATTCAATCGCGTCAGCAGGTACTTCTTTTTTCGGTACCACTTTAAATGCTTCAGTTAATGAATTAATACAGATCTTTGGCAAGCCTACTATTGAAGATAATACAGGAGAAGACAAAGTAAATTTTGAGTGGGATATTGAATGCCAGGATGGAACTGTGTTTACTGTATATGATTGGAAAGAATACAGATCTATCGGTCTAGATGAACAAATAGAGTGGCATATAGGTGGAATGAGTGAAGCAGATACAGAAAAAGCAAAAAGAGAGATTAATAATTTAAAATAAAAGTTATGATTAAGAAAAAGAAACAAAATTCAAAAATAGAAATCGATTTAACAGGGCCAGATGGCAACGCATTTGTATTAATTGGTAAAGCCAGTAATTTAGCTAAACAGTTAGGACTGGATCAGAAAGCAATTCAAGCTGAGATGATGAGCGGTGACTATGAAAATTTAGTCAAAGTATTTGATAATCATTTTGGATCGTTTGTAACATTGTATAGATAATAAAAAAATAAAAGTTATGCAGGTTACAACAATTCCAATTATAGTTTATCCAAATTTTCCTAAAGAAATTAATACAATACATTTAAATTAAAGTTATGACTAAAAATTTTACAATAGCTAAACAAACTCAAGACACTTCTAAATTAACGCTTTGCACTTTAACAATCAAAGATTGGTACACAGCTAAAACTAAAATGAAAAAGATTATGCCTAAAGATCCTGAAAAGGCATTAATTATTCATAGTAAGCTAAATCCAGATTCTATAGTTACCATAACTTGGGATAGTAAAGGTAAGCCAATGAGTAAGACATTAGTTCCAGATAATATGAGACGTGATCAGGAGCTCGTGGATGAGCTAGAAATGGAGGTTGAATACTTCACAAAGAAGTGGTATGGTAAGATCAGTAAGGCTAAAATGGCTCAAATTCAAGCAGAAATTGAATCAGAAACACAACTTATTGATAATGAATCAGTTGTAATGGGTTGATTTTCAATCAGATATAACTAGTTGATTACCAATAAAAACTTTTGGAAAAGACTAAAATAAATTTTTTTATCTCGTAGAATTGTCATAATTTTACTATGAAACAAAACAATAAAGGTTATGAATAATCAAATTATCCTCTCTGCTCTAGAATCTCAATTAGCTTCTAAACAATCTGAATTAGAATCACACGCAACATTAATATCAGAGCCCGCTTCAAAAGCACTTACTCAAAATGTTTTACAGTCTCTTCGTGAAAATGTATCTACTCTTATTCCTAATATTAAGATTAGCACAAGTCGTCTAGAGATCATGAGATTTTCAGAGCCAAATTCCTACAGGTCTTCTGTTACAGTTTATTTAGAAAGCAGTTGGAGATCTGAATACAAGACTCTAGATATTGAAATGAATTGGTATGGATCAAGAGCGAATTTGAAAGACGAGAATACACTTAATGATGTTCAAGTTTTTGGTGCAGTTGCGGCTAAGCTTGCATGGATCGAATATGAATTCATAAATAATTGGAGACCTGCTATCATGGAAATTGATAAAATACCACAAAATATAGAAAATGAAATTCGCCAAATTAATTACAGTATTCAATCAGTAAAAAATCAAATGAGAAATGACGGAATTGATAGCTATAAAAAAGAGGGATTTGTTTGTACTCTTACTCCAACTTTGAATATATCAAGAGATTGGGAAGCGGAAGGAAATCCATACCAATTACAATCAAGTATTCCTAATATAAAGCTATCAACAGGTCGAGGTAAGTGGGACTACGTTTACGCTAAGTCTTTCAAAGTTTTAAAAACTAATAAGTACAAGACTACTTTAGAAATAACTCAGAGCGATGATAGAGTTATAGAGCGCACAATTACGGCTAGATCTTTCGATCAATTCATTTCTGAAGTTTACGATTGGCAGACAGATAAAGCTAAAGTGCACAATGATAAAATTACAGAAAGATTCAATACTCAATATGCTAAACAATCTGCATAATTAATTATAAAATAAAAGTTATGAAAAAAATAAGTAGGAAGAAGTCCTTAGTGGACTACATGATAGAGAATGGAAACAATTTTAGGTATACCGACATGATAAAATATCTTGTTAAAATATGCAGAAAAAAAGAATATGAGTGGCAATACGATAGAGGATTTTATGCAGCAAACTTTGGTTTTAGTGGATATATTACTCGAGGTTGTGGAACTTGCGGCGTCTATAAAAATCCTACAGGTAAGTGGAGTGCTAAGTATTATACAGAAGAAGAAATTACTTTGTATAAAATTAAAAGGCTTGTAACCCCGGCATTCAGTAAAGTATTAAATAGTTTTTCAGATAGACAAAAAAGAGATAGCGTAAGATTAGATCTTATTAAAAAATTAGCTAAACTAGTTAAAAAATAAATTATGAATACTAAATATTGTAAAGTTTGTCAAAAAGAAATCCACCCTAAACGTGTAGCATTAGGATATGGAACTACATGCGTAGATCATAGTAGTGCAGAAAGATATACAGGTATTGTAGCTGCAGGATCTAAGAATGACTTTGAAGTTCAGATCGTTAAAGATCCAGAGATCGGTAGGCAACTTGTTCAATTATCAAATATTTATTAAAAAAGTAAAATGAATTATTTAAGCCCAGTAGAATATAGTAAAAAAATGAAAGCCTTAATGGAAGACGAGTCTACTCCTATGGAAGAGACAATTCCTGTAAAAGGAGAGAAGACTATGAAAGAAAGACTTTCAGAACTTTCTCCTGATGAGACAACTAAACTTCAAGAATATATTGCTAGTATCAAAGAGATCAAGAAAGCTATTCACGAATTAATAAATAAAGAATCTGTAGAAGAGAGCGGAGGCAATATGTCTTCAGGATTAGTACTTCCTGAAGAAGAATAAAAATAAAATAATGGTTATGCAAAATTTAGTTTCAGGAATATTTTTTGGAGTCATAGGACAAGTACTCTCTTTTTTTCAATTACAAGCAGGAATAAGATTCGGTTGGACTGAGAAATGGAGTTGGGCTCTAATGCTACTTGGTTTTCCAATTAGCTGGTCTTTCATGAAAAGTGTACAATACTTCATCAATGCATTCGATGGAGAGATCTATCCAAGTAGGATATTAGGATTTGCTGTAGGTATCATTGTCTTTAGTATTATGGGATGGTTTCTATTTAGAGAAGGAATCACACCTAAAACAGGAGTGTGCTTACTATTAAGTTTGTGCATTATTCTTATTCAAATACTTTGGAAATAGATTATTTTTTACCACAATTATTATTTAATTTTATATAAATAAGTTATTTTGAAAACTGTAGTTTTTGGAGATATACATGGTAGATCAAATTGGAAATTAGCGGTTCATAAAGAGAATCCTGATAGAGTTATTTTTATAGGTGACTACTTTGATTCATTTGAATTTTCCGGAGTAGAACAAATTGATAATTTCAAACAAATTATTCAGTATAAAACAGATAATCCACAAGTTGAAGTTGTGATGTTGATTGGTAATCACGATCATCATTACTTTCCTGAAATTGGTTATACTGGGACTAGTGGTTATCAAGCAGGAGTTGGTCATTCAATTACTCAAGTTATAGATGAAAATAGACACCACCTACAAATGGCTTATGGTTTTGGAGATTATCTATTCACTCATGCTGGAGTTAGTCCTGTGTTCATGGATCAAGTATTTGGTTCTGATGATTGGAGTAAGGAGAGTATTGTAGTTGATTTGAATGAATTATTTAGGTACAAACCTAAAGCATTTCTATTTAATGGTTTTGAGTCAAGTGGAGATAGTCCATCACAAACACCAATTTGGATTAGACCTAGATCATTAATGTCTTCAAATAAAAAACACCCTAAAGGATTAAAGAAAGATTATATTCAAATTGTAGGTCATACTCAAATGAATAAACTTGATTTAATTGGAAGTGATAAATTTACAGGTGGTAGATATTATTTCATTGACACAATGGATACATCAGGAGAATATTTGGTTATTCAAGATAACAATCTTATCGTTAACTCAGTAAAATAAAAGTTATGTATTTTATATTATTAATGCTAATAAATTTTAGTGTAGAGACAAAGTCATTAGATCTTAATAAAGAAAATTTATGGATCGCAATAAAAAATTCTAACATAGATCATCCAGATATTGCTTATGCACAAGCTATACTTGAATCAGGTAATCTAAAAAGTAGATTAGTTAAAACTAATAACAATCTATTTGGAATGAAAAAACCTAGCATTAGAAAAACTACTGCTATTGGAACAAAATATAAGTACGCTAAATATAGTAGTTGGATATCTTCTGTAGAAGACTATAAACTTTGGCAAGATCATTTGTTTAGAAAAAAAATAATGAGTAGAAAAGAATATATGAAGTACTTACAAATTAGATATTCTGAAACCCCAACATATATTAATAGGGTTATGAAAATAGTTAATCAAAATAAAATATAAGGTTATGGATAGAATTGAAATGTTATATGACAATATGGATAGCTTCGATAAACAGCAGATGTCTGAGTATCTAATGAAAGACGGATATCCAGAACCATATACACATACAGCAGAATTTAAATATCAAAATGAAATTTTAAAGTTGTATGATAAATGGAATATGCTTACTCAAGAAGAAGAGGAAACGATTTTAAAAATAGCAAATAAATTTTAATAATGTTAGTTGTAGATCTTGTAGAAAGTGTAGAAAGTTTATATTCTAATATGCCTGATAAAAGAAAAAGAAAAGAGTATCAAGATTGGAAGGTTCAAATAAATAAAATTATAGACGATATAAATAAGTTATGTAAATTTAAAATGTATAATCAAATAAAATAAAAATCATGGCAGTTAGTAAAAAACCAAGAAAAAAAGCAGCTCAACAAGAAGTACTTACAGTAAAACCAATTCAGCAGGCATTATGGTATCCTATTGATTGGGATAAAGTAAAGACCTTAACAGATTTAAAATTTATAATTAAGAATATGGGTTTAGGTTGCGCTGATGATTCTCCAAATTATGCCGAATTAAAAAAGTATTTATCCGATTCTCCATTAGCGCGTAATAATGGTTAATACCTTAATAAATAAAATAAAAATTAGTATGGCAGATTTTTCTAAACAATACTGTGAAATATATGATCATGGATTTTCATGGGATTTTGATATTGAAGAAATAGCAGATGAATTGGATCCCGGTTATATGAACAATGTTATTTGTGAAGGCTTTGGTTTCGACGCAATAGGTAAAGAGAAATCAGGAGAGATTGTACTTCACTTTAGAGATTGGGAAACAGGAAAAAAATCTTGGGTTAGCTATAAAGATTTTATAAATAAACAAAAATTAAGTATTAATGAACAGTTGGGTAGATCCTAGAATTAGTAGGATAATAGAATTAGAGTTAGAAATAACAGACGCAGTATCTAAAGGACATAAAGCTGCAGATAGCGATAAGTTTAAAGAGCATAGAGAAGAGCTAAAGCGTTTAAGAGAGGAACTAAAGTCGGAGCGGCGCGCGCAAGGGCGGCGGTAAAATTTCGCGAGGGCCTCAAAAGTCATAAATACAAATATACAATATACAAACTATGAAATGGGAATCCTTTGAAAAAATAATGTTAACCTATAAGCGTGCCTTATCGGATATGGATGCACTTTATAAGATTGGTTTAGACCTATCCGAAGGCCCGTACGACCTCATGAGCCACATGTACGTCTTGTTTAATGAATCTATGGGGATCCAATATAACCCTCATGGCGTGGACTGGATTGATTGGTACATATTCGAAACCGACTGGCAAAAGAAAGGGAATTACGAAGCCTATAATGAGAAGAAAGAACTCATTGCCCAAGACTTAAAAGGCCTGTGGGAACTACTTGAATCAGATTATCGGAATGATCAAAAACCAGAAATGCCACTAGACTTATGAAAAACAAAAAGCCACAAGACTACATAATCAGATACAGAGATGTCGACCCTTACACTATGCATATCGATGGCGAGGGTGAAACATGCAGGACCGATAGCCGTGTCGGAGCGGAAAGGATTATTGAAGCCTTAACAGAGTTTAATACAAAGTCTAAACACGGCAGGCCAAATAGAGAGTACTACATAGAGGTTAAGGAAAGCCGTGGACCAATAGAAAAGCCCAATCCCTGGTGGACTTGGTAATTAAATAACCTGGTCTACCGACGTATAGTAAAAAGGAATATTACTATACAGTTTGTCGGGCGAAATAAAGATTATATATTCATTGCAAATAAAAAATTATGATTGAATATCAAGAAATAATCGAAGGTAATTTAAAAGCAGTTAAAGACACAAGCGATTTTGGAAGTCCTAATAAATGGAACCTACACGTTAAAACCGTCAATGGATGGTATGATTCAGTTCAATGGATGAGTGTATGGCGCATTCAAGAATTCTTTAAAACAAAACTACCCGTTTACAAAGAGGTAGAGAAGCAAGTTGACTATGAATTAGAATAAATTAAAAAATATGACACCACAAGAAAAAGCATTAGAACTATACAACAAGTATCTTCCATACGCTGATGAATATATCTACCCAGAACAAGCAGCAAAGGAGTTATGTATGATAACAGTGGATGAAATAATTGAAAGTAGAAAAGATGATAGCATGTTTGGTGATACATTGTTATCTACAAGCAGTGAGTATTATACACCACACCCAATGTACATAACTTATTGGTTACAAGTAAAACAAGAAATAGAAAAGCTATGAAGCTATACAAAGAATACAACAACTTTTTTATCACACCTTGTATAAAGATCTACTACGATACATACTTTGAAGGTGGGTTAATATGTTTAGATTTGGAATTTACATGGTTAATGTGGACAGTTAGCTTTAGTATTATAAAAGAAAGTATATAAGATCAAATGACAGTAAAAGAACTAATAGAGAACCTACAAACTCTAGATCCAGAACTCAGAGTCTTTGTTGAAGGGTATGAGGGTGGCTACAATGATGTTAGCTTTAATCCAAACATAAGTAAGTTTGTACTTGATTACCACTCAGATTGGTATTATGGAGTACATGAGATCATTGATGCGTGTTCCCAAGAAGAAGGAGAGTATCATACTGTGGACGGAATAGTGTTATAAAAATATATACTATAGATGAAAATAATTTTGGCTTGTTTATTATTAAATTGTATTTTTATGTCATATTTGCTTGCTAGAACACACAACGGTGATGATATAATGTAAAGTAATAATAGTCAGGTAGCGGAAATGGTAGACGCATGCATCCCGTAAGATTTGCATTCCACTGAGATTACTGGTTCGACTCCAGTCCTGACTACTCTGGATTTAAATAGCTTCCATCTCATGGGGATTTAGTATATTTAATAAATAAATAAAGGTTATGAATCTAGGATACGCTTGCATAAACATGACGCTAGGCAAAGCTGTGACTACGAATCGTGGTATGGTTAAAAAAACATTTCTCGCCAAGGGCCCGGACTGGGTATCTGAGTTGGCACTCGCCAATTCTCGGGACATCATCAAAATTCTAGAGTGGAATAGACTTAGAGGTATAAAACTATTTCGCTTGACATCTGCCCTTATCCCTTGGGGAGATAGTCTAGATCTTACACAATTAAAAGACTACGAAGAGATCCGGTCTGAACTTAAAAAGGCAGGTGACTTTGCAAGAGAACACGGTATCCGGATCACTACGCATCCTGGTCCATTCAATGTACTTCTTTCACCAAATGAAGCTGTAGTTGAAAAGACTATTCAAGATCTGGAAATGCATGGCAAGATATTTGATATGATAGGACTTGATAAGTCACCATATAACAAGATCAATATACATTGTAATGGTGTTTATGGAGATAAGCCGGCAGCCATGGATAGATTTTGCCTAAATTTTTCTCGTCTATCCGAATCAGTTAGATCAAGGCTTACTGTAGAGAACGATGATAAGGCAAGTATGTATTCTGTTATAGACCTTATGTACATACACAAAAAGATTGGAACACCTATTGTATTTGATTATCACCACCATGGTTTTTGTACTGGTGATCTTACTGAGGAGGAGGCTTTAAAGTTGGCAGCTGAGACTTGGCCTGAAGGGATTAAGCAGCTTGTTCACTATTCAGAATCAAAAGCTCTACATGAAGGGAATACCAAACTTAAACCTCAAGCACATTCAGACTATATTAATTCACTTCCGAATACCTATGGTCTAGATCTAGATATTATGATTGAGGCAAAAGCAAAAGAGTTAGCAATCTTACCATTCATTAAAAAATAAAACAATCCGTATGAAAAAGAAAAATTTAAGTTTTTTAGTTATAGTAATAATATTATTTAGTAGTTGTTACACATCAGTGTCTACTGTGGGTAATTGTAAATATTATTATCGTAGACCAATAGGTAGTTTACATAGGATAAATGCACCTCGATTCTAAACAAATAATAAACTATGAACAAAGAAGAACAAAAAAAAATTATTATAGAAGTTATGGATGCGGATGCTAAAGATGGATTGTACGAAAAAGAAGATAAAACATTTAAACAAAAAAGTAAATGGACCAAAGTGAATAACAAACAACAAACAGCAGTAGAATGGTTATTCACTCAATTATATGAAAAGTTTGAAATGAAAGGTGATGGAGAAAAGATGAATAAAATACTTAACAAAGCTAAAGAAATGGAGAAAGAGCAGATAGTAAATGCTTATGAATGTGGTTGGATTAATGGTGATTTGAAGAAAGCTCCGCGTTTTGGTAAGGATTATTATAATACTTTAAATAAATAATATGAACTACTGGTTAATACAAGCAATTGTTAAACAAATTAAAGCTGAGAAGAAATGAAAACGGCAATGAAAGAATTAATTGAGTATCTTGATCCTATACACAGTGGAATAAAAGATAAGGCAACTGAATTACTTGAAAAAGAAAAGAAACAGATGCTAGATGCTATGCGCTATGCTCTTGATGAGGATGGGCATAATGGATCATGGATTTTTAATTTTATAGAATCATATTATAAAAAAATGTACGAAAATGAGTAAACTGTGATTGATATTTATAGTAAAAGTTGAATAAATCCGCTCTTCACAAATTACAAGACTTAGTTAAGGAAGAGTATAAGAAATCCTCAAGAATATTAGCTCCTTGGCTATTAACAGTAATAACTACACTAAAAACAGAAGAGCGAAATCAAATAATAGAAGCCTTTGAATCCGGGCAATTTGATCAAGAAAAAACAGGTGAAAATTATTGGGAATCTAAGTATAATCCAATATCATTATCACCAGCAGAAATGGCAGACTCTATAATAAAGTTATATAATCAAAATCCAGAAGATCCATATATAGATTACGATCCACTTGCAAGATCGTACGCTAAAATAGCAGTGGGTAGTATAATAGAAGCCATAAACGAGTTACCTATTCATGATGAGTCTATCCAAATAAATGAAAGAATAGAATATTGGACTCAAGTAAAAGATTTTATATAATAAATTATTAAAGATATTTATATAAAAGATAATTTATGGCAAGATCAAAGAAAACCTGGAGACCAATGAAATCTAGAAAAAATGGTCTCAAGCATCGAGACAGGATAAATGAGAATAATAAGATACTAAAAAGATTAAAAGAGATCCACTAAAAACGGATCTTTTTTTATTTAAATGAATTGTCTTATTTTTGATTATGAGCAAATTAAAATATACATTAGAACAATTTAGATGGATTAAAGTGCTATTTAGTCCGTTTAAACCATTTACTGTTAAATGGTATATAGGTAAAACACAAATAGGTACTCCATATTTCTTACCTAGAAAATGGGTTAATCGTAAACCAGTACCACTTAAAATTGGATTCAGTTACTGTGGTTTAGGGTGGAAAACAAAATGGACATCTACTGATTTTAGATATGAATGGGGTCCTGTATTTTCATTTGTATTCTTTGGTTATCAAGTAGCGTTAATGATAGGTCACAAGAATGTTAGTCATTATTGGGAAGCCTGGTTATATTACGAATATGCTACAGATAAAACAAAATCAAAACGTGAACGAATAGAACAATGTAGGAAAGAATTTTCACAAATATGGACAACACATAAGCATGATGAAGAGCCAAAAACAATAGACTATTATACTAAAATACTTAAATCAAAATATCTATGACACGAGTAGAACAAAAAGGAAATAAGGAGAGACTTATACTAAAGGAATTAATTGATAAAATGTTTGAAATAGCAGGCCATCCTCTAAAGTTTGAAGATGTAGAAGGTAGAACTGATAATTGGTTTCAACAATACACTATGACTGAAGCTCAAAATGAGGAGTGGCGAAATTGGGGTACTAAATTTCTAAGTAAGAAACGTCGTTTTGGTATGAAGTTAGCGGATCGTGAAATGAGAATGTTAGATTTGTATTGTGGATTGAGTATATCGGATAGTAGATTTGCAAAAGAATTATGATAATACACACAATGTGGATAGGATCCGAGATCCCTATTAAATATCATAGTAACTTAGATAAATTCAGGATGTTAAATCCCGGCTTTCAACACATGCATTGGGGAGAGAATGATATAATCAGTATTTTTAAATATTTTAATCTAATAGAATTATATAATTCAATGCCTAGTTTTATAACTAAATTCAATTTGGCAAAGTATGCAATACTAGATAAATTCGGTGGGATATTCACAGACTTAGATATACAGTGGAAAAAATCATTTATTGAAATTATGAATGATCAGGAGTTTAATGATATAGATATATTATTAACACATCCAGTAGATACAGCACATTATTATATAAATGATCAAGCCGTTAATCTTTTAGATGATCCATTTATTATAGCCAGACCAAACCTACTTAGCCAATGTCTTGACTTTAGATTTAAAAGAGAGTTAAGAATAGATCCCGAAACAAAAGCCGTCCATAAAGCAGAACCTATAGGTCCTTTCTTATTAACAGAGTGGATTTATGCTAATCAAATAAAGCATAGAGCATTTAGCCAAACTGCATTTTTAAGTCTAAATGGTTTTTACGGATACCACGAACAATTAGATCTATGGAATAAATAAAAAGATATTTATATAAAAGAATCTCAATGAAACTCAGTAAGATACTAGAAGGAGAATATGGAAATATATTATTTGGAGATAAAGATGATCCTGCAAAATTTGCTAAAATGCAAGGCGTGAAACCTGGCTCAGAACCAGATTTACCGGAAGAAAAAAAACTATTACTTCTATTAAAAAAATGGACAGTAAATCCTGCACATTCTATACAAGATCTTTATAAAATTAGAGGGAAGCTAAAATCATTAGCAAACGAATATCCAAAAATATTAAAACCTAGTACTCCAAATGGTACTATAATTTATAGAGGATTAACAAGTACAAATCCCCAAATAGAATCTCAAGTAAAAGCTTCAAATCCAGAAGATTGGATAAAAGCAGGTCGTTTATATATTTTAAAAACTCCCATAAAATATATTCCAAGAAGCGATATTCAGTCTTGGTCAACAAGGATGGAAACAGGCATGTACTCCTTTGGGCAAGGAGGAATGTTAATATCTAAGCAAAACGAAGAATACATGATGAATCAAGAAGCGCTATCTATACTATATCCATTGAGTGAAGACGAGATACTTCACTTTGGAAAAAACTATGATCAAAATGTATATTTTGCAGGTATTGACATATCAAATACAATAAGAAAATATAGTAAAAAATTAGCAAATGTAAAATCTGTATCTGACAGAAGTAAAGATTTGGATATGAAATCTATAATTAAATAAAATAATCTCAATGAAACTCAGTAAAATATTAGAATCTATCCTAGATGAATTAAACGTCCCAAAACCTGAGGATGCATATAAATTCTATAAAATAACAAAAAAGGATCTAGGATATGGTACCATGCACACTTATGTGTATGAAAATGTAAATGGAGATCTAATGGAAATCTCTAACATGGTAACAAAACATCCAAAAGAACCTGGTAAATCAATATACTTGGCTTTTAAGAAATATGAAGGACCTGGATCTGATGAGGAAGAATACGATAATGAAGAAGAAGAGGAAAGGAAATATTCTGAGAAGACAGGAGCCGGTGACCTGATTAAGGTATTGGCAACTGTGGTACAGTCTGTAAAGAATACCATGAATAAAGAGGGTGGTGAAAATAAGATATATGCCATAAAGTTTAGCCCATCAGATAATAAAAGGGCTAACATATATCTACACTATATAAAAACCCTGTTCCCTGACTTCAAAGAAGAGAAAGGAGTGGAGGCTAAATTTACAACCTTTGTTAATAAGAATTTTAAGCCAAAGGTAATCTCAGAAATAGGAGATGCATCAGCTGAAGGATATAGTCTGTCAAAACCAAATATCAAAGGACCAATAAATAAGGCATTAGACAAGATAAACAGTAGCGAAAGCAAAAGAAAATACGGAGGAGAGGAACCATTCAAAGTAAGATACACTGCCTCTGTAGGAACCAATAAATACCTTATAGACATATCAGGAATGGTAAGTAATGTAACTCCAGGCACTGTCCCAAGATTTACTTATCTGTTTAATCCAGATGGAACTAGAAAACCAGGAAAGCTAGATATAAGAGTAGACTTTGATATGAAAAGGGATTCTAAAAAAGATGCCTTTACTTCAACAGAACTAAACGAACAGTACAAAGTATTATCCGCAGTATTTAATTCTGTTATTGACTTTGTAAACCAAACAGAAGCCACTACACCAGTAGATCAGATACTTATGTATCCATCAAACGATAAAGGAACAGATACTGCAAGCAATTCTAAGAGAGGAAGATTCTATATGGTTTATATACAAAAGAATATCTCTAAACTTCCCGATCCAAGCATGTGGGACGTAAACCTTAACATGAGTGATAACTACATAGACTTAAGTAGAATCCCTCCAATGCCAACAAAGAAAACAAAGAAGAAATAAATGAAACTAACCAAGATACTAAAGGAAGTAATATCAGAGATAGGAGACGCATCTAAAGAACCATACCCATTTAAAAAAGATATGGATGATATGGATGAAAGAAAATACACATTTTTTACAGACTCTGGATTTGAATATGAAGTTAGGGTAGAAACTATAGGAGGAAGTCCTATGGAACCTGTAATAGCAAGGGTAGGATTTGGTGTAATAGATGGGACTGATGATATATCTTATGTGAAACAGACAGGAGAGAATGATGTATATAAAATAATGGCAACAGTAACTGCAATAGTAAAGCAGGATCTTAAATCTAATGATGCTGATGTTATAGAGTTTTCTTCAAGTAAAAGAAGGAATAAGGGTGTGGATGAAGATCCAATGTCTAATGTAAGAACACAACTCTACTCAAGATATATTAAAGGCCAATTCCCTAATGCTGAGGTTCAATTTGATGATTATGGAGATGTAAGGGTAAGATTATAATAAATAATAATGAAACTAACTAAGATATTAGAAGGAATACTAAAAGAGAATCTACTCCAGTTTTATCATGGATCTACAGATAAGAATCTAGCAGGTAAGAATGGAATACATGTAGGATCTAAACTTGCAGCAACTCAAGCACTCCAAGCAAGAATAGGAGTTCCTGCTGAAGGTGAATGGGATGGTACAAGAGAATACGGTAAGACTAAACTAGCAGGAAAGAAAACCTTAGATAGAAGAGAAAAGGAATTAGGATATTTCTTAAAAACAGGATATAATACTCAATCTGAAGTACCTGAAGTACCTGAAGAAGATTATTACCCTGAAGACAGAGGTAAATTGCCAACTTATTCGGATGGTACACATATAAGTTTAGACTCTAAACCTATAATATTTCCTGTGAAGATCAAAGGACCGATGAATAATACCGTAAGAAACCCGAAGACAGATATGGCAGCAAACTCACTCATGATGAGAGGACTAAGGAAAGGAAATGCCCGAAACGGATTCTATTATATAAATGATGGAGAAGATGAAGGATCAATATCTGCTGTAGTACCAAATAAAGATTGGTTAAGTTATTAAAACGACTGGCTCAAGAAATAATAAAGGATATAATAAACACCAGAATGATAGATAAGAATATGGGTAATAAGAAAACCTCAACCCCTAATACTAATATAGAAAGTAAACCATTAACCCCAAAGGATAGAGAAGCCATAAGCCTGTGGATACTAAAGGCCAAACAAGACAAGGCACAAAGCTGGCTCGGTAAATGGTATTGGCAAATACGAATAGATAAGGAAAAGAATAAGAAGCAGGGCTAGAAGGATCTAGCCTTTCTCATTTTATGTGAATCTGGATATAAGAGAATAAAGATATACTAAGAAAAAAAGAGTAGCCATAAAATATAAAGTGTAGAAGGGTGTTAGAATGTGTCAATTTGTGTTAGAAAGTGTAGAAACTAGAATCTATAGGAAGTAGCCGTATCCTGCCCGCGTCACCTAAGTGATTGATTATCAACGGGTTAGGAATTATAAATAAAGATATACATAACTGATTGGTTACCAATAAAAACTTTCAAAAATAGTTACTCTAAAATTTTTTTATCTGACGGATTTGTCTTAATTTTACTATGTAACAAATCAATAATGACTATGGACAGAATGACTATCCGCCTTACCTCCTCTAGATCTTATGCAAGACTTGCTAAAGCAGTAATTGACATGAATAAGAATATCTATGGCAATGAGATCTTTGCCGAAGACAGGATCGAATTTAAAGATGCTTATGATGCTGATGGGAACCTAACCCACTTTGAGATCACGGGAACAGCATTAGATATGTTCCAGATCGGCCTAAGATATGGACACATGGAAGAAAGGGAACACCTATCACCTTATTTAAGAGATATCTACAAAGACATCTTTACTCCTACACCAGAAACCATTGCACAGTAATTAAAAAATAAAAATATATAATATGAAGATGAATGAATTAAAGAGGCTAGCGACAATGACTAGCACACAGTATCAGACAGAGAATCCTAATTATGAACCAATGTTCCCTGCCGGTTGGGAAGCCGATAAGAATTGGCCAGACCTATCAGTGAATAACTATGACAGCTTCAGATCTACCCAGATCCAGATCGATGACTATCAAGAACGTATGGCTGGCTGCTACGATACAGAATAAAAGTGTGGCACTTAGAAGATCGGCAATAACAGGTTCAAAAGATTGTCTTATATTTACTATATAACAATTAGCAATAAACAAAACAAACAGTTATGCAAAATTCAAACAGGCCTTCGAGCTACCAAAAGTTGACTTACATCCAAAAGGTAAGTCGTATTAATCGCAAGCTCCGTACTGGAGACATCACAACCGTAGCTGAGACTACCGGTTTTTCTACTACTCACGTATCTGACGTGATCTCTGGTAAGTACTTCAACGACAAGATCGTTAATGAAGCTTACGACATGACGCGTGGTCGTCTGTCAAATGCTGTTAAGCTTACTAGCTTAGAGGCATAGTCTATTCACTTTTATGATTTGTTACCGGCCTGGGGTTTCTACCCTGGGCCTTTTTTATAACCCATTGATACTCAATACTTTATAACCCATTGATTTCCAATGCTTTATAACTAGTTGATTGCCAATAAAAACTTTTGGAAAACACTAAAATAAATTTTTTTATGTCACCGGAATGGCTTAATTTTACTATATAACAAATCAATAACAGTATGACACAGATTATCAACACAACAAACATTCAAGAAATTGACTTTATCACAGGTAGAACAGGAGAGTACAGAGCTATATCAAAGGTTAGAGCCGGGTTCATGGTAGTGGTTGAAGATCTAGGGATCCAAAATAAATGGTCTACAGGAGCCGAGTGGAAGAAGGCTATCGATGTTTTCAGAAGCTTTAAGAAAGGTGCACTCCAAACAATCCAATTCCGTGCAGAAGGTACAGATCATTGGTTGACTGTATTCGCCAAAGCAGGTACTAAGATTAAGATCATGGATGCTCAGATGTTCAGAGATATGGAAGTTGGAGACATCAATCAAAATTGGAGTAACACTAATCTCTGTGATCAGAAACAATATGCCATGGTAAATGCCAAGACTTGGGCAAGTAAAGCATTTGTTAAGAATGCTGCCTAACTCTAAAGATAAATTTTTTACTCTCAAAATAAAGTCTTATATTACATTATAAATTAAAATAAAGGTTATGTCAAAATTATCAATGTCAGCTATCAGTCCTATCAGTTTAGAAACAGCAAGAGAACAAGCACCAGCTATCTTCGCAACCTCACCGGCTCCTACAATCAAGAGTCCTAAGTATCAGTTCACACCTACCTTCGAGGTTATTGACCACATGAAAAACATGGGGTACGAGTTAACAGCTGCTAAGCAGTCTAGATCTGGAGTAGACCTTCGTAAGAATTGGGGTATCCACATCACTGAGTTCCAACATCCTGATCTCTACATCAAGGATCCTCAAGGTGATATCGAGGCACGTCCAACAGTTGTACTAATCAACTCTCACGATGGTACACGCCCACTTCAATTTGAGATGGGTCTCTTCCGTCTTGTATGTTCTAATGGTCTGATCATCAAAGACAAAGACTTGGGATCATTCCGTGAAAGGCACACTAAGTACAACTTCCAAGAGGTTAAGGACCTGATCGATTCAAAGGTGTCTGGACTTCAAGATGTTGTGGGTAAGATAAGCCAATGGAATATGGTAGAGATGACAGACAAACAAAGGTATCAGTTTGCTGTAGAAGCCTTGGCCTTAAGATTGAATACCGATCGTCAGCCTGAACAGTACGAGGTACTAGATATCCTTAACGCTAAACGTAAGGTAGATGCCCAACCTACACTATGGCACACCTACAATACCGTACAGGAGAACCTGATCAAAGGCGGCTTCCAATTGAACAACCGTCAGGCTAGGGCTATCAAAAACCCTGTAGAGGATCTAGTTCTTAACCAAGGCCTATGGCAGTTGGCTGATGCTTACGCTAACTAATCGGGTTAGAGAGGCGAGGTGCTAGTGCCTTACTAGTGCCTTGCTCTCGACCTTTAGCATCGAGCTAGCATGATGGCAAAGGGATAGTTCTTGTAGATAGGGGCTTGCTGGCAGGGGGCCCCGCGTTGACCCATCCTGCACACCGGGGAAATTCCCAAAACCCCATAAAATATAAATATAAATTTACAATGGATAATAATATAATAGACTCACTAAAGCGCTTAAGAGAAAACACGACCTTCATAGAGTTTGATGATATCCTTAATAATATAAAAAGAGCAAATGATCTTGGTGATCTAGATCGATACCTAGATTCAGTAGAATTTCTAATAGATGCTAAAAATTGTGATCTAGCCGAAGCCTTTGAAAAAGCAATTGTTGATCTCATTTCAGAACCGTAAGCGATTTTTAAATATATAAAAAATAAAAGTTATGTCAAAGAAACTATTTGAAAAGGTCTATCCGTTTGGATTCGAAGTTAATAAGTTTGAAGGAGATCGGAACTACACTATTACCGGAAATCTTAGAAGAGAGTATTGCTTTAAGGAATACGGTAGTAACTATGATGTTGAGGAACATATACAGGAGCATATAAATTGTGAAGGGATCGGTTTTGATTCAGAGTTCAGCCAGTTTTTCGCTTATGCGGATACAGAAGAGAGAGCCATACAGTTTTGTGAAGATATCCAGGCTTGGTTTGGGAATATAAAAGAGTTAGTAGGTTAATAATTAAATAAAAACAAAAACAGAATAACATGAGCGAATTCAGAGTCATTTCAACAGTCAGTCTTGAGAATTTTTCAGAAGTAGTAACAAAGTATCTACAACAGGGTTTTGAGCTTTGGGGAGATCCATTCTTTGCTAATGGTAATTTTTGCCAGGCTATAACTAAAAAGTAATATATGTCAAAATTACTTATAACAATCTTGGTTATTTGCCTAATCAGTACGATTGCTATATTTGCCTTTGTTAGATCCGGTGAATGGTTAGTGGAAAAGTTCCCCCATTCCGGGTTTAGCAGATGGTGGAGAAGAAACGTAGTAGATAGAGATCCTTGGGAATAATAAAATAATAAAAAATAAAAGTTATGGAAGTTTTAGAATTGATAAAGCAATTGAGTAAGGAAGAGATCCGTGAGTTATTAGGCTACCTAGAGCAACTCAATGAAGCAGGCCTTATAGAAGAATTTATCTACAAAGTGGATCCGGAAAGGGTAGCCGAGACTATGTATTATGCCTATTATGATCTCATGATCGATTCCGAAACCGGGAAATGGAAGCCCGAATTCCAAAAGCTATTCCCAAGCCCGGGGAAAGATCCAATCTATTAAAAAGAATAAATATGAATTTATGGTTCAATTTGTGATCATTTGGTATCTAGTATTCGCAGGCACACTATTTGTACTAGAATGTTACCGATTCTTTAAAGATGGCTATAATGAAGAAAACTAAACACTATTTTTTAAAAAGCTTTAAATCCGAATTTATGAAAAAAGAGAAGATTGACTACACACCTCATTTCTTGACACATGTTCCAGGAGGCCGGAGGTTAGATATCGTATACCAATCAGGTAAAACCTTTAGACAGAATAACTGCCACTATCCAGAAAGGTACGTTAGGACTTTAATAGATAAACCTGAATTGGAACCAGTTCGTGAGGCATACTATAATGGAAAACCTTTTTACTTCAATGGTAAATTCAATTTCTCATGAAGAGGCGAGATCGATTAAATAGGCTAGAGGATCTAGGGTTTTATATAGCCATGATGTTTACCTCTATAATAATAGGTTTCTTTATACTAGGTGCCATTGGAAAGATAGCCTCACTTTTTTGGTAATTGATAAATTTGTATATATGATATTTTAGGGCCCCTTCAAAAACGTGCTTTTTATGACATTCATAATTGTTTTACTTGCTGCAAGTATTATTATTGGTATAGCTTATTGTCTTAGAAAATTTCTATGGTATATAACTTGGTTTCTATTTAGTCTAGCTATGCTAGGGCTTCCTGCCATGTTCATAGATCTTGAGATTGGCTTATCAATGATAATCTATGGCTTAGTTATATTGCTAGGAACCTGGCTACTCATATACGCGTCTGCGGCTATTGTTGCCTTTGTTGCTATACCTATCGCTATTCTTGTAGCTTTTTTTAAAAGCATTTTTAAAATACGCTAATATTTATTAATAATAAAAATAATATAATGAGTAAGAAATTTAACTATGAAGTATACCTGAGAAACAATCCTCTACTTTCAGAAGCTTCGGGAGAAGACGAAACAAGCTCCGAGTGGCAAGAGGGCAGGATGATGATGATAGGTGGAGATAAAATAGGCAGCGCAGTAGAAGATCTATTACAAAATAAGTACGCTCCTGAAGACATTTTAAAACTGTGTCAAAAGATCGTAGATCAAAAACAGAAGCGCATGCAAGATTATCAAAACAAATTAAAGTAGAAAAATTCCGAGTTTTTTACTAAAAAGAATTGACTATATAAAAATAATATAATGGCAGAAAATTTTGATATTGCAAAATTCCTTAAAGAGAACGCTTTGGGTTCTTATGGAATCTTAGGTAATTATGTAGACCTTAAACCTCTTAAAGAAGATGATGGATCAGGTTTTTCTGGAAAGATCAGTTTAGATTATTATGATCATCCAAGTATCACTAACTCATTTCAAAAAAGAGCAGTTAAAGCATTTCAGAAGTACATAGCATCTGAATTTAATGGCACTGCTACTGTATTAAAAGATTCTTTTGATGAGATCATTTTCCAATTATCAGGTCTTCAAGGAGTTTCTTCTATCGAAGATGTTATAAGCGCATACAAAAAAATGAGAGCCGACGAAATGAATAAAGATTTTCTAGATTCAGGTGGTCCTTTTTCAATTCTAGCCTCTTGGATGGTATCTAAACCAGAAAAATATGTTACTGATGATTCTGATGATGATAAAGGTTGGGGTAATGATGACGATTCTGAGAACAAGAGTTCTTATGTCACTGATTGGTCTGACGACGAAAAAGGTTGGGGCGATGATGAATTTATAGTAGAAAAAAAAAGTGAAAGCAAGGATAAAAAAGTAGATGTTTATAATGCTGATGAGATTATTTACATGGGAGAAGAACCACTAATGGTGGATAAAAAAACTACTATCAAAAAAGGAGACGCCTTAGATTCAGATAAGTTAGTAGATGATGACACTAAATATAGAAGAGCCATACTCAGTGTCGATGGTCCACAGTTTAAATACAAAAATCAAATGTATATTTTATATGATATAGATCCAGAAGATGATCGTTATGGTTTTGATGACGATGATGATTATGAATCAGGAGGAAGAAGCATTCATTTGACTAAATCATTAGATGAAAAGAAAGAAGACCTTGGTGGTTGGGATGGTAATAAAAAGTATAATCAATATAATGGTCAATATGATGATGAATTTGGGCCTGCTATTGCCAACGAAAATGTAGAACAAGAAGGATTTGATCGTATGATGGGTCTTATAGATCAATCAGTTGTATCTAAACTTCCACTTCTAAAAAAGGCTGTAGATAAAGCTAGATCTAAAGGACTAAGTGATGATGCTATATTCAATATGCTATCTAGTAATTCTTTAGTTAGTAAATCAATCGGTGATTTAATTGATGATGGATTTGATTCTCAAGATATTGTAGATTTTTTCGCTACTGATTTTAATATGATGGAAGAAGGCGAAGGTGAATATATAAGTGCAAAAAACTTTGATTATATGTCGGATGATCAATTAGATGCCGCCGAAGCATCAGGAGATCTTAAACCAAGTACAGATTCGATTGGTCCAAATGAAGATGTGGATACAGATGTTGATAAAATGAAAGTGTGGGGAGTATATCATAGCATACTAGAATTTTTGAGAGATAAAATAAGTACTGATAAATTAAATCAGAGTGAGGTTGATCAATTAAGAACAAAGTTAGAAGACTTCTTTAAACGATAAGATATTTAAAAATACTAAAAACCCTTGCAACCCATATATTAAGGCCCTACTAGTTAGGGCTTTTTTATTATATGAGCACAAAAAAGCCAGCAAAAGCTGGCCTCTTATTAATATAAAATTAATAAAGAATTAAAACTAAGCGGCTTTCTTTTTAGACGCTACTGACCATGCAGCTCCTGCAAGAGTCATTATGCCTCCTAGGATTTCTTGAAATAACGCATCGTCAACTAGGCCTTTTGCAACGATAATACCGCCAACAAAAGTTAATGCATGTCTAATTAGACCTAAAGTTTGATCTTTCATATTATTTTTTTTAGTTAAAAATATGTACCCTTGGTACTATAATAAATATCTTGATTTCTATTCTAAGTCTTTTCTATAGAATCTTCCTTGTATATTATCATTATATGAATCTATACGAAGCACATCTAATTTCATTTGCCAGTAAACTTCCCAATAAGTAAGTTGTTTTTTAGAAAAACAGAGTTGTAAGATCTCTCTAGTAAATATTTCATTACCTAATTCTTTTCTTTCTAAATTTAGAGTCTTATTACTTCCATAATAACTTAGCCAATCGCTTTCTTTTACCACTTTCTTTTTACGTGGGACGCGCCCAGGTTTGATCCAGGCCTCGATTTCCTTTTTGGTTAGTATTTTATTATTATTGTTATATAAGACCTTTCTACCTATGTAGAATCGATTTGTAATAATGTTTGTGACCTTATATATAAAACCGACTGTATTCTCTGGAAAGTCTTCTACTTTGGTAAACTCTCTGTAGCTTCCTAAATTATCATGATGTAACCACTTCATAAATCTTTATTAACTATCCCATCTGATAACAAAAGTCATATCTGTATTTTGTGGGATAGGATATGGCCTAGATAATTTTCCTACTATTAATAATTCATCTTGTGCATTATATAAGCCAACAGTAGTTGTATAAGGATGAAAATCAGATCCTGTTACTGCGTCTATATAAGATCCTGAGCTGCCTGCTTTATTTGCACTAGGATTTAAAGTATAGTTAAAATCATTTTCATTTATTTGGCATCTTACTTCATTTTGATAAATGGTAGATTCAGCTACAAAAGATAGTGTATATGGTACTGGTGGGAATGGCATACTGTATATAAATATTAGTTTTCCCTTCTTTCTTCAGGAGTATAGTGGGCTATTCTATTATGATTTACAGGACTAGCTAATAAAACAGCAGGTTTTAAATTTTCTTTTTTAGTTTCTTGAAACATATAACTCATCCAAGTCTGTTCATAAGGACGAGCCCATGTAGTATCTAAAAACATTTTTTGGTTTCCTTTCTTTCCTGCAATAGTTGGCCAGTTGCAATAGTAAATATCCCCTGTAATATAACTAAGACCATCTACAACTTCTATTTTATCAAATTTAGTTTTAGGAGAATTTGGATCAAGACCTGTTGTTGGTAGTTCATTATATTCAGGCCAAAATTCATTTCTTATTTGTTGTGGAACATTATACCAAGATACTTGAATATTATTATCCATATAAACTTCTGTATACGATAATTTTAAAAAATCAATATCAGAAGAATCTATAATTTTTAATACTTTATCATATAGATCTGAAATATATGTTCTGAAACCGTTTCTACAAATTCCATTAACAGGTTCGTGTATTCCCATATCGTCTTCTAAAAAGATATAATAATCACTATCTGATTCTTGAAAGTGTTGTGCGGCTCTAAATCTACCTCCATTAATACCAGTATTTTCATTTGTTATGATGTGTTCAAAATTATACTTTTTACAAATTTCTGCATTAGCTAATCTAGCTTCATCATTAGTAGAATTATCTATTAAAATATTTCTAGTATTTGTTATCCATTTAGGATGTTTAAGCCAGGTATTTATTGTATGTTCTACTTGATGAGGAAAATTAAATGTCAACATGTAAAGCGACATTTTTAATTTAGAAGGATCAGTATTTTTTTTAATAAACCGAATTTTTTCCTCTGGTACGGGTTCTAACTCTACAGTATCATTTAATAGAGCTTGTATAAATTTAACTATTAATCCATTATCATCTAATGCATATCTTCTATATGTTTGAGGTTCTAAGTAAGACATTACGGTAAACAGACTTTCTTCTGTACCCATATAGCCTTCACTAATAGATCTATCTAATAAAGAATAGTACATCGCATTAGCCTCATTTATAACTTCTTTTCTACCTCCAAATAATCCGCCTCTACAGACATATTCTACTTTTTTAGCAGCATAACGATTAATTGCTTGAAAATCAAATCCATGAATTTCATCAGCAGCCTGATAAGGATAAGTTAAAAATAAAAATGAATCTAAATGTGGAATTATTTTATCTAATGCTCTATTATCTGAAAAAAACTTTTCATATACTGTATTAGTAATTCCTGCATCTAACCAAATAAAATATTTAGTATCAAATGGATTCCATATAGTAACATCATTTAATAAAAACATTTTTGATTGTACTATAGGATTATACCATTCTAAAACAGCTTGAGGACTTTGCTTAAGCCAACCGCCTTCCCCGGTTTTATTATACCAATCTGGATTAGTTCTTATTGATTGGGTTTTATCCCAAAAAGGTGCATATATATTTTTTACATCTTCTAATTCATATATTTTTACAGTAGTATTTTTTTTGTCTCTAATTTCCCAAATTAAATGTTCATATTTACTTTCTATGTAAATAAACATATTAACAGGAATTTCTAAAAATTTTTTAAAATGCTCTATGTAATGATCAAAATCCCTAACAGGTCTTCCTATATTCCACAAACCCGTAACTACAGTTAAGTCTTTATTATTTACCTCTATTTTAGAACGATTTTCTGTTAAATATTTTAATAACTGCTGAGATTCTTCTGTAGATAGTGTTTTTGTTTTTTCTATAATATCTGATAATTTTGATTCTTTATTTTTATCGCTACCTTTAATTTCATCCCAAATATTTTTATCTACAGCATCAATATCTTGCCCAATTTCAATTACATAGCCATTATCAATTAATTTTTGTTTAGTTAATTCTTTTTCTTCATCTGTTAAATTTATATATTCTAAACGAATAAACTTAGGTTTATATTTATTAAAATCTAATTGTTTTAAAATATTCCAATCATATCCTTCAACATCACATATTAAAATATCAAATTTTTCAATATTATGTTTATTCATTAAAGAGTTTAAAGTTAATGTAGGAACTTTTATATCTATTCCAAAATTCTTTTTTACATCTATATCTCTTTGATAATCTGTTCCAAAACCGTTTTTTAGTGGATATAAAGCACTCATACCTTTATAACCCGGATGTAGATTTTCTTTTTCTATTGCTATTTTTGGAATAGTTAACATTTCTACTTCGCCATCTATTTCTGTAATAGCACATTGTTCAAATGCATAATTTTCCCTATCTCTAAAGTTATATTTTAATTCAGTAAATATTTCTGGAATTGGTTCTACTAATAACGCAGGCCATCTATACATGTCTAGAAAACCTCTTGTATCATCAAAATTTATTCCATCCATGGCTCCTATTTGAACTACAAATGTATCTTTATGATTTTTACCTATATGATGTAAAGTTTTTGATATTATATCCATATTATTTTGTTATGTAATAATTTTCTATTACTAGTCCGTCTAATTGTGTATTATTTAATATTTCAAATGCGTCTTTTATTGAAGAAAGTATAGGTTTACCATCTACATTAAATGATGTATTTAGTAGTACGCCTATACCGGTTTCTTCTTCAAATTTTGTTATTAAATTATATAACCATTCATTTTGTTCTTTTGTTACTGTTTGTACTCTAGCAGTACCATCAACATGTGTTATTGATGGTAATTTATCTTTCCATTCCTCTTTTACTTTTGGACAAAAACTCATCCATCTAGATTCTTTATTCCATTCAAAATATTTATTTACATCTTCTAATCTAACTACAGGAGCAAATGGTCTATACCACTCTCTATGTTTTACTTTTTCATTTAATATAGATTTCATTTCAGGAATAGTCGGATTACAAATAATACTTCTATTTCCTAAAGCTCTCGGTCCATGTTCTGATCTTCCTCTTGCAACACCGATTATTTTTCCATTAATAAGATCTTTAACTAAATCCTCTTCTTTTAGATTATGAGAAGTAAAAAATATCTTATTATTTTGAATATAATCAGGTAATAAATCTAAGTCAAGTAAATTTGTACCAGAATAAGTACTATCAAAAGGTTTTTCAGGTTTTAAATTATCTAATATCATACCTAAACCTATTCCACAATCATTAGGATCAGGTCCAACAAATACTTCTTTATTAAATTCATTAACTAATCTGGTATTTAATAAAATATTTAATCCACAACCTCCTGCTAAACATATTGGATATTCTTTATATTTTTCCATTTGAGGAATAGCAACTTCTAAAAAACAATCTTCAAAAGCTTTTTGAGATGTTGCAGCAATATCGTATGCTAATTGTCCTGTTAATCTATCAGTTATAGAAAATTCTACTCCTATAATATCACCTAAAACTTTTATTTTATCAAAATAATTTCCTCCATTAGGATCACTCTTATAAAAATTTATAAAGTGTGGAAGCCACTCTTCATTTATTTTTCCATAAGATGATAGTCCCATTATTTTTCCTGAATAAACTAAATTACCCATTCCTAAATCTTCAAATCTAATATCATTTAAGTAATGAGCAAATATCATATAAGGAAATCCTAAATCATATCCGATATAATGAAGATTTAAAATTGGATTAATTACGCTTTGAATTTGCTCAGGAGATTTTCCTCTTTCACAAGTATAAACATTAAATTTTCCATCGTTTCCTCCACCATCAAAAGAAAATATTAGTGCTTTTTCAAAAGGAGATTGATAAAAAGATCCTGCGGCATGAGATAAATGATGTTTACATTCTATATAATTTTTTGCGGGTATAAATTTATGTAAATAATAAAGTTCATGTATAACTATATCAGTGTTTATATAATAGCAATTATCAAATTCTTCAATATTATATTTATTCATTATCCATTTAGGAATATATTCGGCTAAAAATACTATGTCTAAAACTTTTGGACAATAATATTGAGCTAATCCAGAATTTTTATAATTTAAAAATCTTTCAACTTCTAAAACTAATTCTATTTTGCCGTCTATTTCTAAAACATACGACGCATTATGAGAACCATAAAAAGATATATTTACCATTATTTTATGTGTAATAATTTTAAACCGTGTGATAACCTATTTTCAGGACTACAATAATCTAAATAATATTGTCTTGCATTTTTAGCTATATAATTTAAAAACTCTGCGTCTTCTTTAACTTCTAAAAATCTATCTATATAAGCTTTTATATAATTTTCTCCACCTAATCTATCTAAGCCATTATTATAAGGTAAATTATATTTAGCTCTATCTATTGCAATATAATGATAATTTGGTATTAATGGAGGATTTAATTGAGTCATATATTCAACTCTTAAAAATGGAACACCTATTGCCATATATTCCATTTCTCTATATGAGTATTCCGCAGTAGTTCCAATTGCTAATCCTATTTTATGTTTTATTAATTCCTCAAAGTATGTTCCCATTCTTTTTGGCGTTAAGTCTTTATTCAAATATCCTAATTCTGATAATTTAACAGGATCAAATCTTTGAGTAGTATATAGCATGAATAGCTTATCTTCTAAATCAGAACTTGGAATATTTTTTCTTTTGGTATATATATCCTCTAAATTAATTCTATCTGGATTTATTATATCATTTGTAGAATTATCTTGGACAGGATAAAAAACTGTTTGAGAAACTGTAAAATTATAATCGGATAGATTCATATTGTCTTTACCTGTTTCTATAACTTTATTAAACCAATTATAAAATTGAGTTATTAATAATAAATCATTTTTATTATTTCTTTTAACAAATACATCTTCCCAAATTTTAGTATAATGTTCACTATAACTTATTCCTTTTAATATATCATTTTCTTTATCATATATTAATAATTCACAGTCTGCCATTTCATAATCAAATTCTTCAATATACATTGTAATACCTCCTGGACCTGGATAATTAGTTTTTCTTATGACTTCTGCACCATATTCTTTTTTGTAATATTCTACAATTTCTTTAAATAATCCTTGCCAACTACTATATGCATAGCTAACATTTTCAAAATAATAAATTACCATAAATTATATATTAAATTTAAATTGTGTGTTCTACTCTTTCTGCCCAACCAATTTCTTTACTATAACCCCAATAAACTACTCTAGTTGGTGTTTTATCAGTTAAAAAATACTCTTCATAGTGAATATTTTTTCCTTCCTCAATAAACTGCCTCAATTCTTCCCCGGTTATAAATTTATTATTTATTGAATTACCATTTGTATCATCAAATGCTACTAGTATATATTCATAATCATTTCTTAAAAAATCTTTACGTTCTACTGTAACTAAGTAATAAAATGACTTATTAAAACTATATTCCCATAAATCATTATCATTAATAAGAGGATTAGGTGGATAATGATTATCTAAAGAGTATTGCTGAACAGACATTTTTTTAAAATTAAATCCAGCATATTTTTCATAATCTCTTAAAGATCTAACTGTTCCTAAATCATAGCCTGTTAAATCTATATTAGGATCTTCTTCTGTTCCTAATAAAACCCGTATTTTTTTTCTAGCTAATTCTTGTTTATTCCACCAATCTACTCCTAATTTTGCATCGTCATCCCACTTTAACATTCCTGATCTCTCTTCACGCATAGTTGAATGCCAAACAACTAATCTATGTGGATGAAATAAATCATATCCGTGAGTATATGATCTTACTGTTAAGTTTAATTCTTCACCTGAAAAATATATATCTGGATCGTGTCTTATTTCTTTTGCCCACTCTGATCTTGCAAAACAAAAGTGTCCTGATAAAAATCTACTCATCGGAGGTTCTGTCATATCTTGCCAGCCAGTAAGTAATCCAGGTCTTATGAATATTGTTCCATGTGGATAGAAACATACAAATTGTTGTTGCCAGGGCTCCATTGTGCGGCCACCAGGATCATTAAAAGGTGTATACAATGGTAGATAGGCAGCTAATATAGGTTTATAACCACGAGCCTCTAAACCACTATGCATATCTATTAGAGTTTCATCCCAATCTTTAGCAAATCTATGATGTGAATCTAATTGACAAACATAGTCTTCATCTGTTAATAATTTCTCATTTATAATAGATCTAGCCCAAGGAAGTCCTTGAGCCTCATTATATAAACATTCATAGATTTTAAAACGTTTATCATTTTTAAATTCTGATAAATCGTCGAATCCATCTTCTGGATGATATTGTCTGCAGATACCAAAGTGTATTCTTTTTGGGTGTTTTGCATTTAATAAAGCATCTTTAATAGTAGGAATTAATTCAGGATCTCTGTAAGCTGGTAAATGTACCAGTATTGTTTTTTTATTATTCATATTCTATAACTTGTTCAATTCTTTCCATCCAACCTTTTGATTTTGTGTGAGGCCAAACTCTCCAAGAATGCGCTTTTCGATTATCTTCATACTCTCTCCAAATATGAATAAATTGATCATTACTGTCTTGATTAATTAATCCACGTATTTCATTTTCATCACAATCTCTTCTATATAAATCATTTCCATCTTCGTCTAAAAATGCAACTGCAAATTGATCATAATCAGATTCTATAAGTGATCCCTTATAAATATCAATACAATGTTTTATCTTACTCGCTAACCCAGACTCATAATCCCCTTTAATTGGAGGAAAATCATTATTAAGAGTTTCTTTGTGTATCTGTCTTGTAGAAAATTTTAATCCGGCATATCTTTCATAAGCATCTAAAGTTTCAATATAACCAAAATAATTCGGAGCTAAAGCTCTTCTAGTGCAAGAAGAACAACCAGGATCCATTCCCATTAATTTTCTATATCTTGCATAAGATGCATCATCTCTTTCTTTCCAATCATTAGAATCATCCCAATGTTTTTTCTTTCCTTCTCTTGTATATTCATGCCATATAACAGGCCTATGTGGAGAAAATAAATTATATCCAAAAGTAAAAGCTCTAGCAGCTAAAGAACTTTCTTCTCCATGAAAATATAATTCAGGATCATAAGGAACTTCTATTGGAAATGAACCTAATGTAAAAATAAAATGAGCAGATATAAATCTTGCAGGAAAAGGTTCTTTATGATCTTGCCAATTTGGAATATGGTGAGGAGCTAAAAATATAGCTCCCGCAGGCATGAATCTATCTATATTTAAACCCCACACTTCATGAACTCTTGCATTCGGATCATTATTAGGAAAATATCCAGGTACATAAGCAGATAATAAAGGTTTTTTATATCCTTTACATTGTAAATAGTGTATATAATCTTTTAAAGTTATATCCCAGTCTTGTAAAAATCTATGATGTGAATCTAATTGTAAATAATATTCCTGATCTGTATAATGTTTTTGAATTTCTGCACGCATCCAACAAACACCTTTAGCTTCTTTATATGGAATATCTAAAATAATAAATCTAGAATCATTTTTATATTCATCTAGATTATCCCAAGTATCTTCTTCTGAATGTTGCCAACCAATACAAATAGTAAAATTTTCTGGATTAACACAATTAGTTAATAAATCTTTTATAGTAGGAAGTAATTCTGGATCTCTATAAGCTGCTATCGAAACAAAAATTCTTGACATAACGTAAATATACAAAATTTATTTGATATAAAAAAATTTATTTTAACATGGACCTGCGGCTATATTTGCTGTAAATCCTCTAGTAGGTGTTGCAGAATTTACAGCAGCTGTACACGTACCTCCTGCTGTAGGACAAGTACTGTTTGCAGATATACCACAATTATAAGGACTTCTATCTGCATTATTCACTAATTGAACTAATGCTGAATCACCTGCATTTAATATGAATGAAGCTCTAAATCCGCAAGTAGAAACAGCAAATGCGGCTCCTACAGGAGTATAATTAAATCCACCATCTGTTGAATATTCAAATTGAACAAAAGTTGCATTATCACTAGTTTTACCATATAAATTAACAGTAAATGGACCAGACGTAGACGGAGTTACACTAGGAGTTCTAGTTGGCGTTGGTGATGGTGAAGGACAAGCCGCTATACTTTGAATCAATCCACTACCTCCTGTTACTGTACCATAATTCGTTCCATTAGAATAGAATCCGTTATTTACTGTATTAGATCCTATTGAATCCATAGCATTTGTTTTATATAGAATCATACCAGCTTGAAATGCTGAGGTATACGAATAATATGTTGTTAAAGTTTCTGTTGCTGTACATGCAGTTAATCCACTTGATGCATTATAGTATAACGCATAAGAATATACTACTCTACTAGGACTAGGAGTATTACTAGGTGTTATACTAGGAGTTATACTAGGTGTTACTGTTCTAGTAGGAGTTATACTAGGAGTTATACTAGGTGTTTTACTAGGTGTTACTGTTCTAGTAGGAGTTATACTAGGAGTTATACTAGGTGTTACTGTTCTAGTAGGAGTTATACTAGGAGTTACACTAGGTGTTGTTGATCTAGTAGTACTTACACTAGGAGTCGGTACCGCTGTACAATCTTGAACATTAGTTATATTTCCTGCTCCATCCATTTCAACAGCGTATGTGACACCACTTCTAGTAATATAGTGCCATGTAGTTCCTAAATATTTATTAGCCGGATTTAAAGTATCAGTAGTATATATAATGCCTCCTATTGCAGGAACATTATAAGATGAATTCATCCATACAGGAAGGGACGCTCCAGCATTAGCGCAAGCTAATGTAGATGTTGCGTATGCTGTATTATTAATTAAATATGCAACAGGTGCCGCAGTAACACTAGGAGTTACGCTAGGAGTTATACTAGGTGTAATACTAGGAGTTCTACTAGGTGTTACGCTAGGAGTGCCGCTAACGCTAATTGACGGAGTAGGTGCAGGAGTACACGCTATATTTACTGTATATGTATCAGTTTTTGGATCAGCAGGATTATATGTTCCTGTTTCAACTAATAAGTAATATGTTATACTATTATTATAAGTAAAATCTAAATATCCAGTAGGTGATCCGAATGTATTAGGCGTTGGAAGGGTTGGACAATCCCAATCAGGCGCGGAATAACAAAAATCAGATCCTACCCAACTTGAAGAAACGGCAGTTGCTATGCCATTTTCATAGACTGTAAATCTATTAGGCCTTTCATAAGCTTGATAAAAAAGTGATATTGCACTTCCATTAGGAGTAGATGAAAAATCTAAACAATAAAATTCCTGATGGTAATCATTACCACTATATCCTCCTGATATAATATCTCCACAATCATTTGGACATCCACCTGGACCATATGCCGATCTTGTAGGACTTACAGAAGGTGTATTAGTTGCTGTGGGAGTGGGGGGTGGTGTACAAATAACTCTTATATAATAAGCATCTGTTATTCCAATATCCTCACAAATATCAACTATCACATAATATGTTCTTGAACTATTGTATGTAAATGTTGTATCTACAGGGTTTATGTCAATAGGAGTACAAGGGGAACTAGGTGCTGATGATGGTGATCCTAACCATCCAGTTGTAAATATCGGTGATGGATTTACGCTATCATACAATGTAAATCTGTCAGGCCTATCTCTTCCATCAAATTGTATATATATAGAAGAACCATTTGCCGTAGATGTTAAATCAAGATTTACTTGTTGTTGTGATGCATTATTAGGACTATAAGAACCTATATAACTACCTCCACAACTTAATACTGGATTTGGTGTTGTTGAAGGTGTTATAGTAATACTAGGTGTTGTACTAACTGTTATACTAGGTGTTATGCTAGGAGTTCTACTAGGTGTAATAGTAATACTAGGAGTAATACTAGGAGTAATACTCGGTGTTATGCTAGGTGTTACGCTAGGAGTTCTACTAGGCGTTGCGGTTACACTAGGTGTTGCAGTTACTGTTGGTGTAACACTTATACTAGGTGTTGCTGTTATACTAGGTGTTGCTGTTACTGTTGGAGTAATAGTTATACTAGGTGTTATACTAACAGTAATACTAGGTGTTACGCTAGGTGTTATGCTAGGAGTTACACTAGGTGTTATTGATATGCTAGGTGTTACGCTAGGTGTTATGCTAGGTGATACACTAGGAGTTACACTAATACTGGTAGTAATGCTAGGAGTTATACTAGGAGTTACACTAGGAGTTATACTAATACTGGTAGTGATGCTAGGTGTTATGCTAGGTGTTACACTAGGTGTTATTGATGTAGTAGTAGTAATGCTAGGAGTTATACTAGGTGTAATACTTGGCGTAATGCTAGGTGTTATACTAGGGGTAACTGTTGCTGTTACACTAGTAGTAATACTAGGAGTTATACTAGGTGTTACGCTAACAGATATACTAGGAGTTATACTTGGAGTTACACTAGTAGTAATACTAGGAGTTACGCTAGGTGTTATGCTAGGAGTTACTGATATACTAGGTGTTACACTAGGAGTCATTGTTATAGTTACACCTGGTGTTGATGTTGGACTAGCTGTCAAAGTTATAGTAGGAGTAATACTTATGCTAGGTGTTGCTGTTACTGTTGGCGTAATAGTTATACTAGGCGTTGCTGTTACACTAGGTGTTGCAGTTATACTAGGTGTAATACTAATACTAGGCGTTGCTGTTACACTAGGCGTTGCTGTTACACTAGGTGTAATACTTATGCTAGGTGTAGATGTTACAGTTGGTGTAATAGTTATACTAGGCGTTGCTGTTAAACTAGGTGTAATACTTATACTAGGTGTAGATGTTACAGTTGGCGTAATAGATATACTAGGCGTTGCTGTTACACTAGGCGTTGCTGTTACACTAGGTGTAATACTTATGCTAGGTGTTACACTAGGAGTCATTGTTATAGTTACACCTGGTGTTGATGTTGGGCTAGCTGTCAAAGTTATAGTAGGTGTAATACTTATGCTAGGTGTAATAGTTACTGTCGGGGTAATAGTTACACTAGGTGTTGCTGTTACAGTTGGTGTAATAGTTATACTAGGCGTTGCTGTTACACTAGGTGTAGGTGTTACCGTTGGTGTAATAGTTATACTAGGAGTCGCAGTCATACTAGGTGTTGTTGTTACTGTTGGACTAATACTTACACTAGGTGTTGCGGTTACTGTTGGAGTAATACTTATACTAGGTGTTGCAGATACTGTTGGACTAATACTTACACTAGGTGTAGATGTTACCGTTGGTGTAATAGTTATACTAGGTGTTGCTGTTACAGTTGGTGTTATGCTAGGAGTTACACTAGGTGTTATTGATATAGTAGTAGTAATACTAGGAGTTATACTAGGTGTAATACTAGGAGTTACGGTAACAGATATACTAGGAGTTATACTAACAGTTATACTAGGTGTAATACTCGGTGTTATAGAAACAGTAACAGATGGAGTAGG